ACACATCAACTAATGTTAGAAACATATCAATATTCATTAATGAGGGATATGGTTTAAAATTAATTAATTATGATTACACTCCATTAGGTATAACTTTTTTTGGACAATTTTGCGCCAAAAACTTAACAATAAAATCTCGTTCATTTAATCCTATGTTAGTTATTAAGTGGAATAATATGTCGGCTTTATGAGTGATTTGGAAAACAACATAATGGATAAAAAATTTTCTTTTTCGGTAAAGGATATTAAATGGGTTATTTCAACATTAGTAGTTGTTATAGGATGGGTAATAACAATTGTTTTTTGGGTTCAAGATAAGAATAAACAAAAGGCGAGAATAGAAGTTCTTGAGTCTAAAAACGGAACTTTAGAAATACAAGTCGCAAAGTTAGAAGGTCAGATATCAGGAGTTAATTTGGCGACAGAAAATTTTATGAAAAATCCTCCGTCAGAAACTAAATTTAGAGTAGAATTATTAGAAAAAAGGGTTGATAAAATAGAACAACTAAACAATATAAGTAAATTTACTGAAATAAGTACAAATAAACCTATAAGAAGAGATAGATAAGTATATTTATTATAGTATGAAACAAACAATATTAACTGAGACACAACTAAAATTTAGATTAGTTGAAATCTATAAGGAAGAGCAATTCAAAATACTTGAAGAAAAATGGGATAAATTATCTTCAAGTGATAAAAAATTTGTGGTTGAATTTATTAAAGAATTTTCACCAAAAAATTCAAAAAAAATAAATGAAGCGAGATGGTGGAATACTCTTGGAGATATTGTTGGGGTTTTTGACCCGACAGGAGTTGTTGATATTATTAACGCTCTTGATTATTTTAGACAAGGAGATAAATTATTTGGATTGATGTCTTTAATATCTGCAGTCCCATATGTTGGTGACCTAGTAGGTAAACCAATAATTGGTGCTTTAAAGGCCGGAGGAAAGGGGGCTAAATTTTTAAAAGGATTAAAAACTCCAACTGAATGGGCTATGGCGGCTTCAAAATATCCTATTTTGGTTAAATTGTTCAAAGAAATCGGTACTTTAGGGCCTAAATTAGTTGAATTAATTAAAAGAGTTCCTGGAGGTAAAGGGTTTGTTAAAACTATTGAAGAATGGGTTGATATGATAGTAAAGGCAACTAAAGAATATAAATCAGGTGTTAGACCTAAAATGTTTAGAGGTCACGGAACCGGTAAATGGTCTTATCTTAAATATATGACCTCAGCGGATAGAACATTTTTAGAAAAATTTGCGGCTGGAGCACCAAGATTATTTGGAGGTAATCCGGCAACAAGATCTTTACTTAGACGCAGTAAATGGTATTTAAGACTTTTAGATAAAATAGGTTTGACTAATTTTACAGGTTCTCCTGAAGAATTGGCTCAAAAAGTTCCTGATTTAGATGCTAAAATCGCTGAATACAATAAAACACCTGAAGGTCAGGCATTGGCATTACAAGACTTTAGAAATACTGATTTGAGTAATTTATTTAAACAAGAGACTACCCCCGAAACACCAACCCAAACTCAACAAACAACAAATAAATCTAACGTAGACGTTATTGGTGATTTAATTAATTTAATCGGTGGACCATCTGCAATAGGTAAATTAATTTAAAAAATAACTACTTCCATAACGATTTAGATGGGTTTTTTATAAAAAACAAATATTTATAATTAAAACCTCCTTTATGATAAAAAGTATTTGGAAACCTAGATTTAATAAAAAAAAATTAATTCACTATGAATTAGTTGATGAAAATATCACCTGTAAAAAACCTGGAATATCTAATTTTAAAGTTATTTGGGTTTGCGATAACCAAAATTGTAAATATCCTAACAAAATACATTCAATATCTGCTTGTCATTTGAAAAAAGAAAAAATGAGTTTTCAGACTCAAATTTGTAGACCATGCCAATGTACCGGTGAAGGTAATGGTAGATTTGGAGACCATAGAAAATGGGAGGATTTTTTAGAAACTGAAAAATTAAATAAATTGAAAGATTTTTTTTCTAAAAAGTGGATTGGGGATAATAACCCGTCCAAAAAAAACGAAGTTAAAATAAAGAAAAATCAACCCATAATAGACGAATTTTTTTTAAAAAAAATTGTAGAAGATAAAAATTTTAATTTAGTTGAAATTGTCAAAATAAATGGTAAAAATAGTTTAATGAAAGTTAAATGTAATAACAATCACTTATTGATAAAGAAATATCTTAACTTTAGTAGAAAAAATAATAAATACATATGTGAAAAGTGTTACTATGATTCTTTAAAACTTTCATTGACTGATGAAGAAATTAAAAAAATAGAAAATTATAAAAAACAGGTTAGGTCTTTAACAACAAAAAATTATAAATTACATAAAGAATCGATAAATCCTAATCAGTTAAAAATTGGTAGAGGATTTTATCATATTGACCATAAGTTTAGTATTTTTGAAGGATTTAAAAATAATGTACCACCTAAAATAATTTCGGCTAAAGAAAATTTAGAAGTTTTAACGGAGAGCGAAAATTGTAGAAAACAAGACAAATGTTCTATAACATTGGACGAATTATTTTCATTAACTAAATATTTATTATAAAACAATATAAACTATGACTACCAGAAAAAACAAATCGGTCCTGGCGGAAAGTGGATTAAGAGGGATTAAATCTCTCGCAGAACGCTACAAAAAAGCGGAAATCTACTTCCACCAGGATCTTTAGCTTGACGGAGTAACTACCGCAATAGCTATTAGAGAGTATCTCGAAAATAACGGAATTAAAGTTATCGATGCTCACGTCATTCAATACGGGGATAAAGAATTTGCCGTAAAAAAGAATGACGCGAGTGGTGATGTTATGCCTGTTTTAGTTGATTTTGCTCACGGGAAACCAATGTTTATTATACATACAGACCATCACGATAGACAAGCCGGTGTTGAAAAAGGAACGTCAACAAGTTTTAGGCCGTCAAGATCAAACGTTGAAACTATATCACAAATTGTTTCACCAAAAGAAATATTCCCGAACGAAGACTTAACTTTAATATCAACGGTAGATTCGGCGAACTATGCGTCAAAAGATATTAGTGTGGACGAGGTTATAAATTATTTATTCAAATTAGATAAAGATTCATCGGCAGGGGTTAATAAAATGAAAATGGGTTTGGTGACAAACAAATTATTATTAGCATTTAAAAACAAACCAGGTTTTTTAGAGGAACTTGTAATGACCTCAAAACCATCTTTACTTAGCATATTATTGAACATAAAACGTTTAATGACTGAAAAAGGTTACGCAACAATTCCACAACTACAAAAAAATAAAGAATCATATATTGAACAGATGAAATCCCACCCAAATGTTAAAGTTGATGGGAATATAATTGTTCAGTATGGTGGGGGTAAGATGACTTCTCCTGGTTCTTATGATAGATATACACCATTTAAAAACAATCCTGAAGCTGACTTTTTAGTTATTGCTTGGCCGTTAGGTTTAGTACAAGCGTCTTGTAATCCATTTAAAAAAGAAAGAGAACTTAAAGGAGTAAATCTTGGCGAAATTGCGCAAGAGGTTTTAAGTAAATGGGAAGGTAAATTAAAAGAAAAAGAAATTCCATTATCAACTATTAAGTGGATATCTGAAAGCTCAAAAGAATTCGGTGAAGAGTCGGTAGGATTTACATTCAAAGATTTTAAAGCGTTATACGGAGATAAGTTTAATTCAAAAAATGAAGAATCAATATCAAGACTTGAAGAAATTATGGATAAACCATTTAAAGATTTGACTGAAGAAGAAAAAACTTTACTTGATGGGGTCACCATAAATGCTTGGGATTTGATTCAGGCTAATAGTGGGGGACACAAATGTATTACGAACATTTCAAGTTTAAATTATCTCGGAAGGTCAAAAAGACCACCTGAAGGGAAATATAAATATGATCCTAATGCTGAAGATGCTCCCTATGTTAAGTTCACGAAGATGGTTCAATCCGAATTTGTGAATGTATTGAAGCAAAAAATTGAAGAAAATAGTCGGAATTTAAGAGAATCGATAAGAAAACATTTAAGAAAATATTTTTAAAAATCGGTGGACACAAATGAATGGTTTACTATATTTATAGTAAACCATTTACTATGCTTTTAACTAAAGAACTCGAAATAAGAATTACTGGGAATGTATGTGATTATTATAGAAAAAATAACATACCCGTTGTTTTCAATCAAGTTAATAAATTACCCATAGAATTAGTTAACCCCCAAAGTCATTTAATTGTCGATGCCAAATGTGATGTTTGTGGTAAAGATGTCAAGATACAATTAAGGAGATATAATAAATCCATTAATAATGGTGGATATTATAGTTGTTCCACTAAATGTAGTAAAGAAAAAAGAGAGAAAAAATTAATTGAGGTATTCGGAGGTAATAATCCGTATAAGACAAAAATTTTCAAAGAAAAATCAAAACAAACAAGTTTAAAAAAATGGGGAACTGAACATTTTAGACAAAGTGAACTATGGAAAGAAAGTAGAGGTTCGATCGAACGAGAGAAAATAAAAAAAACTGCATTTGAAAATTTTAAGAAAAAAAATCCGGATGTTGTTGATCAAGACGATAAAAATTTCATAATTAGATGTCAATTGCATGGTGATAATAAATTACCTAAAGGAATATTCTCAAATAGAAAAATTGTAGGTACCGAAGTTTGTCCGATTTGTAAACCAATCGATAGTAATGTATCGGGTAAAGAAATTTTATTGGGGAAAATAATAAGTGAAGTGTATGAAAATGAGGTTATAACCTCCTTCAAAGTAGAAAGAAAAGAAATTGATATTTACATACCTGAATTAAAGTTGGGATTTGAATTCAACGGAGTAAGATGGCATTCCGATTTGTTCGTTGATAAAGATTACCACATTAATAAAACATTATTATGTGAAAAAAATAATATAAGATTAATTCATATATTTGAAGATGATTTCGATAAGAAAAGAGAAATCGTTGAATCTATAATAAAAAATCTTTTAAATAAGTCTGAAAAAATTTATGCTCGTAAAACTGAAATTAGAAAAATAACGGATAAAGAAATTGTTAAACACTTTTTAACTCTAAATCACTTACAAGGGTTTGTTAATACTAATATTAATTATGGGTTATATTATAATAACGAATTAGTTTCACTTATGACTTTTATGAAAATGAGAAAAGTTTTGAATAAAAATGTGAAAGATGGTGAATATGAGTTAGTTAGATTTTGTAATAAATTAAATACCTCAGTTATTGGAGGGGCGTCAAAATTATTTAATTCATTTCTTAATGAATATAAACCTTTAGGGGTGATATCATATTGCGATATTTCTTGGGCTAGTGGTGAATTATATAAAAAATTGGGTTTTAATTATGTTGGCAGAACAAAACCTAATTACCATTATGTTGTTAATGGGGTTAGAGAAAATCGTGTTAACTATCAGAAACATAAATTAGTTAAGAATGGTGCCGATAAAAATAAAACCGAACATCAAATAATGACCGAAATGGGGTATAATAGAATTTTTAATTGTGGAAATGATAAGTACTACTATAGACCTATTCAACTAAGTCACCAACCTTAATACCTAATTTTTTACAAGTTCCGCCCTTTACTTCAAGAACATATTCACCATTACCACAATAGTTTTTACAATCTTCTGTTTTACAAGGAGGACATTTGTGGTGAATTTTTGAAATCTTATCATCTTTAATAAAGATGATATCGAGAGGTATAATACAATTTTTCATCCAAAAACAATGTTCACCTTTACCCATATCGAATAACATTCCACTAAAAGATTTATCAAAATCTTTACCCATCATTCCTTTTCTAGTCTCTTCTTGGGTGTTTAATAGTTTAACTTTAAACTGAACATCATTGATAGTTACTAACATACTATAATAAATATTTTGATTTTAATAAAAAAAATAAATATTTTTTGAACTTTTAATTTTTTCGATATATTTATTTAATACCAAAACAAACAACCCTTTCTTATTTATTGGTTAATATTGACCCCGAATTTGTAAAAAAATTTGGGGTTTTTTATTTTTAATTATATTTATAGTTAATAAAGAAAATAAATATGAAAAGATTAATTATTACTGAAGAGGAAAAAAATAGAATTGTTGACTTGTATAAGTTAAAAAATATAAATTTGCAAGAACAAAGTAATAATTGTCCTATAGGTAATTCTGAAACCGTTAAAAAATTTCAATTGTGGTTAAATAAGAATGTGCCGGGATGGCATGAAAAATACCCTGAAGGTGTTCCACAAGATGCTAATAAAGGGTTTGGTACCTGTGGACCTAGAACAATCAAACAATGGGATAATATAAAAAATAGAAATTTATTTTTACAAACTGAAAATATAAAAAGTAAAAATACTAATGTAAATAGTGAATTTTGCCCAACTATAAGTGATAAAAGTAAAGATATTAAGGATTTAAACACATTACTTCAAACTTATAAAAGTTATGAAAAAATAAATACATTTTTAAATATTGGTGCTAAAATTTTTTCTAATCAAGGGTTTCCACAAAGAATCTCTTGTGAACTATCTTTAAATAAGATAAGACCTGGATATAAAGATAAAAATTTAATAATTGTTGACACATTACAAAAATTAATATTTGTTTTCGAAAAAAATGGTAAGTTCGTTCAAAAATCTGTAATAATTTCAGGTGAGAATAAACAATCTCAAGACCCCAAAACAATTGCCAAGGCTCTTCTTGGGTGGGATGACCAAGTAAAAAATTTAGGATTTAAATGGGATACCAATAAAAAACAATATGTTGATACAACGGGTAAAAATAGAAAATATAGCCCAGAATTAGTATATAGTGATACTGAAAAGAGTGGAACTAAATTTTTACCTAAAGGGATATATACTACAGGTAAAAGTTTAGATAGTGACGAAGAATATGCGGGTAATAAAGATAATATGCTTTCTTTATTTAAAGATAATAAAGAAATTGGACAGGCAATTCACGGGTACTATCTTGAGAAACCTAGAGAAATTGCGTTAGCAAATGCGAAAAAGTTATTATCAAATCCAAATGACCCCAACGTAAGTAAAGAGTTTCTAGATTCAATAGGTGTGGGTAAAATAAATTTATCGAGGTCTTACGGATGTATTAATGTTCCTTCAGAGTTTTTACCTGTTTTAAGAAAATATATGGTTAATTCTTATGTTTTTAATATTGGTGAAACAGGTGATAATTATTTAGTCAATAATGCTGAAAATTATTTTGATAAAATGTTAAATTATGAAAATTGCCCATCACCTCAATCTTTAGGTGCGGTAGAACCGACTAGAGTTGCATAAAAAACCATTTAATTTATCGTAAATAAGTAATAATTTGACAATTAAATAGTTATATTTTTTTTTATTTATGTAAAAAAATACTACCTTTGTAGTATGAAAAATATAATATTAATAATCACATTACTCACCTCATTCAATTTATTTAGTCAAAAAAATTTAGATAAAAAAATAATTTTTATTGTGCCACTAGGTAATGTTAATCAAGAATATCTACAAACAATTAAAAATTGTTTAGAAAATTTTTATAAATACAAATGCGATATAAAACCTAAAGTTAACCTTACTGACGATATTTTGGCGGGTAGTAAAACAAGATACGAGGCGTCTAAAATTTTAGAAAAATTTAATTCTAAAAACAACACAATTATTATTACTGAAAAAGATATTGCTTGTAAGGATGGTAAATACCCTGAATGGGGAATATTTGGGTTGGGGGATTTTCCAGGAACTACTTGCGTGGTTTCAACTTTTAGATTAAAAAGAAATGCTAACGATTCTTTACTAAAAGAAAGATTAAAAAAAGTTGTAGTTCACGAAGTTGGTCATAATTTAGGATTAGACCATTGTTTTAATGATAAACAATGTTTAATGAACGATGCCGGCGGAACTATAAAACAAGTCGATAGAGAAAAAATTTGGATATGTGAAAAATGTCTTAAACAGATTAAAAAATAATTTAACCCCCGAATTCGTAAAAAAATTTGGGGTTTTTTATTTTGTGGATTAAAGAAAGTTTTATATCTTTGTATTCTAAAATTAAGAGATATGGCAACAAGGTCTAGAATTGGAATTGAAAATGAAGATGGAAGTGTAAGTTCTGTTTATTGTCATTGGGATGGTTATCCCAACAATAATGGGGTTATATTGGAAAGACACTATAAAAACAGGGATAAAGTTAAAAAATTAATTGAATTGGGTTCATTATCTTCTTTGAGGCCATTGGTTGAACCAACAAAAGAAACTCATTCTTTTAACAGCCCTGAAGAAGATGTTGTCATAGCCTATCATAGAGACAGGGGAGATTCTTATGATAAACCTGATATTGATAGTAGTAAAGAATCTTATTTTTCAGGGGATATTCAAGAGTATGGGTATTTATTTACAAAAGAGGGTAAATGGGTTGTCTGTGACGCTTATAGAAACAAAGAAATTACCGATTGTTCAAAATATCTTATGAAAAATTTGGTGGGTTAAAATAAATTTTGTATCTTCGTATTATGAAAAACAAGATAAAACCTTTCGAAGTAATTGAGGGAAACCTTAGAGCAGTAAAAGATACAAGTGATTTTGGTGGGATGAATAAGTGGCACTTACACATCAAAACCACCAATGGTGATTGGGACGATATTCAATGGATGAGCCGTTATAGTATACAAAAATTATTTACAACAAAATTACCCGAATACGAAGAAAAATAAATTTGGTAGATTAAAGTAAATTTTGTATCTTTGTATTATAAAAATAAAACATATGAGTTACGAGATAAATGTTAGTAAGAATGGTAGACACGTATTTGCAACACACGAAAAGTCTATTAATACATTGAGGGAAGCCACCGATATCATATTAAGATTGGATAAGGCTTTCCCTCAGAGTGAGGGATATTTCATTACCGTCTCAAGAAAGGTTGTGAGTTATGTTCCGGTTCCTGATAAAGATTTGGTAATGTAAAATAAAATTCTTATCTTTGTATTGTTCTTTGAAAGATGAAATATTAATGGAGGTTTGGCAGAGTGGTTTAACGCATCAGTCTTGAAAACTGACTTACAAGAAATTGTAACTGGGGTTCGAATCCCTAAGCCTCCGCGGATATGCTCCCATAGTCTATCGGTTAGGACGCATCCCTTTCACGGATGAGAGACGAGTTCGATTCTCGTTGGGAGTACAAAACGTTGGTGGGTAAAGCGTTGTAACAGAATGTCCCATTCATACTAAATTGTAGTATGTTGTAAAGGTTGCAAAAGTGTTGTTCCCTTGAGAAAGGAAGATTCGAGCAGTAGTATGAATGACTGGACTACCAACACAGAGGACTTCTCATCCTCAAATAGTCAGGTGGCGGAATGTGTCACAATAACTTCTGATAGGTTATTGGATGCTTGGTTAGACGCTAAAGCGGAAAGGTAAGCTTAAGGCGAGGTAGAATATAGATATAACAAATCGTTGGCATCTACCCAATTGCTTCATTGTGTGCTGTTATATTATACAGGTTCGAATCCTGTCCTGACTTAAAATTGGTTTCGTAGCTCAACTGCATAGAGCATCGTCCTTCTAAGACGAGGGTTACAGGTTGGAATCCTGTCGGGACCACTACTTATTAATTTTTAATAAACCATTGTCAAATTCCCAATGACAATTTCTACACAATTGTATTAAATTATCTTCACAATTAATCTCACATAGTTTTGAATCTTCATCAAATTTTGAAATAGGTTTAATGTGACACAATTCCACGTGTTTATTATACCCACAATTATAACAAGGTTTTTCAGTTAAATATTTAAAATGACTTCTCGCAAAGTTCCTAATATAAACGTTTTTAGATGATTTAGGTAAATACTCTAATGACTTTTTATTCCAAAAACTTTTTAATGGTAAATTTTTTAATGTCTCAATTTTATTTTCAACATATTCATTATGATGTTTCTCACAATGGCTATGTTTATAACTTTTAACAGGGTCCCCACATATTGTACAAGTTTTTTTTGTTTTTCTTTTAGGGTAAATTTTATTAGTATGTTTAGCCGCACAACTCCTACTACAAAATTTAGGGTTGTTAGTTTCTTTACCACATAATATACATTCCATAATATTTTTTTTCGAACTTAGTTTATATATAATAAATATCATCATAAGTTCGATTTATTTTGTTTTCTAAATAAAAAATACTATCTTTGTATTAATAAACTAAAAATGATATGGAAAATAAACTTATAAAAATGTTTGACACGATAATCCTACTTGGAATTGTTGGGTTATTAATTATGGGGATGTATGGTTTGATTACAGAACAATATGGTATCACGTATGTCTCCTTTGTGATGATGATGGTTTCAATTACTAAAGTTGTGTTAGACCCTTATAAAGATTAATATGACAAATAAAGATATAATAGAACACTTTGTATTTTGTGAAACACAAAGTAATTCACATAGTGAAGAATACTTGGAAGCAATCTCCTCAGAAGAATATTTGGAAGACCTTGTTGATACAATATCATTATGGGTTAGAGAATGTGAAGGGGATAGAAATAAATCGATGATGTACTTAATTCAAACTTTAGACGCTTAAAATAAATTATGAAACTACTAGACTATTCAATCAGGGAAATATTTAACATAATTGTATGTTATTTCTTAACCCTCCTTTTAATTAAATCATTTAACAATGGTGAGTACATTTGTTTGTTATACGCTTTTGTCGTATCAATCGAGATCGACTCAATGACGACCAGATTTAATAAGTTTAAATTATACTATCCTGACTTTAAAAACGATTGGGTTAATATGATTGATTAAGGTTTGTTTATTTTTATTCGATTTTCAATACTAATAGTATAGTTTTGGGGGTAATTTTAAACAAAATAAATTTGGTAGATTAAAACAAATTTTGTATATTTGTAAAACAATTAAAACAACAACAATGACACAGAAAAAATTTACAGAATCGGAATTAGAAGAACAAAACTCAAAAATAATGTCAACCTTTAATTTTGAGAAGGTTCATCAACATATGGTAGAAACCAACCACCAATGGTATATGGGTAGTTCATCGGGTATGAAAGTTCCTGATATTCAAGACCTAAGAAATACCGCAAGGAGTTTACTGACACGAGCGGCGTATAGTAATGAAGTTATTAATGTTGGTACAGGTGGGTTTATGGCTTACAAATTACCTTGGGGAATGAGTTTAACATTTCAATTGGCTTGGAGTTAATTAAAATAAATTTGGCAGATTAAATTAAATTTTGTATCTTTGTATTATGAGAACTAAAAAAACAACCACAACAAGTAAAATTAAAGTCATACACGAATCTAAAATAGTTAATCGTGAGGTAGGAAGATTGTCAAGATTTTTTGAACTTAACGGTAAAAAATTCAAGTTAGTTTATGACTTGAGAAACGGAGTTAGTAATGTTGATGTCTATGTTATGGATTCTAATGGTGAATTTAAGTATATTCTAAATAAGTTAGATATTGGTCACACACATACCGTAAGTTATGTGGGGTATGAGAAAGATAAGGAAAGGGATATTCTAAATGCGGTTAAATTAGTTGATGAGGTTGTTTCTAAAATTTATCAGGATTAAGAAATAATTAGTATCTTTGTGTTAGAGAATTAAGTAGTGAATAGTCCGATGTTCTAGACATCAAAGCCGAAACGGTTATGGTACCTGAGACAGGTTCACATTGTGGGTTCGAGTCCCATCTTAGTTCCATTTAAAAAATAAAACTTATGAGTAAAATAATTTTAGAATTTGATAGTGAAACAGAATTTGAATCAGCGTCAGCGGCGTTAAATGGTTGGAAGTGGAGACACGTTGTGGATGAATTAGATAATAAACTTAGAGCCACCACAAAGTATGGAAATAGTGTAATAACTGAAGGAGAAGAAGCGTCAGAAATGGAGTATCAAATTGCTGAGAAATATAGACAGATGTTAAGAGACATTGTATATGAAAATGGTTTAAGTTTGGATTATTAGAATAAATTTCGTATCTTTATTAAAAAAAATATTATGGTAAAAAAATTAGTTTGGTTTGAAAAATTTACAACAATATGTAAATACTCAGCAGAAATAAGTGATGAAGATGCGGAATTATTTTATCAGGATGAACAAAAATTTCTGGATGAAGTTGATTATCGTTCTAATCAAGATTTGGAATGGGATTCCATTGAGGATGAAGAAACGTATGATATTTCAATAGAAGAATAAAAGTTCGGATACTCTAAAGACTAGAATTGCGGTCTCAAAACGTGGTATGAGATATCGTAATTCTATCCGAACTTAAAAATAAATTTGGTTACCTCAAATAAAATTTATATCTTTGTATTATGAAAAAAATAATCTTATCACTATCATTGTTGGGTTTATTAACCCTATCAAGTTGTTCAGAAAACTATTCAAATGGAGAACGAATCGGAGTGATAACACAATTCTCAGAGACAGGTTTAATTTGGAAAAGTTGGGAGGGACACTTAAACGTAACTCAAACAGGTATGAATAGTTCAATACCTTTTGACTTCTCAATAGACAACGATAACCCAAATCAAGAGGTTATCAACAAATTGGATTCCGCGGCACAACACGGATGGAAAGTTAAATTAGTATATCATCAAACAAAAGGATGGAATTGGTTTTCAAACAGAGGTCTTACAAATCACTTTATAACAAAAGTTGAGGTATTGGAAAAAAACTTTGGTAATGTTTTTAATAACCAAGAACCGAAAGTGACAGGTAGAGTTATTGACACTATTTACGTTGTAATTGACAGAACAAAATAAATTTGGTGGATTAGAAAATAATTAGTATCTTTGTGTTATGAAAATAATGATTAATATACCCGATGGAGTTTTAAATAGAATGAAAGAACTCGAAATTACTGACGAAAATATCCAAGAAGAGATGATAATTGAGTTTATTAATGACGCATTAGACTCCCACTACTTCAACGGAATGTCTGAAAAATTCATAAAATGGACGTTTAAAAAAGATAATATTGAGTATTTTTTAGAAAAGTCAAAATAAATTTGGCAGATTAAAGTAAATTTTGTATCTTTGTATTATAAATAAAAACAATAACAATATGAGTAAACTAACACAAGAAACAATCGACAAAATTAAAGAAACAACATTACGTATCGAAGCATCATATAGAGGTGGTGGAGTTGAAATCGACCTAACTCAATGGGGTTATCCTGGTGAAAAAATGACTGCCTACCAAAATTATTTAGGTGGAGGAATGTTAGGTAGAATCAACAATGATTGTACGATTAGAGGTTGGAGAAACGACCCAAAACTAATTGAAATTGCGGATAGTTTGTCAAGGTATTTTCATAACGTAACAAATCACGAAGACGATGAGTGGGAAAGTGCGACATTTGAAGAAAATCAATTAAGATCTAGTAGTAGTTATTAGTGGTTATTGCCACTTAATAGTCAGGTGGCGGAATTGGTAACACATACATAACAAGAGTTCGTGCGGCTCACCCATAAAGAGAGTTATGTAGTGGTATAAATGCAGGTTCGATCCCTGACCTGACTACAAAAAATAAATTTGGCAGATTGAAATAAAGTTCGTATCTTTGTATTATGGAAAAATTAATAAACATACTACGAACCGAAACAACAACATTAAAAGAACAATTTATCGAAATGACTCAAAAATGGTCTGAAAAAAAATATGAAGACCTGGTTAAAAAAAGTAAGTGGAGTGATATCGATTGGTGTAAGTATTTTGGTTTAGAACCTGAATTAAAAAACAAACATTTACCGACAAGTAGTTTTTATTCTTTTCCATCAGGTTTTTATAATACAAAAAATTCTGTAACTTATAGAAGAATACAAGACGAAATTAGGAAAACTTTAAATATGGGTAAAGATAAGTTCATTCAAAAAGAAATTAAAAAGGCTGAAGACCATTATGAAAGTTCTTTAATTAAACTTGCTCACAGAATCGAAGTTAAAAAATTGAATATTGATAATATGTCCGTTGTAACAGGACACGTTGGTGTTAATATCGAGATGACTTTAAGTGATGGTGAAAAAAGTGTTAGAGCGTTCACCATAATAGCGGAAGGAGAAATTCAAAAACCTCATTACAGATATCTAGTTAAATAAAAAAATATGACAAAACTAATTTTAAAATCGACATTAGCTACAATAGGAACATTATTTCTACTTTATGGGTATTTTCAATTGTGTTTGAAATACCCTATAACTATTTTAATAATTTTAGGAGTATTCTTTATAATATTAATTTTTCACGGGTTTTTCAAATTATTTAAAGGTAAAAATTTAAAATAAATTTGGCGGATTAAACTAAATTTTGTATCTTTGTATTATGAAAACAATAGGTAAAATATTATTCTTTGGAACATTTATTTTCTTCTTCTACCTTGTTGGTAGTACGGTTGTTAACTCAATAATGAGTTTATTTCCGGTTTCAGCATCTGAATGGTTTCCTTTGATTAGATTATTATTGTGGTTATTTACATTCACAATAAATCTTTTTATTACTATCCTATTATATTTTGTATTTATCTATATAATTTCGGCTATCGCCAGTTTATTAGATCAATAGAATATGAAAGATGAAAAAATAAAAATAGTTTGCCAAAATGTGATTGATTCAGAATTGGATTCAATCGTTAAAGAATCCGAAGAATGGGGTTTGGGTGAAATGGAAGAGTTAAGAATTATTAACTCAATAGATAAAATTGTGGTTGATAGAGTCACATCTCAAACAAGAGTAACGATATATGTTGACATATATTCTAACTCAAAAGAAGAAGATGAGATAGAATACGATGATTTTATGTCAGAATTAAGATATAGAATCGAGACAAAATGGATACCAAATTCGTTTATTCAATTAGAAAGTATTTTTTTTGTAGATTAAAAAAAATTTATTATCTTTGTATTATGAAAATAAAATTTGTTGCGGATATTACCGATGAGAAAACTAACAAGTATTTAAAAACAATTTGGGAACATAGTACTTCAAATTCTCGTAAGAAACTTTTAAATGAGATGGGACATTCTGAGAAGTATTCTGATATGGACTATAATGACCTTACAGGAGAAATTCAAAGTAAAATAGTTATGATATCTAAAATGGTTTAAAAATGAAAGTATTTCTTGACGATGTAAGAACAATTGATATGGTTTATCCCGAATTTGATTCAAATGAGTGGGTAATTGTTCGTGACTTTCATCAGTTTGTTAATTATATTAACAAATACGGAATTCCCGAATTTGTTAGTTTTGACCACGATTTGGGTTTTGAACATACAAGGTTCTTCTTTAATAATGGAGGACACGAAAATCCACCAGATCCTATCGATGGAGATTTTAAAGAAAAGACCGGATATGACGCGGCTAAATGGTTAGTGGAATATTGTATTAATAATGATAAAAAAATCCCTAAATGGTTTGTACATTCCGCTAACCCGGTAGGAAATCGTAACATTAGAGAATATTTAAAAAACGCTGAAAAGTATATAAGTAAATGAGAACGTTAGATTTTTTGAAAGCATTTAATTCACCATTTAAAAGACCAAAACTTAATTGGTATTTTGGAAAAACTGCGGTAGGAACACCATTCTTCTATCCAAGAAGATGGGTTAAAGACCCTCAAAATCCTAGATATCAGAAACCTGTACCAAAAAGAATTGGGTTCGATTTTGTTGGGTTGGGGTGGAAAACAAAATGGACTGAAACTGATTACAGATTTGAGTGGTCTCCAGTTTTTTCATTCGTGTTCTTTGGTTATCAAATCGCTGTAACTTTTGAACCACCAGAGTATCATCATTATTGGGAGGCTTGGTTATACTATGAAAAGAGTACAAGTAAACTCTTATCAAAGGAAGATAGAATTAAAAAATGTATTAAGGAATTTCCTATGGTATATACGGTGTCATCCAAAAGTGAAACAAAAACGATTAATTATTACGAATTAATTTTAAAAGAAAAATACTTAAAATTTGCATATGAATTCTGAAGAAAAAAAGAAAGATGAGTTGTCGTTAAAACACGAATCTCTTAGAATGGAAATGATAGAAATGTTGGTTAAAAATTATACAAATGACCAAGATTTAGGTAGAGAAGTTAGAAGATTTGTAACAATCAAAGAACGAATTAATAAACAAGAAGATGGACAAGGTAGTTGATTTAAAAAATATATATTCATTAAAAGACTTCATTAATTGTGGTTATGTTAGGGATAAGATTTCAGAATTTTATCAAAAAAAAACCTATTCATCAAAACTTAATGAATATAAACCTGGTTCTGAGAAATGGTTGAAAGTAAAAGAAAGGGATGAAGAAATATTAAAAATCCCCGACCATAATGTTAAAGACAATTATGAAGACCTTATAATTGAGTATGGACATAAAAAAGTGGAGTTTTCAATAGGAACAATAACTATTAAAAGAAGTGGTTATTGTTCAGAAACCGATGAATTTGAGGAAAAGGATGTCACACTTAACTTTTTAGTTGAGAATAGTTATTGGGGATATGGTTTAATATGTACTTTTGATGAATTAATTCTTCATAACAAAATTCAATCACTATTTGAAGAAATGTTAGATGACCAAAGAAGGGGAGGGTGGAGAAAAAGATTAGAATCAATTAAAGATGGTGCTTTTATGTTGTTATTGGATAAAATTGTTAAATCTGAAAAAAATCTAATTAAGTGTGATATTTGGAGTTCATACAATAGGGATGATATGTGGTGTCAAATAGGTGAAGAAAAGTATCATCTTAAAGATATGTTGGTTATTAATAAAGCGTACGACAATGATGACTATGAATTCTACGATGAAAATGACAGAAGAATAAAATATGAGTGGTATACTGATGAAAGTTTCCCCGACTTTTATTTAAAACATTCAAAAATAAATTTGGCAAATTGAAATAATTTTCGTATCTTTGTATTATGATAACAATGAAATACAACGTAACGATTGAGAATGAAAAATTTGGTAAAGTTCTTAATGAAACATTCGTAGACCAAAAACAATTCAAATTATTTTTAAAAATGATTCACGGATGTTTGGAACTTAAAAACGATTTAACGTTCTTTAATGGTTTGGATTTTTTGGTTCATCTTCCATACAAATATTTGGCGGATTCAGTAGTTCTTACAAATACCGAAAACTATGAATTGTCAGATCATATGAAAAGTAAAATCGAGGCGTTAGTAACAAAGTAATCACCTTTTAAAGTAAACGTTTCCTTGTTCGTTAAATAAGGTGGTGGACTAAACCCTGATGGGTCCAATAAGGAGGTGAAAACCTCCTTATTTTGTTATATTTATTATTATGATAGAAGAAATAATTAAAAAACACAAAGAAATACCGATGGTAATAACTCTTTCCGATAATAAGAGTGTTTCAGTATATCTTACTGATAAAAACGTTTTGGATGATTATAATAACGAATATTACTTCGCTTTAATAATTAAAGGTTATAACAATAAGACATCTAAAAAAATGATGGAGGATGAGGTATATGATTATTTTAAATACTATATAAGAAGTTTCTATATTGAAGGTAAAATTTTTGTCCGTTTTCAGTATGAGTGATATTTATAGATTAAAATACGTCATATGAACGAGAATATTAAAAAGAAACTATTTGAAGAAGTTAAAAAAAGAGGATTAGTTGTCGAACAAAAAAGCGGAACCTCTGATTTTACAGAGATGATATCTTTGATATTACATTCAAGAACTCAAATACATATATTACACCTACAAACAAAATCATTTGCGGAGCATAAGGCACTTAACGAATATTACGATGAGATTGGAGACCTTGTTGATGGTCTTGTTGAATCATATCAGGGTAAATATGAATTGTTAAAAGGTTATAAGTCATATGATATTATGAACTATAAGACACCTGAGATGACCATTAAATACTTACAGGATTTATGTTCAAAAGTAGAATCTTTAAGAAAATGTTGTGATGATTCCTACATACAAAATCAAATTGATAATGTGTGTCAGTTAATTAATTCGACATTATATAAATTAAGATTTTTGAATTAAAATTCAACGTAAAATACTTGACCATTACTTTCGGCCATTTCTACATTCTCATTAAAATTTAATGTTACGGACATATCATTGGTATCAAAAACAAATTCACCATAAGAACCCTCATTAATTTCCCAACCCCCGTAAAATACACTTAACCAATAGTAAAGGAAATCCTCAACATCTTTAGGTATTCCATAAGATTCGACTTCACCACTATCTCCACCACCATTAAAATAAACTTCTTTTTTAATCTCACCTGAATCTTTAAGTCCGTTTAAAAATTCAATAACTGAAGGATAATTTTCAGATAATTGTTCTTCTTCAAATCTATCACCCATAGGTTTAGACGACATAACATAACTATATCCAACAACTTTTAAGTTTTTTTCGTTACAATCAAAATTAAAACTTAAATATCCTCTTTCTGTTGAATCGTCATAAGCATAATCTGATAAATCATTTTCATCAATAATTCTTTGAATTAAATTAGAAATTGCGTCATACAATTCAACCTTACTAGGTCCGTCTACTTCATAAGCGTAAACATCAATATCTGAATCACCTCCACCGTAAAATTGAACTTCAACCACAGCCTCATCAATACCATATGATTTACACATATATGCGAATAATTTTAACGTTTTTAAATCTTCTTTACTTAGTTCCATAACTAATAAATATTACAAACATAAAAAAATTAATCAATTCCAATATCCATTGTTCTTATAATCCACATAGGTCTTTGATTTGCCCGTAACGTATCAAAAAATTCTTTTGATGTTGGAATATGGTTATAGAGATCTTCTCTTACGTGTTGTTCTCCAATATATCTAGTGTATACTATTTTACCATCACTATTTTCAAAACTAGGGCCGAAAAACTTTTCACATAAGAATATACCTTCAGAATGATGTAAAAATACTCTATGGTCAGTATTAGGTATCCATGCCTTTGTTTGGTCAAACCATTCGTGGATATGGATATAATCTTCCCATTTTCCACCGAATTTTTTTGCTGATGATTTTGCGTGTATAATCGGGTGCATAATTTTTTTTACAAATTTAATTATAAAAAAAGACATTATCAATTATATTTATCATTGTATGAATGTTGAGAATGTTGAAAAAGTTGTATTTAAATTCATTGAGTTAATATCCAAAGAACCGTATGAGGGTTGGGTTTATAATACTTACGATGATGATAGTATTTATGTTAAAATAAATTTCTCACCTGTTAAAGTATCGTTAAAAGAAACTAGTTTAGAATCAAGAATTGACCTAATCCCTTGTATATATGAAGGGACTATTCATTTAAAAATAAATAAATTATCTATGAATTTTAATGATGAATGGGAAGATTTCTATTATAAAGATGACTTAACCGAAACCGGTTGGGATGAACTTTACGAGTATATTGAAAATGAACTTTTCAAACATATACCTGATGTTTGTGTTAATATAAGGGCTAGTTTTTAAACTTTAATAAGTCAATCTACTACCTTTAAAAAAGTATATCGGACTAATTCTAGTGTATGATGTATCCATATCAAATACACGTTTGTCACTTCTAATTAAACTTAAAATATTTTCAGAAAAATCATTTTCTAAATCAAAAATATAACCATCATCTATCAGTTTACTGATTATGTCAGAGATTTTTTCTTCATCATCTATAATTTCACCTGTTAAATTATCGGTAGCATTTTTTAAAAAAACATCTAATGATAATTCTAATTCATTATCATCCGAAAATAAATCAATTACTTTAACCTTACAATCAGAATAAAACCCTGGTGATTTATTAATGGCGGGAAACTCAATATTTTTTATTTTAGAAGCCTCTCTATACAATTTTTCAAAAAACTCACCTGTAATTTCATCTCCAAAATTAAAATAACAATAACTTGAAATTTTTCTAATTGATTCGGTGTAATTAAGGTTTGCGTCACCTAATAAAGCGTGGTATTCTAATAAAGAATCATATATGAACATTGTTGCAGCATAATTAGTGAAAGATAAATTTTTAGGATTTTCAACATTCCACACCATACCTTGATTATCGGTAATAGTTGGGATTAGTTTTATACCATAAAAATCCAACTCACCATCTATATATTTGTCAATATATATTTTAAGCATTTTGTTATTCAGTACACCACTTCTAAAACTCATATCATTATAAATATTTTGTAAATCAAAATAAATTTAGTATCTTTGTATTATAAATAAAGTAAGTATGATAGTTGTAACATTTAACACAAAACTAAAAAATCTGGCAATTTATCCGGATTTAACAACAACGGTAAAATTGGTTTTTTATGAAAACGTACCGACAGTACAATCAAGTCCCGAAGGTTATTACTTGGTATTACAAGATGTTCCCCATTCTAATGGTGAAAGTACGGTCAGAGTCCCCGTATTGAGACTACCAATCGCTAATACAATAATGAGAATTGTTAATTAAAAATTATGATAGAATATATTGGTAATAACTACGTGGTAGTTAAAATTAACTTAGATAATGACACCTTAATAGGTCCGAGAGAAATTAGAACTTATGGAATAATAGTTTCAGAAACCGAACATAGTTTTCTTATTAGTTATTATAGTCCATTACCTCCAAATAACCTAATAACACAAATTTTTGCTAAATAATACCCTTGTAAGATATTTATTTGTTATGAGTGAAAAATTTAAAAAAGTAGTTCAAATGTTTAATGATGGTGAGTGGGATGAAACTTTACAACCTCATTTTGAAACAATTGAAAATTTTCTTAATATTATTGATAAAGCCGGGTTAACGGAAATGATTGACCCATTTTCATATGACTTAGAGGATGTTCAAAACGAGATTTTATATAATTTATTACAAACACCAAAAAAACAGGAAATATTAAATAAGATTATTGAAAAATATTTATCCGATATCTCAATTGAGAATGGTAAGATAATGTGTGATTTTAGAAGTATGTCCGATTTATCTGAATTTTTTGATTCTGGTAGAAGTAGAGATTATGACTATGAGGCAATAGTTAAAAAACGAATTGATGGTGATTATGGTGATTATGATTTTTGGGACACAACCGATAATGTATATAGAGATGTTGTTGACGAATTAAATCCTGAAAATTTAAATTATTTAAAAGGATTGATTTTAAAAGAATTGAATGGAACACAAGTAGAATTGGATGGTAGAAGTTCTGATTGGATGGAAGAGGAAGCTCAAAGACAAGGACACGAAGAATATATTATAATAGACAATTCAAATATTGATAATGTATTAAAAGATGAAGACACGATGATTTGGTTATTTAAAAATAATTTGGAAGATATGGGAATTGAATTATATAGTCTTCATCGTAATGCTTATGAAACGGCATATTCCGATGAAATATATAAAAACGTTATTAATGAACTAAAAGGTTATTTTGTTTGGGAAAATCAAGATGAATATAAATACGGAGATAAATATAGGTTTAAAATTGAAGTAAGACCTAAAACACTTGAAAATGTGATTATAGATTATTTATATAACAATATTGGTTATAGTGAGAATTTAGGTTATCACGGAAATTTTGAAAGTTTATTTAAAACTTACCTTAAAGAAGGTGACGGACTTTTAACTTTTAGAGTTCCTGACTATCCAGACTCAAGGGAAGTCGATAAAATGGTAAACGAATATTTCGGAGACTATCTATAAAATTTGGTAAAATTAAATTTTTTTCCTACCTTTGTAATTCGAAATGAAGTTAAAAAAACACTATAAAGATTACTTAAAACAAAATCCTAACACTAAAATAAGTGCTAAGGATTGGAAGAATTGGTTTGGAAAAAGAATTAAATTTAATATTATGAAGTTGGAGGAGAAAATTAAAAAAGAGAATTATTTAAAATCAAAAGGTTGGACAACATTTTCAGGAGAGGATAATTGGATTGATACAAACAAAGAATATCGTAACCCAAAGTGGGTTGGAATGGATTTAGAAACGGCGTATCTTTACGTTAAAGAAAATGAACATTTGTATGAGAATGTTTTCGTATTAATTGGTAAAGTTTTGGTACCGAATAGATGGGACGATAAAGGTAATTTAATTGAAGGTGAAGTAATACAGAAAATTAAATCAACAACTATGGATGGAGTGTTTTACGAACAATTTATGGTTAAAACCCCAAAAGGAACTGGAAATTTTTATACCCACGAAGTTAAAGGATTAGAAACTAACGAAAAATTTATTTACAATTAAATATGACAACTAATTTAGGAGAATTAAGAATGAGCGAAGTAATTCCCCAATTAAAATTAATCGCAAAACAATATGATTTAAAATTAAACAGAGTTGATGATTTTAAATGGGCGAAACTATTATTAATAAATTTATATCTATCACAAGAATTATGGAATATATAAAGTATCTTTTAAAAAATAAAACTAGGTTATTGTTTGTGTTATTTGTTAATTTATTCACATTACCACTTTTAATTTTTCTTTTTTCAAATTACGAATATGTGGTTGATGAAAGTTCAGAATTTGTGTTTTTTGTTTTAACAATATTAACAATTTTAACATTTATTTTAGGAAATTATCAACCTTATAAAGAATGGAAAGATGGACTTAATCGTAAGCCTTAGTTTTTTTATTTTAGCGTCCGTTTGTAATTCTATTATGGATACTTCCGCACACCATTTTAGTACGTCAATATTTAAAAAACTAAATCCAATGTGGTGGAACGCCGAAATATCTTGGAAGAACAAATATGTTAATGGTGATCCTTCATTAGGGTTTAGAAAAATATGGAAAAATATTAACTATCCGGTACAATTAACAGATTGTTGGCATTTGTTTAAAACATTAATGATTATATTTTTAACCATTTCTGTTGTTACATTTAATAGTGAGTTAATTTTGAAACCATATTATTATATCATATATGTTGGATTATATGGTACTATTTGGAACATAACATTTAGTTTATTTTATAATAAAATTTTAAGATGAAAGAAGACAACACCATCACAATTAATAATGATGAATTTGAACACATTTGGTTTTTTGTAACCGAAAAAGATAAATTACCTGAAGAAAATATTTACACTTATGAGCATCAAATTAGCGAATAGACTATTAGATAATTTCGAAGAAAACGGAGTAATTGACACCGCGAAGTTGTTTGGAGGTATAGAAGAACTTGAAAAGTTTATTGATAGTAATTTAAACAAACATCCCGAATTAAAGAAAATTTTTAATGAGGGTATTACAGGTGAATGGACAATTGCTACCGGTAGAAGAGGTACTTTCCATATTCCTTTTAAAATAATACATGCCATTGTGGATGATGGTAATCTAACGTTAATTGTTGATATTAAATTAAATTTAGATAGAATCTCAAAAGGAGATAAACTCCAGTTAGAGACTTGGTTAATGGCTCTTGCTTTAGATTTAACGGGTGATATCTATCTTAACAGAGCCGACTATGAAATGGTCAAAATGCCTAAAATGATATACATTGATAGTTTTAATGGTATCAAACCAACACAACAACAAAGACATTACGCCGAAAATTTTGACGTAATTAAAGATTCTGAAGCTTTTAATCTTTTAAATAAGGTTATTTAATTTTTTTTTGTATCTTTGTAATGTGATAACAGAGAAACTAAAAAATATACCACAATTTCCTGGGTGTTATTTATTCAAAGATGACAAAGACCAAATAATCTATGTTGGTATGTCAAAATTCTTACCAAAAAGAGTTACATCCTATTTCCAAAAAAATCACGATAATCAAAAAACAAAATACCTTGTTGAACAAATTAAAGATGTTGATTTTGTTATAACTTCTTCAGAACAGGAAGCGATTCTAATGGAAGAAGAACTTATTAAAGTTTACAAACCAAAGTTTAACATAAAAGGTAAAGATGATAAAACAAGAAAGTGGTCAATCTGTATAACAGATGAAAGATTTCCAAAACTTGAAATTGTTAGAAACAATACAGATAATAGAGATAGTTTAGATTTCACAAGTGGACTTCTTTGTAGAGAGGTTTATAACCTAATACACGACATTATAGACCTGAGAAGTTGTTCGTATGACCTTACCCAAGAAAACATTGATAAAGGTAAATTCAAAATTTGTTTAGAGTATCAAATGATGAGATGTTCAGGTCCTTGCGTAAACAAAATTACCGAGATAATATATCAATCAAAAATCCAATTGGTTAAAAAAATATTTGAATTGGATTTGAAATATGTTGAGAACAAATTAAAAAAACTTGTTAAGTATCATTCAGACAAATTGGAGTTTGAAATTGCGGGAAACCTACACTCAAAGGTAGAAATGATTAAAGAACTTGAAAGTAAAGTTGAAACAATTAGAATCAGAAAATCAAATAAAAATGCTTTTGAACTTAAAAAGTTACTTAACCTTAACAACGTACCATTAATCATTGAAGGTTTTGATAATTCACATAATCAGGGAGATTCTAATGTTGCCGCATCAGTTAGGTTTATAAATGAAATACCGAACAAGAATGATTATAGAAAATATAATATAAAATCTTTTCAGGGTATTGATGACTATGCGTCTTTTGATGAGATTCTTAACAGAAGATTTGGTAAACTAATAAAAGAAAAACAACAACTACCTAATCTTGTTTTGATTGATGGAGGTAAAGGACAATTGAATGTTGCAATAAAAGTATTTGAACGATTAGGTATTCTAAACAAAGTTGACTTGATATCCGTATCTAAAGATAGTAATCATAAATCATCTATAGTCCATACTATTGATGGTAAAACTCATTCAATATTAAGTAATACTACATTTACTATATTGGGTAAAGTTCAAGAAGAAGTTCACAGATTTGTGATTAATTTTCACAGACAAAAACAAAGTAAGAAATTACTCAACTAAAAGAATGAGTTCCATTAGTTAAACTTACTCCGTGTCTAAAACCGAAAATGAACTCATTTATTTCTTTTTCTGACATATTTTTAAGTAAATTACCTAAAATATAACCTACCTCATTTCCAATATCAGAAACATCACCATTATTATATTCGATTTTAGTTAAATTTTCACCTAACTCCTTAATAACCTTGTTAAACTCTAATTCTTTTTTCATTTTTCAAATACCTGTATTTTTGATGTTCTCTCAACTAAATCAGTAAATTTACCTTCATATCTAGTTGCTCTAACAATATGATTATCTATCCAATGGTAATTACCTCCTCTAGGTTTACCCATCAATAATCCGTGATATTTAAACCCGTGTTTTTTTAACCAAGTTTCAGTAACTTCTCGATGTAATTCCGTTCTTGACGTAAAGAAAGTGATAATATGACCCTCATCGTACCATTTATTTAAAATAATTAATGCGTCAGGAAATAACTCAGCATCGACCATCCTATGAGGTTCCTCGTTGGGGATATCCTCACATATAGTCCCATCAATATCGATAAGATAGTTTTTAACATTTTCAGGTAAAACTGGGGATACATTTTTACCATCAATTTTTTTTACATTTAATTCCATATTTAAATTTTTTTTGTTTTATCGGAATTTATGTATTCCGATATATCAGGATCACCACCTAATTCGATAATCCAATTTTTAATTCTATTAGCGATTTCATATTCCTCTAATTTAATTAGAAGAACAATTCTTAATTTTAACAATCTAATATCTAAAGATTCGTTACCATTCATCTCAATTAAAAAATTAACTAAATCCTCTAATTCTTCAATACGACTATTAATATTTTTTAAATCAATTTCGTTTGAAAGTACCAAAAAAGAATTAATTTCATTTTCAAGTTGATTAATTCTATTGTAGATAATTTCTAAAACTTTCTCAAGCATTATTTAATTTTTCTTAAAGAGGCTCTATCATAATTTACATCAGTAGTTTCACCATCGTAATAGTCGGTATCAGTTTCAGGATAATCATAATATGATACCACACCTTCACCTTCTGCGTAACGGAAAGTATCAAAAACCAATTTTTCATCATACGAAAATACATCCACTTTATGAGTTCTTCTAACATATTCGGTTCTGTGTTCATCAACATCAAAAGTATATAAAAAACCTTGAGGTCTTTTTAATTTTGAGGTTGGTTTATCCGATGAAAAATCATAACCATCATTTAATAAAATTAACGATGAAATGTAATTAATATCTTCAATATTTCCATTGTGATTACCTAATAATTTTAATGATGAATCTAATGCTGAAATAAAATCACTATCTTCCATTGGAGGATTATTATGGTTAAAATCAAACTCTGAACCAAATTCGTCCATAGTTTTTTTAAGTAAAATGTGAATTACTTTATCTGAGTAATTTTCTAATTCTGATCTGTCTTCCATACCTATAAATATATTAATTATTATTTAAATAATCCAAAATGAAATCCAAATTTGAAGAAATTGACTTGCCTCTTAAATCCATAATTTGTTTATATGAGAAAAAATCAAATTCAGAATGTTCTTCAGATAATTTAATATCGTTAGAATCAATATCGTCCTTCAAATAAAAAACATTAAGTTCTTTTTTACCTTTCATATATTTTTTTAAAAAATGATAATTTTTGGATTTTATGTTAATACCCAATTCTTCTTTTATTTCTCTAACCAAACCTTGTTTTGGAGTTTCACCCGTGGTTAAGTGACCACCTGGCAAACCCCATTTACCGTCATCAGTTTTTTTAAGTAATAAAAACTTATTTTTTCTATCGAGAATTAATAATGAAACTACATTAATATCCATAAATTGTTTTTGTTTTAGAATATTTCATAATCAATAAATATTTATCATTAATGAATTTAAGACAAACTATAAAGAAAATAATAAAAGAAGAAATAACTAATAGGGGTCGTAAAATAGAAATGATTCAACACGTAGTTGATGAAGCTATCGATACTTTAAAATATATGTGTGAAAATCTTAATACTGAAGATGATGAATATGTTAGTTATAGTACTTGTGAGTTAATAGATTCAGGTTTAAATGTTGAAGTTACTGACGTTAAAAAACATAATGAAAGTTTTATAATTGTTGTTGTAATTAAATATAATAATTATAGTTTTATCGATACGGATTTTTTACTTATTGAGCTTAGAAATGAGGTTAAAAAATTTGTACCTGTGATAAAAATAGAATCGGAAGATAGTATAAATACATTCCCTGAAGAAAAAAGACAATGGTAATATGAAATTAGACGGACACGAATTAAGAATGTTTAATTTAATATTAAACAAAGTACTTAAACAACAATACGATTGGTTTGTTAGAATTGATGTTAGTTCCGCAGGGTTTAATGGTCATTATATAACTATGGAAGGTGAAATATTTGTTTATGAAGACTGGGGTTATAAACAATGGAAAGAATATCATTATGGCGATCCACCTGACTTTGAAAATGGAGAAGATTTTGGTGATATTATTGGAGGTTCACTGGCTGAAGAATTAAGAGAAATATTTATTGATACTTTCAAAAGTATATATGGTTTTGTTAACACAATGTATTTAACTTTTTCAGGTATGAATGTTCGATTAGTAGAAGAAGAACAAATAGATGAAAGTGTTAAGTTGATTAAAAAATTGACTAAGATATTAAAGTAGAGTTTAATACCCTAGTTGTTTTTTTCTATTTACCGTATCGACAATATCCAAATAGAAATCTTCAAGTTCCCTTTCACCCGACTCAATCATTTTAATAACTTCATTTTTCCTATATAATGTATTGTTAGCAATAAAATCAATCATTTCATCATCAGTAATTCCTTCGGGTTTTACAGGTTCTGGAATACATTGATGTATTTTATCAAGAGTACCAATTTCACTAATGAATAAACCCGATTCACCAATAAGTTGTTCAAATTTCGGAACCATAATATCATCATACCACTCTTCAATACAAGTAAGGACAAATGATTTTCTAACACTAAAAACTGATGATATTGTTTTAACTAATTCTTCATTAACAAATAACATACCTTCATATATTTCACCATTCTCAAAGTAATAAACGGATGTGATTTCTTCTTTACCATTAATACACCAATCCTCACGAAGATTACCGTAATTACGAGATTTTTTGCCTATTTTTCTTTCACCACTTGATATGTAGTTATTTAGGTATTTGTATATTACATTTTGTAAGTTTACAGAACTTTTTGCAAATTTCCTATATTGTGTTTCAGTAACGATAAATCTCATATTAATAATTATTTAATTTTTGGTAATTTTGGTAAAATCCAATCAAAAGTTATCGGTTTAGACGTTAATTCTTGAAAATAGGTTCGAGATTTAAGAATGATAATTTAGGTAATAAACAATCATTTGTTTGTCTTAAAGTCTCTTCTAATGTATATGAATGAGTTATCTCGTAAGATTCATTCATATTTTTATTATCATCTGTCACATTTTCCCTACTTAATTTCCAATATGTATAACCCCATTTATCTTTCGAATATTCAATTAATTTATAACCATATTCATTAACCATAATATTGGTTATTTCTTCATATCTTTTTAATGAATTACCTTCTATTGGTTCTACGGTTTTCCTGTATATATTTTGAGGTAATTCTTCGTCCATTAATTTTCTAGTTGAATCCATAATTATCGGAAATATTTGTTTTTTATGTTTTAATTCTATCGGTATGAAATAACTAACATCTTCTCTTTTAGTAATATAATTTGTGAGGGGGGAGTTATTTTTGTCGGTAACTATGAATGAATATGAATATTCGCTATAATTACCGAAATTTTTAAACGATACGAATAACCACAATTTATCATTACTAGATTCGTCAGTACTTATTAATGTTACTACGGATATCGTATCATCTTCTTTTAATATGGACGTATTTTCTTTATAATTTTTAATTTTTGACAACATTTCCTCCCTTAATAATTTTCTTATTAATTTCCTCATATTAATAAATATACATTTTTTTTGGTTATTTGAGAATAATTTCGTATCTTTGTATTATGAAAATCTGGCACATATCTGACACTCACACCTTTCACGGGTTATTAACAATACCCGAGAATATTGATATGGTCATCCATAGTGGAGACGCAACCAACCCAAGAGAACCTTTACCAAACAAGATTGAGATGGAAAACTTTATTGAGTGGTATAAATCTTTACCTATAAAGTATAAGATTTTTGTTTCGGGAAATCACGACACATCAATAGAAAGAAAATATATCACAAAAGATAATTTCAATGATGGTGGAATAATTTACTTGGAGAACGAGTCCGTTGAGATTGAAGGAATTAAGATATGGGGTTCTCCGATAACACCAACATTTGGTATAGGATGGGCATTCAATAAAAACAGAATGAAAACCCACGAAGTTTGGAAACAGATTCCAACTGATACCGATATTGTTATCACTCACGGACCACCAAGCACAATCTTAGATTTATCTTATAATAGAGAAAACGAATTGGAGTTTTGTGGTGACACATCTTTAAGAAAACGTATCTTTGAGATTAAACCAAAGTTATCTTTATTCGGACACATACACAATTGTGAGGACATTATAAACTCTGGTGTTAGAAAGATACCGAATATCGATACCATATTCAGTAATGGTAGTGTGGTAACAGATGGTAAGTTTGGTAAATTATGTAGTAATGGAAATGTTTTTGATATATAACGGTACTCAGATATATTTAGGTTTTCTGATATTTATATATAAAACAAAATTATGAAACACGAAATGAGAAAATACATAGACACTTTCAAACAGAAACTAACTGAATCAGAAAACTTGAATATATCTGATGTTAGTGATAGTTTATCTCCGAAGGAAACTTTAACACTACTTATGAAAATTTGGGAAAGAATACCACTTGGAACCAGAATGAGTTGTGGTGGTATGGAAAGAGAAATACCTAAGGAAATAAGAGAACTTTTGGACAAATTTGGATATAAGATTGTTAAGAAATAAATTATCACTAACGGTTTGCAGATATAATCAGTGGTGTAAAAGGAACAAATTTAAAAACAAAAAATGATGAATAAAGAACAAAGGTTAGATGAAAAGATATTCTCACCATTGATTATATCTGTTGTTAGTGGCAGTTTATCTCATTCAGAGGCATTAGCTAAAATACGCAATAAATGCTTAAAAAGCACACATCCTCTTAGATTTATACAACATTCAATAGATGAAAAATGGTATATGAACGAATATAATTATTTATTTGGCTCAAATTGCCACTAACGTCCGATGATAAACAATCGTTTTAATGTTGTTTATCATTTGTTAGGTTTAGTTAAATTATTGTTTTACAAATTAAAAAATATAAATATGAAAATGAAAGAATTATTTGAAATGTATAAAAATCTTGATATGAAAGAACGTATTAAGTTTGATAGAGAGTGTATGAAATTTAATGAAGAAGAAAAATTGAAACAAATGACACAAAGAAAGGAACTTGTTGAAGATTTGAATAGAGTTATCAATGAAGAAGGACTACCATATTTTTCTTCTGAATGGGTTGAGAAAAATATATTAAACTCAAAACAATAATTTAATTGAACCTAACGACTGATGATAAACAATCGTTTTAATGTTGTTTATCATTTGTTATAAGTATGTTTTTGAAACTTATGGGAATCACTACTCTTTTCGGGTGTGATTAGGGAGTACTAAAGAAGTTCGGGTCTTCGGTTTCAAAAATTACTTATAACTATTATATATAAACAAGTATAGTCTAACTGATTAAAAATAAATAACTTGAACACTAAAATTATAAAGATTTGTGAAGAAAAGTTTATATATTTAAACTATTCACCAAGAACTCGCGATAATTATCTTTCGCATATACGAAATTTCTTAAATACGTTAGGCGCTAAACAAATAACACACTGCAATTCCAAAGATTTTCAAACGTATCTGGATAATTATAAATTCACCTCAGTATCTCAACAAAACCAAGTAATAAACGCAATCCGTTTTCTTTACAAATTTGGGTTAAATAAGAAGTATGATAAAGTTTCATTCAAACGACCTAAATCTGAGAAGAAGTTACCACAGGTTATTGATGGAGAGTATATTAAAGAACAATTATCTAAAATTACCAATCTTAAACATAAAACGATATTATCTTTAACTTATTCGGTCGGATTAAGAGTATCGGAAGTAATTAACCTTAAAATTGAAGATATCGATTCCAAAAGAATGATTATTCATATTAAAAACGCTAAAGGTAGAAAAGATAGAGTAGTTCCACTTTCCCAGAACATCTTATTCTTATTAAGAATATACTTCAAAGAGTGTCAACCAAAAGAATACCTTTTCAATGGTCAAAATAGTTTACAATATAGTTCTGGTAGTTGTAATCAAATTGTTAAAAAATATTTGGGTGAAAAATATCACATACATCAATTAAGACATAGTTTTGCAACAAATCTTTTAGAGAATGGTACTGATATAAGAGTAATTCAGAAAATATTAGGTCACTCAAATGTAAAAACTACCGAAATTTACACTCACGTTTCAAACCAACTACTATCAAAGGTAAATTTACCCATCTAAAAATTTGTTTAATTCAAATAAATTTTGTATCTTTGTATTATAAAATAATATGAGAAATGTATCTGAAATACCTGATGGTTGGGTTATATTAAAAATAACAAACAAAGAACAAATTCACCACAAAGTATTTGCAACCTGGGTTGGTGGTTATCTTAATGGTGATGCTTGGAAAATTAATAGTGGAATAACAAAACTTGAAGAAGAAGGTGATTATTATTACTTTTATGGTAATTCGGGAAGTTGTTATAAATGTAGAAAAGACTATTATGGTGTTCGAACATATTACACAAAAGGAGTCCTCGATTCATTAATGGATAAATCAAAAGAATATGATTCTGAGATTGAAATAATGGATGAGAATACAAATTGGACTGAATTATTCAAAAATGAAAATAACTAAAATCCAATTAGACAAGGATAACCGAATGTTAAGGGTTGGACTAGGAAAACATAATGGTTTATGGTTTTTCAGAGTTGACCTATGGTTTGTCGGATATAGATTAACAAAATGAAAAATTATGGAAACACTACTAGTAAAATTACAATTTAAGTTAGCAAGTTGGTTGTATAACCAAGGAATTATTGCACCACAATTATTGGAACGACCAGATGGAACACCAAGAAGAGTTATTAAAATTCTTACACCCGAAGAAAGTCAAGAACTAACTGAGAAAACAAATCAGTTTAGGGAAAATTGGATTAACAATAAACTATATAATACAAATTAAATTATGAAATTAAAAGAATTAGTGGAAGAAATTTTAAGTTCGGGAGAACTGGAAAATAAAAAAGGTTATTTATTGAATATTCAGGGTCTTACTGATATTACGATTTATGGGGAAGAACTTGAACCATATATTGATAGGATTAAACAATGTGAAGAGTTTTCGGAGTGTGATGAAATTGTCATTATGAAACATCCTGTTACACTTGATGAAAATAAAAAAACAATACAAAGTCTAACTTATAAAGTCGGACCAAATCAAAAATTTAAGGGAAAATGTTATTTATTATCATTGGCATTAACTCCCGAAATGTATGACCCAAAAAAAATTCACGAACCCGTTTTAGATGGTGCTTGCATTACTCCAACAATTTATAACCCTGAAACGTTTGGACCAAAAAAGAAAATTGTTTTGGAATTCTCACCCGAAATATCACAAGACAAAACAATTTATGCCTATGGAAGTCCGAGTATGATTAATGACATAGAAGATACTCACGAGCAACAATTAAGAAAACAACTTCACGAAACTTTAGATAAAATTTTAGATAATCCTGAAACTTATCAAATTAAAGGCGAAAAAGGTGTTATGGTTAGAGGTATGTTTGAAATTGTTGAAAGTGAATCGGGTTTTGAAAAAAATGAACTTTTTGGGTTAAATACAGAAAAGATTACACACGCTTCGATTTTTTTCTTTGAAAAGGATTTAGACAATTCAAAAGAAGGTAAAATTAATTTGAAACTTTCAAAGATTAATATCCCAATTGAACTTAAAGAAAAATTTATGGAAGAATTAGGTGATAAGTCGGTAAACGTAACAAGAGAAGAAATTGAAAATTTTTTGGGGAAATATAAAACCAAATAAAAATAATTTCGTATCTTTGTAATATGGAAAATTGGTTATTAAATTGGACATCTTGGGTTATCAGGAATACTCACGCAGAGATTGATGGTCTAACCTATGATGACGGACCTGAATGGCTTGAAAAAATGTTTGAATGTTGGAAAAAGAATTCTGATTATGGAAAAACCATTTAAAATTAAAACCTTAAAGGAAAGATATGTTGAGATGATGTCAAACAGAATATCCGTTAGCGTCGAAGATTTAACGGATAATGAGATGTCCATTATCGAATATGGTTACACAATATTCTCAGAAAAATTGGAAGATAATAGAATCCTTGAAGATGAGAATAGAAGAATATCAATTGAACTCTCCAACCTAAAATCATATGTCGATGATTTGGATAATGACAGGTTCAAAGGTAATAATTTTGATTAATTTTTTTTAAATTATTTGTTTATTTCAAATTAATTTCGTATCTTTGTGATATGAAAACAAATAAGATAATTTTCTTGGACCACGATTCGGTAATTTGTTTGTCCACAGAATGGGGTTCACGTTTTAAAAACAAAGAAGGGTTTGATTCTTTATTCGACCGATTCAATGACAAAGCAATCAAAACATTAAACCAAATTATAGAAGAAACAGATTGTGAAATCGTGGTTAGTTCTGATTGGAGATTTCATTGTACCTTGGAACAGATGAAGGAACTATATAAGATTCGTGGAATTAAAAAGTCACCAATTGATTATACTCGTAATGACTTGGATTGGAAATTATTCAAAGATGTTCATCCTGGTAATGAGTTGGAAATGACTCGTTGTTTTGAGATACAGGATTGGTTAAAAGAACATCCCGAAGTTACACATTGGGTTGCGGTTGATGATATGGATTTAAGTTATTTAAGTAACTTCGTTCAAACACCTCGGAGTAAAGAAGGTATCAAACAATGTGGAATTAAAGAAAAGATTTTAAAGTTTTTAAAGTAATGGAAAAGAAACAAACTGCAGTTGAGTGGTTACTCGGAGAAGTTAGTCGTTTAAATGACGAAAACTATGATTTGGATTTTGGAATACCTGAAGATATCGCCATCAAAGCCAAAGAAATGGAAAAAAAACAAATGAAAGATTTTTTTTATAGAGGTGATGACTACTCATGCGGTTGTTATGATTCACCAACAGATAATGATTTTGAAGAAGATTATAACAAAATTTATGGAAAATAAAAAACGAACAGCATTACAAGAACTAATATCTTGGGGTGATGAAATGTTACTCAAACACCCACAAAAAACACTTAGCTTTGGAGAAGCAATCGACAAGGCGGTTGAGTTATTAGAAGAGGAAAAGGAACAAATATGTAGTGCGGTAAAATACGGATGTTCAGATTGGGGTGGAGCTAAAGACGCTGAAAATTATTATAATGAAATTTATGGAAAATAAAAAACAAACCGCGGTTGAGTGGTTATTTAGATGGTTCAATGATAACCAAGAAGCAACAATTCAGGAAGGTTCAAAGGCTTTTGAACAAGCTAAAGAAATGGAGAAAGAACAGGTAATATATTCTGTTGTTCACGGAAGTGGATTAAAAACACATCACCTAAAAGAAGTACTTAAAAAGGGTGAAGAATACTACAACGAAACTTATTCTGATGACCTATCTGATTGGGATGTAACATTAATGGATGGATTGGAAGATGAACCACCATATATATCTGATGACTTTCAAATAGGTCCTGACGGAGCATACGAACATACCGAAGAATTTGACGGAGCTGACGGAGTATGTGAACACACCGAAGAGTTTGAAACTTGGGACGAGGAATATAGAAAAATGGTTTGGAATTGGCTGAAGGAAAATTTAGAATCACCTAAAACAAAATAACATATGAAAGGCACTCTACATAAAACAGAAGATAGTTGGTTTGTTAAACACGATGGAAAACCAACACCAATAGAACCAAATCAAAACTGGTGGTTAGGTGAACAATCAGGTAAACAAGGATTTTATAAAGATGGTGATGAAGTAGACTTTGAAATAATTCCTTATATACCAAAAGACTTAGAACCTACTCGTGGAGAGACATTATCGTTTGAAGCGATTAAATACGCTAGAATATCATTACGTGAAGATTTAACTATATGGGATGTAACATTAATGGATGGATTAGAAGATGAGCCGCCTTTTGTATCTGACGACTTTCAAATAGGTCCTGACGGAGCATACGAACATACCGAAGAATTTGAAACCAAATCAAAATCTAAGAAGAAAAAATGAAAAAAATAATTTTAACAATAACAACTTTATTATTAATATCAAGTTGTTCAGACCCAGGAACGTCAGAAATCCTTTTGGATGACCATAAAAATCTTCCAACAGAATTGAAAGGTTTAAAAATATATAATGTTTCAACTGGTCGAGGACATTCAATTAATGTTGCGGTACTTAATAGTAATTTAAACTCAGTTACATATCAAGTAGGTAAGCGTATGGAGTCAGTAATATTAGTCAACAAACAAACCAATAAGACAATTGAGGTAAGTGATGTTGTAATGGAAAATGATAGTTTAATAATCTGTAGAAAGTGATATGAAAAACGATGTTTACCGATTCCGTTATTCGGAGGAATTTATAAAACAAAATCCAAATAGAGATTTATACCATTGTTTTGACGGTATATTAATTGAAAAGGAAAGAAATGGTGTTACCTATTATGAGGACACATATTGGTCCTCTGATAATAAAACTTTTAATTCTATGGATGAAATTAAAACTAAAGGTGATATAAAGTTTTTATGTAATCTGGGTGAAATGGAGGAAATTAATGAGTGGAAATCAAAATACTATAACAAAGAAGATGTGGTGTTTTTGGGAATTCATAAAGGATATCGTGCAAAATATCTAATTAAGAAAGGAACTGAAATGTCGAAAGATGTTGTTATCCAAGGTTTAAAAAATAAAATAGTTGAACTTGAGAATGACATTAGATATAATACCAACAAAATTGAATGGTTAAAGAAAGATATTGAAAATGTGGAAAGTGGAAAAAAACAATTAAATCTCGTAAGTTTTTAATATGACAGGAACATTACATAAAACAGAAAAGGGATGGGTTGTTAAGTATTGGGATAATGACCCCCATTATAAAGGTAGTCCTGGGGATGTAAAACAAATTGTTTTTGAAACTGAAGTATCTAAAATAAGTTTAATCAATCCAGATTTATCAACATATTGGGTTGAGGGTAGAGAGGTTAATTTTATTAAGAATTTTTTACCTAGAATGGATATTACTGAAGATATATTCATCATACCGGATGAAGAAACTTGGGACGATATATTTAAAAACATTTGTGACCAAGATTTAACAAACCTAAATGATATTTGGAATTGGTTAAAAGAAAATTACGAAACACCTAAAAGAAAATAATATGAAAAGAGAAATACACTTTGATGTAAGTAGAATAGTTGGAATTGAGATATTTGATAAATCCCCTTCCTACTACAAATGGTTACCAAGAAAACAAAAAACAACTTTCTTTGGTTTAATTAAATTGGATAGGTACCACGAAGAAGGGTTTTATATGTATGGGTCCTATAAAAATGGTAGTTTTGATTATGAATGGGACCAAACTCCAAGTACAAGAGAAGATTTGATTAAGTCAGGTTACTTAATCGATAACGATACAAATGTTTGGAATAGACCAAAAGTTACGATTAATCTTGAACACAAACAACACGCTTACCAATCCTTTGTGACCTACGAAGAGGCTTGTGATTGGGTAAACTCTCTCAAAGTAATGAGTGGGAAACAATTTGAAATAATAAAACATAACTAAAATGGAAGGATTAGGAAAAGCGATAGGTTGTTTAGTTACATTAACAATCATCGGAATTATAGGTACAATAGGTTTTGGTGGGTATATAAGTTATGACTACTTCAAAGAAAAATCTATTGAATCACCAAAAAGAATTACACCAGAGATTAAACTCACAACCGATGGTAAAAAGGTAGATACATTATTCATTTACAGAATTAACAAATAAGATGGGATATAGAACATACATAGCGGAAATACCTAAAAAAGAATATAACAAGATTAAATCAATGACCTCTGAACAAGTTAGAGAGTTTTACGGGATTGAACTTGAAAAAGAATATGATGGTACAGACTATTGGTACAAAGGAGTTTATGAATACGGTAAAGAGTTATATAATTTCGGAAAATATACCGACTTCAACCCACCTAAAGGATGTATGAAACCATTCTTTAAGAAAAAAGAAATGAAAGACAGATATGAAGAATATGACTTTTGGGTGGTTACGCCCGAATTTTTAAAATACCTTATAGGGACTTATAAATCAAATATTACTGATTATTATAACGAAATGATAACCCCTTTTTTTGGGGATGGTAAATTTGATAAAAGAGATAATGATTTTCTAAATAGTATTAAAGTTGATTATGGTATTAAAAACAAGTATAAGTTTGATTTTACTAAAATAACAGATGACCAACAAACGGCTCTTTTTGAAATTATAGAACATATTAGAAGTATGAGATCAGAATGGAATTATTTAACCCCATTTAATTTAGAAAAAGGAGATCAAATAACAACTAGTTGGAAATACGAATATGGTATCTTCGAACTCGTTAGAATTTATAAATCATTTGATTGGGAGAAAAATGTAATGTTTTATTACGGATATTAATTATGGTAACTAAAGAAGAAATAATCGAAAGATTACTCAATCAAATTAAGGTTGAAAGATATCCACCAGATAGACTTTCAAGTGGAGGACAATCTGTTGGAGTACCACTACATCAGGGGGTTAAATTAATTTGTCCCGAAACAGATTTTAGTGTCACTATAACTCATTATAGAAGTCAGTTACAAAATAGTCAATTAGCCTTGAAATTATATAAACAATTTCTTGAAGAAGTGATTTAAATTTTGTAATTTAAAATTAATTTCGTATTTTCGTAAAAAAATAAATATTATGAGTTATGATGTAGAATGCCCATATTGTGAAAAAGGACAAGAAATCAACCACGATGATGGTTATGGTTATGAAGAGGGTGAAACCTATCAACAAGAATGTGATGATTGTGGCAAAAATTTCACTTATACCACATCAATAGTCTATTACTATGAATCATATAAAGCGGATTGTTTAAATGGGGGTGAACATAGGTGGGAAAGAACTCATACATACCCTAAGGAATTTACTAAGATGGAGTGTCTTATGTGTAATGAAAGAAGAAATCCCACACCAGAAGAATTGTCAAAAATATTAAAAAATGACTAGAATGAAAGAAATTAAATTTGAAGTTTTACGCGACAATAAACATTTTGGTTATGAACGAATTAATCATTATGGGGAATGGGAATGGTCTGTAACAGAATTTAACTCCAATGCCATGACTAAGTGGAATAAAGGTGTTATGAGTGTGGATAATTTAATTCGAAGAGAATATATTGGACTAAAAGACAAAAATGGTAAAGAAATATATGAAGGCGATGTCGTTAAAGATTGGTCAAGAACATATGTGGTAGAATGGAGTGGAAGAGAATCAAAATTCAATCTTAGATTCATTTATTCCAAAGAAGAATATGGTGATATGGTTGGGATACACCAAACACATAAAAATATTACGATAGATGGTTACGATCTTATTGTTATAGATAATATCTATGAAAATCTAGAGTTACAAAATTAGAATGAATTCTGAAAATTAAATTTTGTAATTTAAAATTAATTTCATATCTTTGTATTATATAAACTAAAAATATGGAATATTCAGAAATCTTAGAATCACTCTGTTATTACGATAAAAGAAATCCAGATTGTACTTTGGATGATGATGAAATAATAGACAGAAAAAAAAGGAAACCTAATTGTTCTTGTGATAATTGTTTTTACGGTAAAACTAAATTGGCGGAGGAACTATTAAAACTAAGTGATGAACTGAAAAAATTAAAATAAAAAATATGAAAACATATACAATCATAGCCGGAGTAGGTACGATACTATTTTATCTAATCATCAGTTTTTTCAAATGGCAATTGAACCCTGGTTTGTGGGGGAAAGAACTTAGATTTGACTTTATAGTAATTTTACTTGGATGGTGGGCAATTGCGGCAATAATAAAAGCGGGAATGGAAGGTTTAAAAACAAATAAAATTAAATGAATTATGAAATTTAGAAAAAGAGACAAATGTTATTACATCTCAACAACAAGTAAAAATGATTATGATTATAATGATTGGGTAATTTTTTACTGGGGATGGAATTTTGACATCAGTTATGAAAAATGTGGTTATTTCGATAATCGACCCAGGATTAATTTAGACCTTATATTCTTTAGTTTAAGTTTAGTTCTACCATTTAGAAACGAATGGACTGATGAATGTGTTCCACCCAAATATGGAATTACCATATTTGACAATACACTTTGGGTTCATCGAGGAGGGGAAGGAAATATGAAAGGTGGGAATAAATGGTGGACTTGGAATATACCATTCCTTACTATGGATTGGGTTAGAACATCAATTTTATTAAATGATGATACTTGGGAACATGAAACCAAAGGAAATAAGAAAGATTTCTATAATGATGAATGGAAACAAAAACAGAAATCTTGGGCATATGACTATACAGATTCTTATGATGGAGAAATTATACCTACAACCATTTATGTTGATGAAAGAGAGTGGCGACCAAAATGGTTAAAATGGACAAGTTTATTCGCCAAAACAAGAAGAACAATTGATGTACATTTTTCAAAAGAATGTGGTAAGAGAAAAAGTAGTTGGAAGGGCGGCACACTTGGATGTGGTTATGAATTATTACCAAACGAAACTCCATTAGATTGTTTAAAACGAATGGAAAAGGAAAGGGAATTTTAAAAAAAATTTGTTTAATTCAAAACAATTTTGTATCTTTGTATTATGAGAATGGCGAAGGCACCGATAGAACATAGGAATAAACTAAGAACTTGGTTACAATTTACTGATGAATTATCACGGATTGACCCCGAAAATTCCCACGAATGGGAAAGACTCAAAGAAGATTGGTTGGAAGATGAAGATTTCGGACCTATAATCAAACATTGTGAGGATGATGAAAGAGGGTTTGTTTATGAATATTATTTTGATTATTATCGTTCAAATATCTCACATATTCATATGAGAATTTTGATGGGTTATGAAGTTTTGGTAGATAATGTTTGTGACCCAGATTTGGATTATTTGGATTTTAAGCCTGAAATTAAAAAATTATTGGAGAATGAAAACTAAAAAAGAAATAGAAAATATTTGTAGTAACATTGTTGACACAGAATCTATTAATGACCAACATAAACAATCTGTTTATGAAGGTTGTGTTTTAGGTTACACTCAATGCCAAGAAGATATGGCTGATAAGAAATATACTGAGGAAGATTTACATACTATTTTAAAATTAAGAAGGGAGTGGTACTCACATACCGATAAAAATGTTGTGAGGGATTTTATTAAACTAAACAAGTAACAAAATGGATGAAAATAAAATTGAAATTTTGGCTAAAGAAACATTAAAAACTATTGAGAAAGAAGTTTGTATAACATCAACAAATGAAGAAGAAACTTTATTTTATGATGGATTCATTATTGGTTATAAAAGATGTAAACAGGATAATATCAATAGGAAATACACAGAGGAAGATATGGTTGGCTTTTTAGATTGGTCATTAGGTATGGAAGTGGTGGAAATGCTCTGTAACAATAAGACAAAACAAGAGATATTTCAAGCATATATTAACTCACTAAACAAAAAAGACAATGAAGACTAAACAAGAAATAAAACAGATGGGAGAAAATTTTGCAACTACGCATGAGGATGTCTCTGATAAATTAGGTAAGTATCTGGTTAATGCTTGTTTTCAAGATGGGTATATCCAATGTCAGAAAGATATGACTAAAGAACTATATGAGTTTGGTAAATTGGTGTTAGATACTTTTCACTCAGAAGGCAGAACCCATAGTGGTAATGAAAGATTACCAAGAGTTAAATTTGATGAATGGTTTAATGAATTAAACAAACAAGACTAATATGAAAACACAAGAAGAAATTGAAATACTTGCCAAGAATACTTTGGGTTCTCTTGAAAAGTTTGTCCTAATAACTTCCACAAAAGAAGAAGAACATATATTTTGTGATGGATTTATTATTGGTTATCAAAAATGTCAGGAAGATGGTAAAGATAAGAAATATACAGAGGAAGATATTATAAAGGCAATAGAAATGGCAAGGGAAGGAATAAGGGTAACGAGAATATCTGAATGGGAAACCGAAAAAGAATTTGAATATAATGATTATCAAATAATCCAATTACTAAACAAACAAGATTAATATGGAAAATCCAATACTAGGTGGTGGTTATACTTGTAGCGAATGTGGTCAATATCAAAGAACATCTGCAGTATGTAAACATTTTAATTTAATAGATATTAGTGTGAAACAAAATCCTAATATGAAAACTAGGGGAGAAATAGAAAAACTAGCCAACGAGGAATATAAAGATAATCTACATAATCCATTTTTTACGGCAGCACCTATGGGTTATATCAAAGGTTATACTAAATGTCAGGAAGAGATGGTTAAAGATGTGGAGTATTGGCAATCTGAATCTGACCATTGGCATCAACAAGCTATGGAAATGTCCAAGTATAAATACACAGAGGAGGATGTTATCAATCTTATGTTTATGGCTACAAAATGGGATACTTTTAAAGAAGGAGATGTTGAGTATAAAATGGATATGAGTGAATTTTTTAAATACATTATCGACTCATTAAACAAACAAGATTAATATGCAATTACATTTATCAGAACAAGAATATAAAGACATTAAGTCAATTAGAGATTATTTTTTAAATCACGATGAAACTACATTTGAACATTTCTCATATAGTGTATTGAATAATTTGATTAAAAAACTTGATACTACCTGTACTTGTATGGCTTTTCATATGACTGATGAATGTTATAAATTGGGATGTAAAAAAGATAGAATAAAAAAACAAAACTAATATGGGACATTACTTCAAATACTTTTTCAAAATAATGTTTGGGTTTATGGTTATCGTGGCACTTGATATTATGATTAAAAAGGTTGACCCATCAGTTGGTAATTGGTGGTTTTTTATAACATTAATTCTTTACAATGGTTATTGTCATTTGGAATATAGATTAACAGATAAAGATGAATAATATGAGTTCAATAGTACATTGGGAATACCCAAAAACATTAATAGATAAGGAAGGATATCCGACTCCAGAAGCGTTAGACTATATTAAAAATTGGTCAGCTAATAGTTCTATTATAGAAGTGAAAACAGGAAAGTTTTTTGGAAAAGGAAAGTTTGATGAACTAATTGAATACATTAAAACCATTTGGACTTATAAGGACGCGATTGAATATGAAAATGGACTATTGGAAATCCACACTTATGGTTGGTCAGGTAATGAAGAAATAATTGAAGAATTGAAACATACAGATTTGTGGTTATTAAAATTTAGATGCGAACGAACAGGTGGACATTATTACTTCAAGGTAACAGATTACAATGATTTTGATTGGGTTGTAACTAAATTTCAAATAAGATAATGGGACAATTTACAGACAATAGAATAGGAGGAGATAGAGGAAGACCAAAACCCAAAGACACACCAATCAGTAACAAGTACCTATATAACGTAGGAGACAAACTAAAAGCATCCGACTTTGATAAAGAACAATATGGAATTGAATATGTAACCATAACTTCTATCAATAGAGATACTCAAGTGTATTATTGGGTATCACGACTTGATATAGGTAAAGTACACTCAGGATATTTCTGGAAGGATGCGATATTATATAGAGAAAAATAGACTTGTTTATGTGATTAAAATTTAGTATTTTTAACTTAAATAAAAAATATGAAAAAACAAGTAAAATAAAAATATGGGACTAATTGAACACGCGAAAATGGAACTCGAAATAGCGGGACTATTTGATAAAAAAGGAGACTTCTATGAAGGAGCCACTGGTAAATCCGTAATGGAATTAATTGAATTATTTTCCAAACAAGGACATTCGGGAATGTCAGCACCGATGGTTGCTAGTTTATTTCATAAATTGGCTAAGTACGAATCACTACAACCTATTACAGGTAAAGACGAAGAATGGAGTGATGTTAGAGATTTAGGTGATGGCAAACCCTGGTATCAAAACAAACGTTGTTCGGGTTTATTCAAAGATGGTAAAGATGGAAAACCTTACTACATTGATGCTATCATCAAACGTGACCAAAGAGGAATTACTTGGAGTGGAAGATGTTGGTTAAATGAAGAAGATTGGTTGAACGGAGATAGAAATTTAATGATTGACAAACGAGGATATGTTAAATCATTCCCATTCACACCCAAAACATTTTATATTGATGTTAGGGATGTTGAAGTAGCAAAAGATGATTGGGAATCTTTTATTGTTGACCCATCTCAATTGGATGAAGTTTGGGAATATTATGACAAATATTAATTTGTTTTTCAATTAAAATAATTGTATCTTTGTGTTATGGAAACAGAATTTTGCGCATATGGTCAATTTCTTTGGTCAATCAATACCTAAAACAACAACTAACTCACAAGGTCTTACTCAATTAGTAGGAGAATACATTTATTAAACAACACAATATGAAAAAACTAACAATACTACTATCAACACTCTTAATTGGGTGTACATCAATCAAAAAGATTGACACGACAGGATTTCATTCCATAGACAATACAATCCTATATGAAAAGGATACAGTGGCAACATTAAGTGCAATTGAATACTCAATCGACAATGGAAAGTATGTCAAGGAAATGACCTTTAAGCTAACGAATATGAATCATGCAGACAAGGTTCAAAACTTACTATACTTTGTACATAAAAAACATAAGGGGTGGGAAATAGAATTAGATTATCCAATCAATAATTTTAAAGTTCAAGATAATGAAACCAAAAAAGATTAAAATAGATGCACTTTTCATTTCAGATGTACATTTAGGTAGTAAAGGTTCTAAATCAAAAGAACTACTAACAATACTGAAGAAATATAAACCTAAAAAACTATTCATTGTCGGTGACTTTATTGATGGTTGGTTATTAAAGAAAAGACATTTTTGGACTGATAACTACACTTCAGTTATTAAGAGAATATTATCAATGTCTAAGAAAGGTTGTGAGGTAGTTTACATTACAGGAAATCACGATGACTTTTTAAGAGAATACACCCCAATAAAATTTGGAAATAACATTAAAATTTGTGATGAGTATGTATGGAACAACTATTACATAACACACGGAGATTTATACGATGGTATTGTTAAATTAAAGTGGTTAGGTAAGTTAGGTTCATTTGGTTATGAATTAGCAATTACAATTGATATGTTTTTGAAATCTATTGGATATAGAAAATCATTAAGTAAGTGGGCAAAAGACAAAGTAAAGAACGCGGTTAAGTTTATTACTAATTATGAAAATCAATTAGCTGATGAGGCTAAAAAAAGAAATTGTATTGGGGTAATTTGTGGACATATTCATAAACCTGAAAATAAAACTATTAACGGAATACATTATCTAAATTGTGGTGATTGGATTGAAAATAATAGTTATATTGTTTATACTGAAGAAACAAATGAATTTAAGATATTAAACAACTTGGAACAAAATATTGATAACATAGAAGTAAATCAGGATGCCGAACATTAAAGACATTAGAAAAGTGGAAATGGAAGAGATAATTGACTTCTATCATCATATAGAAGAATATGGTCATATCTTTTATGGTGATAACTCAGAGTTGGAACCGGCATTTAAAAAAATAATGGAAGGAATTGAAGAAGTAAGAAAAATACAAAACGAATATTGGAGTTACTAAGATGATAGATAGTATTTTTTATTTTGTGGAGTATTTATAATAAAAAGAAATTATGAGCAAAGAAATGAGAGAACAAATGGATAAGTTTAAGAACTTATTAAAGGAAGATAGTAATACTGAAGGTAATAAACAATTACCTGAAAAAAGTGGATGGTATTGGGTTTTAATTAAGGGTTATAAAAAACCAAAACCTTGTTGGTATATGGGACCTGATTCATTTTATTCGTATGAAGAGGGGGATGAGTGTTTCCTTCCTGGTGGAGTGGGTGACTCGTCATCAATGGGTATTTATATTGATGAGGTTGAAAAAATCGGTCCTGAGATAGAAGTACCAGAATTTTAATAAGTTATTTTTGTTAAATTCAAAACAATTAAGAACCCTGAGATAATCCTCGGGGTTTTTTATTTGTAAATGTTAATATAATTTACTATCTTTGTGATGTAGAAAATAAACTTATGATAGACAACATTGAACTTATTAAACCATTACTGAACTTTGAAGAAAAAGGTGATTTCTATATGGTCTACGTTCTTAAAAGAAAGAAGGACCAACCCGAAGGAGAAAGAGATAATCATCAGTCGGTAAGAACCATCAAGACCTATTGTGTTGAAAGTATTGAATATCTACATAAACGATACGATGAAATTAAACAACTCTGTGAGATGTTTAAAGCGAGAGCATACATTCACGTTCAGAAACAAAATCATAAGGATGTTTCCTTGGAAATGATGATGTCATTAGCGGAGAGAATTAAGAATGGAAGTCATAATCAAAAAGGTTTATTTGATTCCGTTGTTGGTCAGATTAAGACATACGAAAAAAGGTGGATTTGCGATATTGATAGTAAGGATGAAAAGGCTTTATTAAAAATTAGTAAGTTAATTAATTCTATCAGACCTGAAGGAGATAAAGTGATTGCAACCATTCCAACCAAAAACGGATACCACTTAATAACTAAAAGATTTGACGTTCTTGAGTTTAATAAATATATGTTATTACAAGGTGATGTACCTGATGTACAAAAAAAGAATCCCTCATTATTATTCTTACCCAACTCTTTAAATTAATACAATATGAACATATATGGAAACAATCCAACCTATTCCTGTTTTATACAAACGGGTGAATCAGACTACACCAAAAAACATAGAGAGGAGTTCTGTAAAACATTATCCAAACTAATAAACGAAGTGATTATACCCAAATATGGAATGGGTCTCATATTCTCTATAGAAATGGGTTTATTTACATCGGGTGAATATGGTAGTTACAGAATACCATTTAAAAGAAAGGAAACAAACGAAGAGGTTTGTTACATAATAGCTGATACAATAATGGGTGAGTGGAGAGTAATGAGTAAAACTAATATATGATGTTAAAAGAAAAAGCGATAGAGTTAAGGAACAAATTTAGAGATGTGAGATGGGATATTGACCCGGATACATCAAAACAATGTGCTTTGATAGCGGTTAATAATCAAATTAATTACATTGAAAATGAAATGATAGGAATAGACTACACAATAAGAAAGATTTTTATTGATGAGTTAATTGAACTTAAAACCGAAATAGAAAAACTATGACACCAAGAGTAAAACAAATAATTAAAAAATATCTAAGTGATGTTAATATTAAGAATTTACGAAAGTCTAAAAGAATACCATTAATAAAAGAATGTATATTCAAATTAAATTATTTGGAAAAAAATGGGTTACTGGATAAAATTAAAGTTATGTATCCGATGTTACAACCAAACCCATCAGTACCATTCATTATAGAGAAATAACACAAATTAATTTCTCAATTCGTTACGGTATAATAGTTACCATAACGATATTTATATTGTAATGAACTTACAACAAACCATAAGAAGAATATTAAAGGAAGAACTTAATGAAGTAAGAGTTCCAAAAAAAGAAAAAGTTGAACTTTACAAAGACGATAATGTTATTGTGGTTGTTCCATTAACACATAAGGCTTTACAGAAATACGCAAGTTTCTGTCAATGGTGTATTAATAGTGATGTTGGTGAGTGGGAAGATTACCATAAAGGTAAACACGCGGTTATCATTCAAAGAAAACCAAAGAAAGAAAAGATAGGTATCACAGGACAACCAATACCATCAGAGATTTTAATTATGTCAAGATGGGATGAAGGTGGATATCGTTTTGCGGATGTTTGTGAAATATTAGGTTATCAATTTAAAAACGAACAAGAGATGGGTGACTATTATGTCACAATATCAAATGACATAAATAACTTCGCAACCAATATTGTATATTACTCACCAGAAAATGGTATATACGATATGGAAGATAATCCATTATGGGGTTTTAATTTTGAAATATCTGATATACCAAATATGACCCCTGAAATAATTAGAATAATAGATAATTATCTTTCGAGAAATGAGGGTGTTCTTTTAAACTTACCTGATAGTAATAATTTAAAATAATCTGAAAAGGAATGAAACTACAAGAACAAATATCAAGAATACAATCAATGATGTCTTTAAACGAATCCAAAAAAGATTTGTCAGGACTAATTGAGACATTATTAAATCAAACCATTCTTGAACCAAATAAAGATGCTGTATGTAAGATTGAGGTCACACATCCCGACAATAGAGAAGTTTTAGAAGGACAACCAAAATACAAACATTATAGTGTCACTCTTTATGTAATTGGTGGTTACGGAACCAAGTTTTGGCCTCAAACAATGAAAGTCCAAGATATGTATTACAAACTAATGGACGACGCTTGGGATTATACTCATAACTTTACAAATATTCCTGTGGATGTTTATCACAAAAAAGTTAAATCCTGTGATGAATTTGATGGCGAATTAGAAACCTTTTAATCAATCTCAAAAATACTTCCTGAAAAACTATTGGGATGATATGATTGTACTTTAAAAATATCAATTTCCTTATTAATTTTCGATTCAACCCAATCTTGAATTATTAATTCAGAATCATCCTCATCCTCAAGAGAAAAGAAATTAAAAACCTCATCACATAAAACGGAACTAATAAAAAGTTTACCACTCCAACCGTCATAAGTTATTTCAGAAGTTTTATCAGACTCATTTAAAACAAAAAATATTCTAGTACTTGTGATATTACTATAATGTTTAATTTTTTTCTTAATCATTTTTAAATCTTTACCATCCAAAAATTTAAAGACAACCTTTTCTAATTTATTTTCTGTGATTAGGTATTTCATAATGATAAATAGTTTAATTTAAGGTATTCTCAACGCTTCTGCTTTAAGATTTATACCTAATAGGGTTTTAGACACCTCAATATTTATGGTATTCTCAACATATCTCGTTAAAACATCTTCAACCATAGGGTATTCAATTGAAAAAAACGATTCAATTTCTTCAGTTAATTTGTGATAAATAACACAAACTTTATCACTTTTTCTAATTCTAATCTGAGCATACTCATCTTCTTCGTTTTCTATAAAGTAATAATCATTATCAGTTTCTTTAATGACATAGTTTTTATTGTCCACATACTTGAAGACAATATTTTGTAATTTGTTTTCGTTAATCTCAAAATTCATATTAATAAATATTTGTTTTTCCCATAATATTTTATTACCTTTGTAAAAAAGAAAAAGATATGGGAATGTTCGATTACTTATTTATTGATACAAATTTACTTCCAATAACAAAAGAAGAAAAGGAACTAATTGGTGAAAATCACGAATTTCAGACAAAGGATTTTGACAGAGAATTAACTGAAATTTACATAACCAATGAAGGTGAGATTAAAGTTAACAGGTTTGAAATGGAAGAAGTTCCAAATGAAGAAAGACCATATATGAATGAGGTTGGAATATCTAATCTTTTTGGTTGTTTAAGAAGAGTTAACGAAAGACTTGAGACAATTAATCACCACGGATATGTTAGATTCTACACAAATGTTAATGAAACTTGGTTTGAGTTCTCAGCTAAGTTTACTGATGGTAAAATGGTTAATATAGAGAGGGTGAACGACTAATTATCACCATATAGTTTTAGAGATAATGAAGTTGATTCATTATTCAGTTTACTTTCGGTATATTTTAATATAATGTCAGTTGACATTATATCACTAATAGAAAAAAAAGAAGATAGATGTTCAATTAGGTTTGGATATATAAAACACTTCTCATCACTTTTTCTAACATTTATTGTTGCGTAATGGTGTGGAGGCTCACCAAAAAAATAATAATTGGTTGGAGTTTCCCTAATGGTAAAGTTTTTACCGTCCAAGTATTTAAATATTACTTGTTCCAATTTACCACCACTAATCTCGAATTTCATATCATATAAATATATGAGATGTTGAATTAAGTTATGTTTGAGATAAAACCTTATTTATTTCATAAAATTTACTTGTAGGACCTAATTTGGTTTCAGTCACCTTACAATCCAATACTTCCCCAACCTTTTCATCCCTATTACAACCATTTAACCAAGTTGTCGATACCTTAGAATTTAATATCTCTTCCACCCGAGACTGAAGAAGAAATTGTGCCTGAATTGTTGTAGACACCTTAGAATTTAACACTTTTTCCACCTGTCTGATATGTGGGGAATGTCTTTTCGTAGTTGTAGACACCTTAGAATTTAATACCTCTTCCACCATAATGCTTTTTTTTGAAAATTTAGAAGTAGTTGTAGACACCTTAAAATTTAATACCTCTTCCACCAACCCTACTGACTTAAAGGATAAACTTTCAGTTGTAGATACCTTAGAATTTAATATCTCTTCCACTTCAGGTGCATAGTCGTAAAATAATTTCCCTGTTTCAAACACCTTAGAATTCAAAACCTCTTCCACCCATTCACTAATAATCGGTACAAACTCCTTATATTCCATAGAAAAAAACTGAAAAAAATCAACAAAGAAAGAATATCTCCACCACAATTCACCTGACTTGGTAAATTCAAAATACCAATACTTCTCTTCCCTATCTATAAACCAAATACTATTTTCGTGGGGAATAATCTCAACATTAGATAAATCCTTATATAATTTATCAAATATAATTTTTTTAATTTTATCTGAAATCATAATACAAAGATAATGATAAATTATCAAATAAACAAATACAAAATTTTAATTAATTATTATCAGGGGGAGGAACAATCCAACTTTTAAGATATGGTACAGTCCTGAGCAAGTTAACACCTAAAATATTTTCAACGTATTCACTAACAAAATCTATAGAGTAAGGATATTCAATAGAAAAAAATGATTCAATTTCATCCAAAAAATCAATACTAACATAACAAATCATATTGTCTTTTCTAACCACAATATGTGCATTATTTCCATCTTCTGAAAAATAATAACCGTCGGGAGTTTCTTTAATAGATAATTTAATAGTCAAATACTTAAAAATTACCTGCCCCAATTTATCACTATTTATCTCGAATTTCATATGGTATAAATATGCATTAACTTTTACTTTGATAGCTTGGTAATGAATCAGTTGAACCATCAGGTTTAATGGAAGATGTGGTAAAATAAGCCACAGGATTTCCCTCATTATCCGATTGAAATAATAACTTATGGGCGGAAGATATAACATGCCATAATTTTAATTGTGATTCGTAATCGGGATTATCTTCTTTAAAATAAACTTTGTAAGTATACAGGGGGAATATATCAGAACCAATTCCTTCAGTTGTTCCACGTTCAATAACAATTTTATCCACCCAATTAAATTCAGGGTCATTAGTTTTAAAATTAATATATTTTTGAATAACTTTGGTAAGTTTATTTTCGGTGATTAAGAATTTCATATATTACATAAATACATTAATTTAAGGTATTATCAATAAATTGAAAAACCGGTAAAATTCTTTATTGGTGTTAGGCACCTTTAATATATATACTAATAATTTCTTCATAGGTTATATCGTTATCAAATGCGAAAACAACATCGGCAATCATCCCCGTGTGTTTTTCAAACCATTTTAATAAGTATTTCTCCACATCTTCAAGTTCTTTAATAGAAAACATATCACTAATCAAAAAATAAATACTTTCCAAAATATTAATATCGTAATCACCATTATCATCGTGTCTAATAAGTACATATGGTTTTTTATCAGGGTCAACCCAAACAACCAAATTACCTTCTTTAATATGTTCCAAATTTTCAAATTGTTTGGTGATAAAAGAATCAATAATCCTATCCAATTTATTTTCGGTGATTAAGAATTTCATATAACATAAATATAATATTTTAACCCTTTTTTAACATCGAGATGTGTAACGACCCATCCATCCATACGTGAGAAACTTTAATGTTTAAGGTCTCCTCAACATATCTTGTTAAAACATCTTTGATTTTAAGTTTATTAATTGAAAAAAATGATTTAATTTCTTCGGTTAAATCATAGAATAAAGAACACTCCATATCACTTTTTCTAACTCTAATCTGAAGATATTCATCATCTTCGTTTTCTAAAAAGTAATAATCATAAGGAGTTTCTTTAATGATAAAGTTCTTATTATCCAAATACTGAAAGATTATATTATCCAATTTATTTTCTGTTATTAAAAATTTCATTTATTACATAAATAGATTAATTTAAGGTATTCTCAACTACGCAATTAAAATAGTTGGAGATAAAAATGTTTTAGATACTTTAATATTTAGGATATTCTCAACATATTTTTTTAAAACATCTTTAACCATAGGAAATTCAATTGAAAAAAACGATTCAATTTCTTCACTTAATTTGTAATAAATAAAACAAACCATATCATTTTTTCTGATTCTAATTTGAACATATTTATCGCCCTCGTTTTCCAAAAAGTAATAATCATAAGGGGTTTCCCTAATGATAAAGTTCTTACCTTCCAAATACTTAAAGACAACCTTCTCCAACTTATTATCACTTATCTCGAATTTCATATTAATTATCTTCCCCCGTTCCTTTATAGATTAATTTTATACAATCGGGAGATATATCTTCAAAGGTGACAATATGGTAATCATAATCTTCATAATGATTATCTTTATACCAAGTAACACCAGCACATTCTGTATCAATCATCCAAACATCATCATCCCAAGTTGATTCATACCAATAATTTTCATTTTCAGAATCAGTTGCAAACACAGCGGGAACACATTCTTCTTTAGAAAAGTTTTCAGAGTATGTTTTATAACAATCACCAACAGATACCAATAAACCTGATTTAAGAATACTATCTCTAACCAAAGGCGGGGATTTATGATAAACAAATTTACTTGGTTTATGTTTCTTTCCCATAGGTTTATAATCCTCATTCAAACCCATCATCTCTTGTATTCTATGTATTTGTTCTTGTAGTTTCATATAGTAATAAATATATATAATTCACCTCCAATTAATACTATCGTAAGAATTAGTTATTTTAACATTTAAAATATTATTAATATATTTTTTTAAAACATCTTTTACTTTAAGATTATCAATTGTAAAAAACGATTTAATTTCATCAGATAATTCGTATCTAATAAAACAACTCATATCACGTTTTCTAACCTTAATCTCAACATATTCATCGGACTCATTTTCAAAAAAATAATAAAAATTATCAGTCTCCTTAATGATAAAGTTTTTACCATCTAAATACCGAAAGATAATCTTATCTAACTTATTCTCATTAATTTCAAATTTCATATAGTAATAAATATAAGGGAGGTAAGATTAATTATCCGTCAATATAGGAGACAGAAATTTTAAGATTAAATTTGTTTTTAACATACCTACTTATAAAGTTTTTAGAATCAATTTCACTAATAGAAAAAAAGGAACTAATTTCCTTTACTAATTTAAAATAAATAAGACAAATCATATTGTTTTTTCTAATCTTAATCGGAGGATATTTATCATCCAAAGTCAAAAAGATATACTCCAAAGGAGTTTCCCTAATAACAAAATTCTTATTATCCAAGTACTTAAAGATAACCTTCTCCAACTTATTTTCATTAATTTCAAATTTCATATAGTATAAATATACGAAAATAAATTAACATAATTACTCAGACCAATAGTTAACGACGAATAAACCAATAACATTTTTTATTTCAATTTTTGATAATTTAATATCCAAAGTTTTATTAACATAATTTGTTAATACCTTAATTAAGTAATCATCGTTTAGTGAAAAAAATGTTTTAAGTTCTTTTGATAATTTATAATGAACAAGACAATACATATTATCTTTTTTAACCCTAATCCTAGAAATTATATCACTCTTATCTTCTAAAAAATAATAGTCATCATCAGTCTCCTCAATAATGAAATCTTTTCTATCTAAATACTTAAAGATTACCTGTTCCAATTTATCGTCACCTATCTCAAATTTCATATAGTATAATTATTTGTTCATCACCTCAAAATTAATGTCACCATTAAAAGGAATCTCCAACATCTTTAAAATATTGTGGACAGATTCACCATACTTTTCCTTTAAATAATAAACGGGTTTGTTCTTTACATCATCGGGTAATTTATCCCAATCAATATCAACCATTAAAACTAACTCAGGTCTATAACCCAAGTAGTTAACAAAGAAGTCAACATCAGTAATCAATTCATTACTATGTTTAATTAAAACTAATTTAATACCTTTTAATTTTGATTTAGAAATATCCATATAGTATAAATATACGAAAATAAATTAACCCAATCACTCACTCACGTTTTTTTTACTTCGTAATCGTTCCCCCCATCTACGATGTGGGTCACTAAAAAACTTTCATTCGTAATTGTGTTCCTTTATTTTCCCCCATTTATGGTGTCCCCATTTACGAAGGGAATTATAAGTATGATATGGTAATTCTATTATTGTGTTGTAGATAAATTCGGTTATTAAGATATTATTTGAGTAAAAAAATCATCGAACTTGGACATATACTTGGACAAAGTGTCCAAGCTAAATTTTAAAATAACCAAAATGGGGAATTGTTTAGTATGATAATTTATGGTAAGTTAATTTAATATCTATATGGGGAGATTTCATCTCATAAGAAGATAATACTAATAACTTATATGGTATCAGAATAGTATATTCCCCATAATGAAGGGGACTTTAAAGTGGTGTAAATTGACCACTTTAGTTGTCACTAAAGTTCCCCGTTGAAGGTATATGAATGACTCTTCTAACACACTAAAGTGTTTCCCGCGTTTATGGACAATAACTCTAATTTTTCTCTGGGAAACGTATATAGTAAAAAAAATGGTTCCTACGATATCAGGAGAAGGGATTTTTTACGTTTTTGATACTGAGAACGACAATAATGGGGGTAAATAATAATGGTGGAGTGGGAATAAGTGGTAAGAAATGTTAGTGAAGGGGATTATCCCCTATCTGACACTCAACTGACATTTTGACAAAATCAAGAAATTTAACATATATTTTTATTAACAATCCCCTTTATTAATACCAATATCTCAATTATTTTTATATAAAAAGTATGTACAAAACAGGTATTTTAGAGGACTACAAAACCTCAATAGAAAAAAACGAGAACATATACAAAGTATATTATGAGAAAAATGATTATAAGGGGACTTGTGAGTATAGGGAACTGAATCTTAATGGAAATAAAAAACCCATCTCTCAGAGGTGTCTATTATTAACACATTGTGAGATGGGGGACATTATAGAGGATATTCACAACAACCAAAAATTATCATCAGAAGATTTTCACGATGTATCAATGGATATCAGAAATCATTCATATGATAGGGTTATGGATTTTCTCTTAAAGAAAAACAATACTTAATTTCTCTATACGCTTTTTTAAAGTAAACATTCTCATTAGAAAAAGCTTCAACTTCATAGGGGTGATTCTCATATCCGTGAAGATCTAACAATCTTGAGTAGTGGGTCTTACAAGGTTGTAAGTAATGAGTATATTCGTGAATGAAAGTTTTAATAAACATATCCAAGGTCTTAATTTTTTTTCTCATAAAGTGAATCTCATTATCATCCGAGTCGTAATACCCGTGAACACCATCAACTTCTTTTTTCCCCAAGACATAAACCAATTCTTTTTTTCTTCTTTTATTAATCCCCATCTCTTTCCCACAGAAAACTGAGAGAAGGTCCACAATATACCACATATCTTCTTTGGGGATATCTTTTAATTTCATTTTCTTTTTTAGTTTCATCTTATTTGTTTTAGTTTTCCGTCTTTTAATACTGGTCTTAAATCGTTATCTGTAATAATGAGAGGAGTATAATATTTTAATTCAGTTATAGGTGGGTTTAATAATTTATCTAACTCTACAACATAAAGGGGGATGTGACCAACTCCAAGTTTCTTGTTTCCAATATGCTCAAACCATTCCATTAATACATCCCTTACTTCTTCTTTCCCCATAGTGAATACCTTTTCAATAAATCCCCACACCTCATCATTATGAACCCAAAAGTAATTGTTCTTAACATCCTGTTCCCCGATTATAGTAATACCTTTTTTATAAAAGTAAGATTGGGGATAATCACAATGTGAATGAATGGTGCAGTCCCTAAACTGATCATCAAGCCAATCAAATATTATTTTCTTTTTCTTATCCATTAATTGTAAAGGATGTTCCTGAAAGTGATATGTTGAATGGAAAACAAACTATTGTATCAGTTAATTCATCCATCGGTATTGAAAGACTATCTGAAAGAAATGATTTTACAATAACCTTAATAGTATCATCATCCGTAGATAATATATATTTAAGTTCATTATATATGGAAGAATAGATATCAATGAATGAACAACTCTTACTTAACTCAATTTCATTATGGTTTATAGATTCATAGAATTTGTAAAATCCATATTGCTGATTAACATTAAATCTTTTTGATTTAAGATATTTAACTCCCATTCTGATTACAACATCTTCCATAATACAAAGATACGAAATAATTTGTAAATAAAAAAATTTGTTTATGTCATTTTTTTTTCATACCTTTGTATTGTAATCATTTGTTAAAGATGGGGACCGAGTATACTCCACCCTGCTTATATATGTAAAATAAAAGTTGGGGCGTGAAGGAGTATACCCTCTGCGATAAGAACCCCCATCGAACCCGTCTCGGTTATCACCACCGACAATACAAAGATACTAAATTATTTTGACATAAACAAATTTATTAAAGATAATATTACACTTCTTTTTTAATAACGTTTAATAACTTTCTCCCATACTTCTTCTCAACAGAATATGCCTCAATCTCAAATGGATGATTATCATACCCGTGAGTATTAAGCAGTTCCATATACTTAGTTCTACAAGGTTGAAGATAATGTGTATACTCGTGAACAAATGTTCTTAGTAACTCCCCAACGGTTTTATTAGCATTAAGAAATAATGATATACTATTATCAATGGGGTCATAACAACCAGCACATCTCTTATCCCCAAGCATGTTACCATATATCTTAATACCAAGAGTAGTTCTCTTTCTTTTATTAACCCCAAATGTAACCATACAATACTGAAGGGAACTTTTCAGTACCTTCGTTAATTGTTTATTAGTTAAGGTGTTTAGTTTAGTAGAACTTTTCATATAACAAAGATACAAACTTTATTCTCCCCCACCAAATAAAAATGTATTAATAGTTATTAACATTATAACTTATTAACAATATTTGGCATGGTGGATTATATGTTGATAAGTTTATTTGGTTATGTCATTGTAATTACATCACCCCCATATCTTACTTATAAGAAGACCTAATTGGTAGGGGGGTTAAAAGACCAAATAGTATGACATACCTCCCCTCTGAGTGGGGGTATATGGGGGTATACCCCCTCCCTCCCCCGTATCCCCCCCTATATATGACATTTTGACTTGTAAAAACCCGCCTTAATCCCTTTTGCAAAGTATATGTAAAAAAAATCTGGAAAAAATTTTTAAGAAAAATCCCCCATATTTCTAAAGGCGTGTAAAACTGAAAAAAAAATTCTGGAAAAATTTTAAGGAAATTCTTATATTTGTATTTATGATTAAAATAAGAATATGAAAATTATTATTAACGAAAGACAATTTAATGACCTTATATATAAAAGAAGATATGGTCAGATTAAAAAACTAATTGATAATTTATCAAGTAATCCTGATATGTATTACGATGAGGATGAATTCTATAATGATATTAAAGATTTGGTTTATAAGAATGTATTTTTGGGAGATAAGGAAGGATTACATTGGAATGAGATTGATAGGGATGATTTAATGTCTTTTATTGATGACCATTTTCAAGAGTATATTAGAAACATATATAGGGATAATCAATAATGTATTTATTATTAAATCCCCACTCTCTTATACAGGTGGGGTTTTTTATTTTTTAATATATTTATATATAAAAATATTATTATGAAAAAAACTATAAGATTAACTGAGTCCGATTTGATAAAACTGGTTAAAAGGGTGATTAAAGAACAATCTACAGATAACAATCTTTTATGGGAAAATTTTGTTAAAGTTATGATGACCGTAAAACCAAAACCAACATTACGTGACTTTAAATATAATTATCCAGAACAGAAAAATGCTCAAGCGTTAAATTGGTTTACATCACCAAATTATTTATATTCGGTATCAATTAATAATGTTAAACCTGAGATTTCAATAGAAGCTCAAATTAAAACACCTGAAATTAAAATATGGTGGAAAAATAGAGGATATAACTTTAATAGTTTAACAAGTATACCAATATCATTTGATAACGCTCAAAAAGTTAAAGACGATTTAACTGAATTTTTTTCCGTATTTTCGGCAACTGAATACCAAAAATAATAAATTAGATATTAATTAAATCCCCCCATCTTATATAGGTGGGGTTTTTTATTTGTTAATATATTTATCTATATGAAATTCATTATAACAGAATCACAAAGTAATCGAATGTGGTTATTGAGAAGGTATGATTTGGTTGAGGAGGCTTTTAAGGAATCGGCCAAATATGTTAACCGTTGTAAATTTAATTCTTTTAATGACTATGAAAGAAGATTTTTATATTATATGATGGATGACCTTCATCCCCATTTTTATGACATTGAAGGATTTGATTATAAGGGAACAATGAAGGAACTGCAAGATATGTTTTATGTTGAGATAACTGAGTTGTATTTTGATAGACGATGTTAATTCGTAACCCCGAACCGACCGAACTCACTTCGTTCGATCTCAATCCCCCCGCCCCCTTTTTTTTTGAGATTACGATATATTTATATATAAAAATAATATTATGAAAAAAAGAGTTATAAGATTAACTGAATCTGATTTAGTAAAACTCATTAAAAGAGTTATAAATGAAGAACAATCTTCCACTTTACCATCTTCAGTAAAATCATTATCCAATTTTTTAAAGGGTTTTGATTGCGGTAATATATCTAATAAATTTCCTCATTGGAAACCAAATCCAAATAACGAATTTTATGCGTCGTCAATAAAAGTTAATGTAAAGGAAGTTGGTGATGTTACTAGAGATACAAGATGTTGGGATTATAATAAACCATTACAATGGTCAGTATTTGTAAATGGTACTCCTGATGAATTTGCCTCCATTAGATTTACTAAAACACAAAGTGGGATATTTTTCTTTTATAAAGACAAATATGGTAAAAGAGGACAATTAGATATATCAGGAAATGAATCTCAGGCTCTTAAAATTACAAATAGTATATTATCAAGTTTTAATGATGTTTAAATAAAAAAATAATTTAATATGTCCCCACCTTCATATACAGGTGGGGTTTTTTATTTTTTATTATATTTATTATTATGGGAAAATTTCTAATTACAGAAGAAGAAAAAAAACATATTTTATCGTTATATAATATTGATGAGGCATTAACCCCATCACAATATAGACCTTACGTTAAAGAATTTAATAGAGAAAGATATTCTGAGATATTTAAAACCTTGGGAGATAAATACGACCACGATAAAAATTATTATAGAATTTATATTCCTTTGGTTGAAGGAAAAAAAGAAGGTCCTGTATCACCAATACAAAAAGAGGTTGAGGATTTTTTAAAACAAAATGGATATCAGGTATTGGATTATATTAAGGGTATTGTAAAATTTGGTGAATCAAAAAATACGACAACAATTGGTAAAGCTTTAACAAGAATGAAAGCCGATAACTTAATGAAAAAATTTGTTTCGGATGAATCAAGGAAAGCTTTAACATCTGACTCTGGAGGTTTATTGGTTGTTATTTCAAGACACCCTTATGATATTGCTGGTTCGGACACAGATAGAAATTGGACAAATTGTATGACAATGGGTCACGAATCATCACAGAGAGTTCAAAAGTTAAAAAAAGAATATGAGGATTTAATTAAAAATAATCCAGATACCGAAGATATTTTAAGAAAACAAAATTATGAAAAATTAAGTCGTGGTGAAGATATTGATTTTGATGGAATGAAGAAAAAATTTGACGATGCCGCGGCCGTATCAAAAAAAATCGATAAATTAGAAAGAGAGATTGAAAGTAGAAAAGAAAGAGGTCAAAACGTTAAATACATTATTGAAGATGTTAAGGAAGGTTCATTGGTTTCATATTTAATTAATAAAAATGATAAGGACATTAAAAACCCCATTTCAGTTTTAAACATTAAACCATATATTAATGAACAAAATAAAAATGATTTTATTTTGGTATCTGATGAACAAATGTATGGTCAAGGAAGACCTGAATTTAAACAAACGGTTGATAATATTTTAAGTGAAATTAATGGTGTTGGTAAAGAAGGGTTTTATTGTTTAAATGAAAAACTATACGCCGATAGTCCTGAAAGAATTGGTATTTTTAATGACGACTTTCTTAATGAGGTAACCGAAGGAATTAAAAAAGTTTTTGTGGAAAATATTGATAAAATTTCTAAGGATTTTTATAATATGGCGGAATCTGATATGATGCGTGAAATTACTTATAGCATTCAACAACTTTTGGATGGTGATGAAGATGATTATGACGAAAAATTTAATGAACATATAAAAACACTTGAAGACGAACTTGGAAAAAAACAAAAAGAAATGATTGAAGGATTTAAAAAATGTTTTTTTAATGAAGTTAATAATAATTTTTTTAATAAAGATTTAATAAATAACGAAATTAGACATTTCACAGGAAAAAAAGTAGACAAATATAATGTTATTAATACTTTGTATGAAAGGTTATATTATGAAATTTTTGAAGGAGGTTGTAGTTCCGACAATTTCAAAGACCAAATGGAATACATTGGCTCGGTAGTTTATGATAAAATTGCCGGAATCTAAAATATTTATTATTATGAAGTACATTATAACCGAAAACAGATTAAACGATTCTATTTTAAAATATATTGAGGAGTATTATAACTGGGATGAACTTTATACCGAGGAGGATGAGGAATTTGAAGATAATTTATTTGTTATAGATACAAGTGGTGATTATACCGATGTTTTTTATTATTCGAGAGATTATAATAATTCAGGTGATAACGTACTTGAGATTTATGATACCAATTTTATTGATACTATGAATGGTTTATTTAGCGAACATTGGATTCCAATTTTTAAAAAATTTGTAGAATATAAATTCGAGATTGATATCGATTTTATTAAAGCCGTGTAAATATTTATTGTTATGGGATTACATTCGTATTTTGGAAATAAGTCATTTGACGTTGTATTTGGAAAAACAATTAATAACGTAATTAATTCTTATCTTAAAAAAGTAACCGACATAGATTTTGATTATGAGTTTGAAATAAAATCAAGACACGCTAATGACGATGAATATTATAATTGGATTGTTGAGGTTTATACTGACATTCCTTTACCTCGAACATTTAACTATAATGATGAATATAAAATAAAAAAGAAACTTGATGGATTCCATCATAGCATATTATCAAATGAAATTAAAGATATGTTATCCAATATTGGCGTAGATACAAGGTCTTTTGGGAATACGGTTGGTGTTAAGCTTATGAATTTGAAATAGTATGAAAATAATAATAACTGAATCACAACATAAATTAATAATGGAAGAATTATCTGGTCATAAATTTATTGCTGTAATTAAATGTCCTAATCGTAAAAATCCTGTAGAAAAGGTTGAAGAATTTTTAATTACCGATGAAGATATTGAAGATTATTTAAGTGAATCTGAAGACGAGACGGTTCAGGACGCAATAAATTATTATATTGACGATTATCTTAACGCTCTTGAACAACAATTTTGTTCCGCCAAATTATATGACCCTAGAGAATATTATAAACTTACGGGTTATGAACCTTCATTGTATTTTAAAAGAAGATAATTTTACTGAATAGTTTTAACGTAAATGTTAAATTCATTATTCATCCATTTTTTAAACTGACTTTCCCATTTATCGGAAAACATTGAATCCAAATTATCCTTTAATTCACGACTTAACTCTACAATGGGACACCTTTCACAACCATCATCAAAATATTCTTCCGAATACCAACGAAACGCTTCATAGTCTTCACCATAATCACTAAAATAAAATTGAATTGCGTCGTCAGTCTCATTACCATCTTCATCATAATCGTAAGTAAAATTTAACTCACCCTCTTCATTGTTCATAAACATATCAACAACATAATCATATATTAGATTGTCCAATTTATTTTCTGATATTAAGTATTTCATATGTAATAAATAGTTAATTTATTTATAAATATAAATAAATAGTTAATTTATTTATATTTATAAATTATGGAAGAGAACAAAGTTAAACCTTTTTATAAAAAACTTTTCTTTAAGTATTGGGATACCGCAGGACCTGGTTATGATAGAAGTTTTAAAAATTTTTTTGATACTGCGAAAAATGGTATTAGTGAATCTGATATAGAATATATGTTATTTGAATATATTGGAAAGGATAAAGCAATAAAAGAGGTTCGTGAATTTCTTAGTAAAGAACATCATATAAAACCAAGTAATCATAGTTCATATGATTTTACTTTTACAACAAAAATAAAAAGTGTTCATAACGAAAATGATTTCTTGGTTGATTGTAAAGTTGATACTAAAAATGGTATGGTGAATATTCAGGGAGATGACCAAATGTCACTAGATGACGCTTTAAGTAATGAGGATTACGGTTGGGAAGTTGAAGGTGAAGTTGTTGATTGTATTAATGAGTATTTTGATGAAGAGATTAGAACCAAAATAGGTATAAGAATTAGTGTTGGTTCTATAGAAGAATAATAACTTTTGACATTTAAATATATCTTAGTTATATTTTATCTAATGAAGTTTGATTTAAATAAAATATACCAAGGAGATTCATTAAATTTATTAAAAGAATTACCTGACAATTCTATTGATCTTGTCATAACATCACCACCTTATGCCGATATGAAAACATATATCGATTTTAAAGGTATATTAGCAGATGATTATGTTGATTGGTTTATTCCTTATTGTGTTGAGATATGTAGAGTTTTAAAACCAACGGGCTCTTTCATTCTTAACATTAACGATAAAGTAGAAGATGGGTTTAGACATCCATATGTATTCGATTTAATCTCAAGATTACATAAAGAATCAAATCTTAAATTATTTGAGAGATTGTTTTGGAATAAAATGAAAGGTCTACCAAATAGAAGTAGATTTGGTGATAGGGTTGAGTATATATTTTGGTTTGCAAAACAAAAAGGATTTTATTTTGATATTGATTCTATGAGAACACCTTATTCTGAAGTTTCAATAAATAGAATGAAAAAACCACTCAAAAAAAGATATTCTAGAAATGAAGGTGATGATGATTTAAAAGAATATAAAGATTGGGCACCAAATCCGTTAGGGGCATTACCAACAACACTTGTTAACATATCTTCAGAATCAAAAAAAATTGTGGATAATCACGTGGCGGTATATCCTGTAGAGTTTGTAAAATATTTCATTAAAGGATCTACAAAGGAAGGTGATTTGGTTTTAGACCCGTTTATGGGTGCTGGAACAACAGGGGTCGCTTGTAAAGAGATAAAGAGAAATTTTATAGGTTTTGAAATACAGGAAAGTTATGTGGAATTTGCCCAAAACAGAATTTCACAATATTTATCTTAAATGAAATACCTTTTAACAGAATCTAAATTAGAGAAAATTATTGAAAATTTTATATTAAATGAATTTTCAGACTTAAATGTTATTAGTGTGTCGTTTAAAGAACAAGGTGTATATTTAGCATCAGACGACAAGTCAATTACAAGAAATGTTATTTGTGTGGTAGTCGACCCATTTAATAGATCTAATGGTAATTTAGAAGATATACACAATAGATTTCCTTATGATATTAGAAGGAATTTATTTAATTCTCTTGATAGTATGTTTGGTTTAGGTCTTACAGAATATGGGTCGGAGTGGGAATTAGAAGTTTATGGAGTTACTTTAATTAAAATTTAAAAAAATATGTTTGAACTGACAAACAATATAAAAGTTTTACCACAAAATAATAACTTTTATAATGAGAAATTATTAAAGTCAGTTAAACAAATTTTAGAACTCCACTACCATCCATTAAATTATACTTTAGTAGTTAACAATAACTATGAGATTTTTTTTAAAGAACCCGCGATGATATTTCATTATCCATCAGGAAATTCGACCGCTTTTTTCGGTGATATCGATTCTTACGGTAAATTTAATACTTGTTTTGATACCTCAAATATGGATAGTTTATATCAGTATTTTGATTACTTTATACCGATAATAGTAGATAAGCTTGAGATATATGTTAGGGAATATTCCCAACATACTCAAAATAACTTATATAAAATGGTGAAGAATGTCTATAAGACAGATATTTATAAGTTATGATTGATAATATTATTAAAAATATATTAAGAGAGGAATCCGAAGTTAAGGAGATGGGTATTAAGATTAACAAACTAGTGTCCAGACAACCCGGAAATTATTTAGTCAAATCAATGAAGGCTAAAGAGAAGAATAAAAAAGAAAGTGAAAAGATTCAACTAAAACAGATGAAGTTTGATAGTTTAGTCGAATCTTTATCTGAAATGTACAATAACATAAGAGAATCAATAAAAAACCTTGATTGGAGGGAGTTAAAATTATACCAGTACAATAGACATTATTATGTAATTTTTCCAAGAAAAATAATGTCAATGTGTACCGCATTTAATAAATTATATGATAAAATACAAGACATTTATCACTATAAAGGTCATTTTTTAAAAACATTTAGATTTAGTAATGAACTTGAAAGTATGTACGTCGCCATAAATGGATATATGTCAGACTATTCGAATTTACCTAAAGGAGTATCAGGCATTGAGTTATATTTAGATAGTGGTACATTAAATAGAACCCATTTTCCTGGAGGGTTACCCTACTCGTTTTTAGGTCTTAATTTAGGTGTTAAAGTATATAGAAAAATGTTGGATGATAAAGGATTTATACAATCCGGATCTGACGCATCTGAATCCGCTCAAAATATGTGGAGACAATTAATACAATCTTCAGATTTAAGTTGTGCGATAACTAAATATGGTGTAATTGTATTTGATAAAAATTTAAGTAAAGAAGAAAAAATTAAATATTTGGCAGAATTTGTTCTTGATAAGTATGGAGATGAAAGAAGAAGAAGGTCTTTTGATGTTGATAAGGATATTTTCTTTGATAGTGCTCTAACATCTCAAATAGGTAGAAACAATATTCAAAAAATGTTAGATGACATATTTCAATATACAAAGGATGAGGGAGATAACCAAAAAAGACCGTATGAGGATGGTTTTATTATTGATATATTAAACGAAGAATAAATGTGGACCGATATTATAAATTTTATAAAAGAATTATTTACAGGTCTTTTAAGTCAAAATACTGAATTAAAGGAGAGAATATCTAATTTGTTTAGAATAATTTCTCTATTGTATATTGAGGTTACGGAGAAAATTCAAAAAAATGAATACCCCTATAGTATTGGTACTTTATTAATAATATTAACCGAGAATCTATATAACACTTTAAAAAATTATATACCTGTTAAACAACAGGATTATTTCTTTAATTTAATTAAAGAAATTAAAGACCCTGAAAAATTTTATTACAATAGAGATGATAGTAATGTGGTAGAAATATTAAACGAAATATCTTGGGATATTAATTTATTAAGTGAATATTTAAAAAATTTATAAAATGAATATTGAAAAATTAAGAGGTCACATTCCTGAATCAGTTATGAAGGAATTACCCGATGCAATTAGTAAATTTAATATAAACTCTAATCTTAGATTAGCGCACTTCTTATCGCAATGTGCTCACGAATCAGGAAATTTTAAGGCGGTGTCTGAGAATCTAAATTACTCTAAAGATGGTCTTATGAAAATTTTTCCAAAATACTTTCCTGGTAATTTAGCGGAATCTTACGCAAGAAACCCCGAAAAAATTGCATCAAGAGTGTATGGTAGTAGAATGGGTAATGGTGATGAAACAACTAAGGAAGGCTTTAAATTTAGAGGTAGAGGTTTTATACAATTAACCGGAAAGGTGAATTATGAAAAATTTACAAAATTTATTGGTGAAGATTGTACATCTAATCCTGATTTAGTTGCAACCAAATATCCGTTATCATCCGCAGCCTTTTTCTTTGATAGTAATAAGTTATGGACGATTTGCGATAAAGGAGCAACTGATGATGTGGTAACTCAAGTAACAAAAAGAGTTAATGGTGGTAATATAGGTCTTGCCGACAGGATAAAACACTTTAAAGAATATTATAAATTATTGTCTTAATAAAAAACCCCTCTATTGAGGGGTTTTTTCTTTACAGGAACTCAATTTCATTTGTTTTTGGATTCCATTCTACCGTGAATGGTTTGTAATCGTAAAAATAACTCTCATTTAATACAGATGCGTTAATAAAATGAGTGTTTCCATCAAAAACTACATTACGAGCGCTATGGATATGTCCGCAAACGTGAATTTTTGGTTTTATTTCCTTTATTTTTGTGGTCAGTAGTTCACAACCTAACGGAGTTTGACTACCAAAAATTTTATCAACATAACCCCAAGCAGGTCCGTGTGTTATTAGAATATCAATATCATTAGGAATCAAATCCCATTTACCTTTTAGTTCCTCACCATTACGAGGTAGATTGAAAGCCCAATTATAAAATTCAGGTTGCCAAGGACTACCCCATACCTTAATCATATCTTCAGTATTTTCACCAATCATATCGATTTGGTCTTGTAGGTAAGTAATATTCTTATAGAAATCTAAAATTTCTTTGGTTTGTTCTGGGTTGTCTTGAAATCCCCAATCGTGATTACCAGCGATAAAGATTTTATTAGTGTAATTATCTAAACCATTAAACCACTTACAAAATTGTTGAATTTCGTGTTTATATCCCATCGAAGATATATCACCAGCATGAATCAACAAATCACCACCTGGTAAATCTTTGGTTATCTGATTGTGTTTATTGTGAGTGTCGGATATAAATGTGATTTTCATAATACAAAGATACGTAATTTATTTTAATTTACAAAATTTTTGTCAACATATAAATCAATTGCAGATATTTGTAAGTCATCAATACACTCCCTAATAGAAATACCTAATTCTTTAGCTCTATCGAAAACGTATTTTCTAACCCCTTGATTATCATAATCAGGTTGAGATTTAATAAATTCTACAGTACGTTTAATTGTAAAAAAATCCAAGGTTGTTATGTTTATTATCATAGTACGAAGATACAAAATTTATTTTAATTTACCAAATTAATCCCACCAAGCCTCTATATTATTCTCCATTAATTTGAACAGTACTCTTTTTGCTTTTCTATGATTTTCCATAGAAATTAATGACGCAATTCTACTTTTTGACTCATTGGGATTTTCACTCAAAATATTTTTATAAGTTCTTGGATATTTTTTGAAGTAGTCATCAAAGTTTTCAGATACTTCAGTGATTTTCAATTCCTTATGTCCTGGTGTATCACAATCAACAAAATCATATGTAGACTCGTGATAATCCATATATTCCATATGGTAATACTCTTCACGAACTTTACCCATCAACCTAACACAGGTCATCATTATTTCAGCATCACGTTTAGCTCGAGTATGAAAATCTCTTTTACCAATGTAATCGGCTTGAAAGGTAATTTTCTTCATCATTATTTCCCAAATGAAATGGTCGTCCCAATCTCTATCTTTCCAAATAGTTGGAAACCATCTGATTAGATTTTTAATACCATTGACAAAATCTTTGTGGTAATATCTACCCTCAAATTTCCACCAAAGTCCAATGTTTTCAATTACTTTTTTCATAATACAAAGATACAAATTATTTCTGAAATAAAAAAATTAAACTTTTTGTAAAAATAAATCTGAAATTTTATCGTTTTTTAGTAAATTAAACTCGTTTTGATATTTTAATTTCATAATGTCCGATATTTCAAAATCCCATTTTTTTATAAAATTTTCAAATAATTTTTCGGATGCCGAAATATGTTCTTTAGTCTTACTTGAGTTTAAGATTTTAATAACCCAATTAAATTCGTTTTTGATTTCTATAAATTCCATAAAACAAATTTAGTAAATAAATTAGAAAAATCAAAATTTTAAATGATAAAAAAATTATTTTTTTCTTATGTGTTGAGCAATTGGTCTACCGATTTCGGTAACTAATTTTTTTGTGTTGATTTGTAGAGTTTTAAAATCTTCAGTCATAAAAGGTCTTCCACCAACTTTAGTCATAAATTCACCCTCCATTCCCGGTTTAATCTTACCTAATTGAGATTTTTGTTCGTAACCAGGAAAATCGGAATTGTTAGTACCTATCAAGTAATTATTACCACCCCCATTTGTGAACATTAACACACTATCTTGACAAAATAACTCACCTAAATCAAACATATCTTGAGAAAATTTAGGATTGTCATCAGAGTTAACCACAAAAAAACTATCTTCTTTAACCTCAACTTCATTTTCTTGCATATAATTTTCGATATAAGTACCTTTAACTTCAGTAACTTGATAACCCAAATACAATAATGTGGATTTTAGAGTGATATTTCTTCCTTTATTTGTTTTAATGTTTAAAACATTTTCACTTTCTTCACCATTCACACAATTAATTAATTTTTTTCTAAAAGCGGTGATGACCGCACAATCGTGTTCACTAACGTGATGTAAAATTCTATTAAGTGAACTTTCTTGTATTTGTGATTTTTGATGAGATTTAATTTCCGCAAATAATTCCCCCGATAATCTACGTTTAAGACTAGTGTAGTCGGACTCGTTTAATATTTTACCATACCCATCAAGTAGGTCTCTCATATCCTTTCCCATATGTTTTTATATATATCGTAGGTTTATTATAAACAAATATTAATTTAATTTTTAAAAAAAATCAAATCATATTAATATTACCATCTATAAATATGGGGATAATGGTAAATTAAACGCAATCATCGAATTCGTTTATTATAAAATCGTAATGTTTAGATATGATAGTGTCATAATTATCAATTATGAATTCTTTTATAAATTGACGTAATGAATCTATATTTTCTTTACCTGTAAATTTATCTTCATAAGATAGAATGAATGTTTCTGCCGAACCTTCTACAATTATATTCACATACTCATCAAGAGTATAATCACAAGGGTTATAGATATCAAGACCCTCAACAACTATTTCAGTTAAATGGTCTTTAATTTCAGGGTCGTGTAATCTTCTAAGTAACCATAGAAAATTATTTTGGGATTCTGTTATAATAAATCTCATAATTTATAAATATCTATTCATTTAAATAATAAACATTTTTCATTATAATTATAGATATGAAGAAGTGTTTGATGATAATGGTAAATAATATTCATAAAGAAGATATTGAACTATTATATGGACCTGGTTCGTATGTCACCATAAATGAAGTTAGATACTCAACAAACGGGCATTATTACTCCATAGATTGTACATTACACGTTAAGGACGTAGATTCTTTTAATTTAATACAGAATGATGGTATTAATTATATTATGGAAGAATCTTGGAAATATACAGGTCTTTATGGGGAAAAATTTATGTTAGTTAATTCTTTTGAATTAATATGATTTCTTCATAAATTTTAAATACCTCAGTATAGTATCTATCTCTACCATCTTTAAAATTTAAATCTTTTATCTTTTCATTAAAAATGTTTATTAAACCTCTAATGTGTAATTCGTGTAAAATTTCTTCTAAATGTTTTTCGTTAGACATATCTTTAATATTTGTTACAAAAATAAAAATTTTATTTTAAAAAAATAATTTGATTTATCTTTTTTTTATTATTATAATTATCTAAAAAGATGGAAATGAAAAAAATAAAAAATGGAGACACCGTAAAGGTGAATTACACAGGTAGATTAGAAGACGGAACAATTTTCGATACTTCTATGATTGAAGGTAGGGATCCTTTGGAATCAAAAATCGGTGAAGGGCAATTAATTCCTGGTTTTGAAAATGGTCTTTTGGAAATGACTGAAGGTGAGAAGAAGACCATCGAAATTAATCCTTCTGACGCTTATGGAGAGTATTTGATTGAGATGACTGCTGAAGTCCCTAAGAATCAAATACCTGAAAATCCAAAAGTTGGTGATACCTTACAAGGCAATGGTCCTCAAGGACCGATTATGGTTAAAATAATTGAGGTAAAAGATGAAAGTGTTATCGTAGATGCTAACCATCCTTTGGCGGGTAAAAAACTAATCTTTGATTTAGAAGTGGTCGGAATTGCTTAAATTAAATTGTACGTCTATTGATTTAGGCGTACATTAATTTTTCTAAATTTGGGTGTCTTTTTTCAAATTTCTTGATTAAACTTCCGGCTTTGGCATTCGCCTCATCTTCATTTTGACCACCAATATCAGGTCCTTTTTTTCTTTTTAAAACCTTCATTTGATTTTCGTGAACCCATTCGTGAGCGATAGTTCTAAATATATCTCTATTTATTCTATTTTTAGTTAGAATACGTAATCTACCCTTTTCATCTCTACTTCCTGTTGTCATACTACCAAATCTTTCAGAGATAAATAAAATTGTTAAATCTTCTCGTAATGGAATTTCTTCCTGTAAAAACTCAATAAACTTATCGTAAAATTTATATTGTTTTTCAGGAATTCCGGATTGTTTATGAATTATGGTTACCTTCATAAATAATAAATATCTAAGAAAGATATTTTGACATATTTATTGCGGATTGCTTACATTCCTCAAAATTGGATATTGTGACAGAACCTCTTTTCTTAAATGGTATATAAGAAACTATCTCACTTAAAAATTCATCGTTAATATTTTTAACCTCAATTCCTGTTGATTGTTCATATGATTCGATCCAATATTCATCTAACTCATCAAAAGTAGGAATCCAATTCTCGTCAAATAATTTATCACCAATAGTAAAGGTCTGACCACCCCTGTGAGTATATCCGTAATAACCTTCTAATTTACCAAACCTCCAAACCTCGGCAACTCCTTTTGGATAATCGTCACAAACTTTAAAGTTATTGTTGTAATACCACCATCCTGTTTCGATGTCTCCAATATATAATCCATTATCACCCAAAAAAGAATTCTCTAAAACAAAATCATTATGAATATAATTTCGTATATATCCTCCTGTGTTTTTATTAATTAAGTTTATTTTACGTTTATCTATTTCCCAACCTAACTCTTTAGTTTTATTTGGAAACATGCGACTAACTAATTTTGTAAAACCAAAATCAAAATGAACTTTATTTAATAAACTATCTGACGACCTATAATGAGGATGTTTCTCAAATAATAGTTTTATCTTACCAACATAAGGTGTTCTATTTTTTATCATCGAAACCAAATTCTTTTGCATTTGAAACTCTTCCGTTTCTTAAAAAGACATTCAAAGAGTCTCGGTTTATTAGATGAGTATCACCATTAACATTCATAACAATGAAATGGTCATCCACTTTTTTTAATATTGTAATATCCCAAATCATTCTTCAGGTATACGAGCCGGATTATTAATTAACTCAATTAAAGTCTCAATTTTATTTGAGGTTAGAGTATTTTCATCTCTGAGATGTCCCGACATAAATTCGGTGTACTTAGTTGTTTCGATTGCGTACCATAATTCTTGATAAGAATTGTACCAAAATACGTAGTTATACAAATTTTCCATAGTTTTTTTATAAAGATAATAAATAATTTTTTAATAGTAAAATGAATCTGTGTCGTCTGAAACCCATCTATCTGAAATACTTTCAACACTAGGTAAATCAGTATCTACTTTTATTTCTTGCGGTAATACGGGAAATTCTTTAGTTACCCAATTAGAGTCTCTCCAATAAATTCTGTTATTTGGCATACATAATAAATAACCATCGTCAGACACTAAAATATGACCGCATTTATAATCTGACGGTTCATCACTAAAAGGATTATCATACCAATCAACGGTGAATATATACGTCGCCCAAACCTTTGTTTTATCCCTTAATAAAACTTCACATCTATTCTCCTTTAAAAAATCATAAGTTGTTATTGATACATCATAACCAAAACAATCCCAAAGTTGTTTAAAATAAAAAGGAACGTCATTTTTAGGTTCTTTTAAATATATTTCAGATATTGGGACTCTTGATCTTACCATACCATAATCAGTAATAACGTGAAATGTTAAAATTTTAGAAGGTACTGATTGAATTCCGAAAGCGTAACAATTATTATATATGTTTTCGTGTTCTTTATTTTTAGTAAAATAAGATTGTTTAACTAAACATTTAAAATAAGGTATATTTGTGTTTAATTTCATTTAAAAATTATAAATACATAATGTATTTTATTAACATATAGGAAACTTTATATCCTGTGAAAGCCCCTAAAGCCGATGGTAATGGAAATACTATTAATTTACCCAAATCTGTAACATATTTAGGTCGGTTAACTATTTTACCCATAAATGAATAATAAGTCAAATACCCAATTAAGACCGCTAAATCAGATTTTGTTGAAATAAAAACAACTAGAGTTGCTCCAATAAAACCAAATATAAAATTATCTCTAATACCTTCCCATATTTCTTTTGTGGTGGCATCTTTCCACTCTTTAATTATTTTTTGATATTTTGTGGTTTTTTTTGACATATATTAGTTCATAAATTTAATTATTTTTTCATAACTACCATCGTCATATATTAGGAAAATAATTCCCACATATTCGGATGAAACAGGTCTACCTAAAATATCAGTCATTTTAATTAATTGACGTTTTTTTAAATTAGTATTATCGATACTGATGACATTAAAGTATTTAAAATTTCCGTTATAATCGGTTTGTTTTAATCTGTAGTAATTTATTTGTTTATCGACAAATTTATAATCTTTATAATTATATTCTTTTTTTATAGAACTATTACCGGAACCATCAATATTATCGGTAAATTCCCAATCAGAGCCATTAATACTTCTTTCGATTGTGAAAAAATCGTTATTAATTTCTAATGTCGTAACCCAATTTAATAAGTTATAATTTTCAATAAATTTACCACTAAAATCTAATAACTCAATTGGTAATGCCGCACCACAAACACCATTTTCGGTGACTGACAATATAAAATTACCAGTACCACCTGTAGATGAGAAGTAACCAACTGAAATGTAATAATTAACACCACTAGTTGCGCACCAAGTTACAACGGATTGAACGGTACTATAAGCGCAAGTCGCTTCATCATCATTACAATCAACCTCAACCATAGTATTCAAAGACCCGCAAGTACCTGTATAAACTCTTATTTCCGTATCAAAATTGGTTGAATTATTACAAGTGGAAGCAATTAAATTCTTATCTGTACCCGTTATTTTATACCAAACATTATTCGATTGAGTGGCACAACTTGACGTACTATTAGGTACATCAGAAGTTGAACCTATGGTGGAAACAATACCGCTCGAATATGGTGTAGTTATTGTCGTTGCATTTGAACAAAAATCGTTATTGTTAGGCGCACCGGTATATGTCCAAATAAAAATTAACCCTGATGTTGGGTAACAAGTACCATTACTGGTGAATCTACAAGTATGTGCATTTGATGTTCCGGCCGTGGTTCCATTAGGGGCTCCCCAATTTGGAGAAGCGTCTGGAACTGAGTTTGTCAATCTCCTTGTGTTGTAGTCCGCATTGGTTGTACCCCTTAAACCAACTTGTGGTTGATATGTTGTACTATTGGCGATAGTTGTCATATTACCATAAACTACTCTAATATTACCAGTTGATTTTTCAATTCTAATTTGAAATGAAAAACGTTCCGTACTACTTTGAAGATACCTTGCACAATTTTGCCATTGAAATACTACCTCTGAACCTAAATCTTCCCACCTTCTTTCATAGAGTTGTGAACTTATTGCGGTACTTCTTAAATCCATACCCAAAGCGGAAATTACACCCGCCGCACCACTATTTGAAGAGATTGGGCCAGTAACCCCATTTCCTGTTGTTGTAGTTGTTGGATTTAACCACAATGAACCATCCGCGGTCATATTAACAGATGTTATGGTTGAACCATTAAATACAAATTGTGAACCACTTGATAATGTAACACTACTACCATCAGTATCGTATGATGTGACACCACCAGTAGTTGTTACCAACTGAACCCCACCTGTTATTGGTGTATATGTGCCTGTAGTTTCACTAAACGTATAAACGGAAGAAACTTGTGAATTAATGACACAACTTATTAAGAATGATAGTATGAAAATTATTTTTTTCACGGTTTTCCTTTTATTGTAAATATGAATTAATTTGATAAACTATATTGCCAACTCCAATTTTAAATTTAATTTAGTAACACCTTCTGTTCCGATTATTTCAAAATCATCAATTGTATATTGATAAAAATTTTTATTTTCTTTTAAAATTAATTTTGGTTGAATATTCAAAGGTTCTTTATTTAAGAGTTCGAAAACTGCGTCAAAATGTCTATCATAAATGTGAAGATTTTGAACTAAATGACAAAACTTGCCGACTTTATAGTTACAATGTCCTGCAACCATCATTAAAAGTGCTGTATATTGTATTTTATTTATAAAACCCGCGACTAAGTAATCGTTAGACCTTTGGATTAGTGTCATATCAAGTATTAATTCGTCTTGTTCTTTCCTAACTGAAAACATAATCTCGTAGGCACAAGGGTGAAGTCCTTTTGTTTCCTCCAAATCTGAATACTGGTACATATTAATAATATGTCTACGACTAAACGGATCTTTCATTAAACCACTCAATAACTTATCCATCAATTGATATTTAGCAATCGTTCTTCCATATCTTTGACCAATTGTACCGTCACCAATATCCCATTCGTCCCACCATTTAATCCCCATTTTATGGGCGACATCAAGTGACGATGATTGTTCTTGGTATATCCAAAATATCTCTTTTATACCAGTCTTAATTGCAGTATCTCTTAAAGTAGGTATTGGAAATTCGTCTTTTGAGATATCATATTCTTCAAATACTTGTGATATGAATTTAGTATGTGCTGGAGCTCCATCAAGATACCTTGGTCTAGGATTTTCATCCCAAGAACCTTCCGAAATTATTTTACGAAGGTTGTCTATGTAATATTTGTCAGATTTATTCATTATCCAAAATGTCTTGAAGTAGGTCTGTGTATTGTTTATCTAGTTTGTTCATAAGTTTTAATACCACAACAAATATAAGAATAAAAAAACTAATTTCAAAATCAAATTAAATTTTGAAACTATTTATCTATTATGAGAGATTTAATTAGAAGAATATTAAAAGAAGCCGTTGGTGTTCCTGAAGGTGTTTTAGAATCGTCCGAAATATTATATAATGAAATATATAATGAATTACAAACCATTCCTAATGAATTAGACAATGAAATGGAATTTGATATTGAAACTGAATTATCTATATCCGACTTATATATTACTGATGTTTTTTTAACAATAACGTTTGAAGAATATGATAAATTATCAGATGTTGAGTTTTATTCTATGGCGGTTGCTCAAAGAACGATTTTTAATAATAAAATTTTAAAATTAAAAGCTAAAATAGATAAAGGTCAAATTAATATGATTATTAATTTGGCAGGACCTGAAGGAACAACAAAAAAAGAAATTATAGAATTTTTTGAAAAAAAATCTAAGGAGATTACTAGTTCTTTGTCTCACGAATTAGGTCACTCATATAACAATTATAAGAAAAAATACAAATCAATAAAAGAAGTTCCGAGTTATGCCGGAATTGCCTCAACATCTTTTCCGTTCTACCCAATACAGAAATTTTTACATTACGTTTATTTTACTCATGCGGTTGAAAATTTGGTTAGACCAATTGAGGTTTCTTCGCTTATGAGGTCTAATGAAATAGATAAAGAAGGTTTTTATGATTTTCTAACAAACAATGAAACTTATAAAATGTTAAAGAAGATTAATAATTTTTCTTATGAAAAAATGAGAGAAGAATTAAAACAGGATTCAAAAGCCGTTAAAATTTTCTTAAAGAGAGTTGGTGTAGAAAATGTTGAATCATTTAAAACCGATGATGAATTAGTTGACGAATTGCTAAGAATTGTTTATATTAATTTAACCAATAATACAATCACCAAAGTTAAAGAAATGATGACAACAAGTGATTTTGAAGAAATTATTGGTTTTATAGGTAAAAAACAAAAAATATTTTATGATATGATTGATTATTTTAATAAATTTGATAATAATATCTTAGGATTTTATTTAACTGAAGAAAAGAAAATGAAAATTGTATCATCAAAAATTATGAAAAGATTATCAAAACTTTGGTCTCTTGCCAAAGAAAAAAATTCATCAATTAAGAATTGGGAATTACATCACAAAATAAATAAAACAGGTGAACAATTTGAAACTGAGTTGAAGTATAGACGTAGAAAGTAAATTAATCGATTATATTAATTGTGTCACCAATCTGATAAATGTTTTTTCTATTTGTAAATGTGACATCACAATCGGTATGGTAAAAATATTTTAATCCGAATTCTATGGATGATTTATTTCTAATTACACTAATACTTGTAATTACACATTTTTTAAATTTAACTTTTTCTTGGGGGTTTTGACAACAGGAAATTAAAAATACTAAGACAAGTATTATTAAATTTTTCATTTTATATTATTAATTATAAATTGTAACTGAGTTTCGCTAATAACGTAATTTGATGTTTTTAAACTTTCGTTTTGTTTCTTACGCTTTTTAAATTTTAACTTTAATAAAGATATTAAACTATCAAGAGTTTTTTTTAATTCAGGGTCTTTAATTTGGTTTTCATTGAAAAACTCTCCAATTTCTTTTGAAACAGATTCAATATCGGAATAAGATTCGACTTTACGAAGTCTATCGAATAATGAAGATAATTTTTCTTTTTTTGTCATATATATAAATATATAATATTTATTTAATATAATCAAAATGGATAAAAATAAATTAATAAAATTAGCGAATAAATTTTCTGGAACATATTCTGATGAAATTCCATCTGATTTTTATAGAGAATTAAAGAGAATGTCTGATTATCATAATATTTTTGATAGTTATAACCCTATCGATACCGTGATTTTATGTTTTTTGGTGTCCGAAATAAATAGAGGCAACACCGATTTGGAAAACACCTACGACCAAATAAAAAATAACTTATATTCTTTTTGTATTGGTGAAATAACTGAAGAAGATGTAATGGATGAATGTGAGTTTTGTAGTGGGTACGGCACTCAAAAATGTTCAAGTTGTGGTGGTGATTCCGATATAACTTGTCACGAATGTGGTGGTGATGGAGAAATTGATTGCGATGAGTGTGGTGGTAGTGGTGAAGATGATGAAGATAATTCTTGTGATAATTGTGGTGGAGAAGGAAAAGATACTTGTTCAACTTGCGAAGGTACCGGATACGTAAACTGCCCAGATTGTTATGATGGTAGAGAAGATTGTGAATATTGTGAAGGTTCAGGTGAGATGGAAATGGATGATTATTTAGAAGTAGAACAAATGATTTATTTAAGTTGGGATAAAGATAACCAATTTTCTAATTTAGAAACAAAATCTGATTTGGATAAATTTGAAAATGAAAGTTATTTAAAAATCGTTAATAACCCTAAAAATATTTTAATTTGGGGTGATAATATAAAAACAGATATGTTAGATAAAGATGATTTTACTAAAGGTGATATTTTTTTAATTGATTTTACAACAAACCCTTTATTAAAAAATAAAGGTGGTAATAGGGGAATAATAGATATTAATTCAACTATTCTCTGATATAGAATCGTCAGTAAATCCGTCTAAACTAAGACCTGAAAAATATTCTCCTAAGTAACTAGCATCAGAATCTTTAATTTTAATTTTAAATTCATCTGGAATGCTATTTCCATAAAAATCCCCCATATCTTTATCTATTGAACTTTTTAATTCAATAAAATAATCAACCAACACATCAACAGAGTCTTGATTACCTATTGATTCCGAATTAAAATAAAGAGCTAAAAAAGTTTTACTTATTAGTGAATCTTTATCTTTAAAATAAGAATCAGATAATTCAAATCCAGAATATTTTGATAACTCTTCAAAATTAATTTTTAAATCAACAAATAGCGTATATCTGTATTTATTTTCATAATCAGGGAAAATATTAAAACCGCTAATAAAAGGATATTTTTTCTTTAATGCTTTTACAACCAGATCAATCCCTTTGATTTCTTTCTTACTTAAATTTTCAGTATTAGGCACAATTTTTTTTATATAAATATATTAAAATAACTTTCTAATATCATTCATAATTTTAATTTGTTGTAATTCCAACTTTCTAATTTCTTCTTTTTGTTTTTGATTAGGTTCGATATTTTGACCTTTAATTTCGGATATTTTATTTCCAATACGAGTATGTTCGTTTAATAATTGACCATAAAGGTTGGCTTTCATTTCTTCTGTCATAATTTAATAATAATATTAGATGATAAATATGTAAAGACTATGATTTTTTTCTTTTAACCTTTAACTTAGGCATATCCATAGTAATTTCCTTTTTGAATTTAACTTCCACTTCGTAAGGATTTACCATACTTATTTTACTATCAAATTTCCAAATTGAGATTCTAAATTCATCTTCATATGTTCTTTGCCATTTAGTACTTTTAGTGGTAGTAACTTTTTGTGTTGTTGTTTCTGTTGTGGTTGTTTTTTTCTTTCTCATAAGACAAAGGTATGAACTTTTTTTTAATCCACCAAATAAATTTTGTCATATTTTTTAAAATTTTTATGACATTTTGTCATACCCCTTTGTTTGGTATAGTTTTTAATAAGCGAATTTTGGAGTTGACTCCATAATAAAATATTAATATAATTAAACAAAAAAAAAGTATGGGAAAAATAATAGGAATTGATTTAGGGACCACGAATTCGTGTGTTGCGGTAATGGAAGGTAATGAACCTGTGGTGATACCTAATAGTGAAGGTAAGAGAACAACACCATCAATCGTTGGTTTTACAACAAGTGGGGAAAGAAAAATAGGAGACCCTGCTAAAAGACAATCGGTTACAAACCCCGATAAAACAATCCATTCAATTAAAAGATTTATGGGGACTTCTTTTGAAGAATCCAAAAAGGAATTAACAAGAGTTCCTTATAAAGTAGTGAAAGGTGATAATAATTCTCCAAGAGTTGAGATTGATGATAGAAAATACTCCCCACAAGAGGTTTCGGCAATCATCTTACAAAAAATGAAACAGACCGCTGAAGATTATTTAGGAACTTCTGTGACTGACGCGGTTATTACCGTACCCGCTTACTTTAACGATGCTCAAAGACAGGCAACTAAAGAGGCCGGTGAGATTGCGGGGTTAAATGTAAGACGTATCATAAACGAGCCCACATCGGCCGCTCTAGCTTATGGTCTTGATAAGAAAGATAAGGATATTTTGGTCGTGGTATTTGATTGTGGTGGTGGAACTCACGATGTATCAGTTTTAGAATTAGGTGATGGCGTTTTTGAAGTATTGTCAACAGATGGTGATACTCATTTAGGTGGTGATGATTTTGACAATACAATCATAGATTGGTTAGTTAAGGAGTTTAAAGATGAGAATGGTATCGATATTTCTAAAGACCCTATGGCATTGCAAAGATTAAAGGAGGCCGCTGAAAAGGCTAAAATAGAACTATCCTCAAGCGTTTCAACAGAGATTAACTTACCTTATATTATGCCGGTAGATGGTATTCCAAAACACTTAGTTAAGACACTTACAAGGTCTAAATTTGAACAATTGGTAGATTCTTTGGTTCAGAGAACTATTGACCCTTGTAAGTCAGCATTAAGAAACGCGAAATTAAATCCGAGTGATATTGATGAAATTATCTTAGTTGGTGGTACAACAAGAATTCCTGCAATCCAAGACGCAGTTAAGAAATTCTTCGGAAAAGACCCATCAAAAGGGGTAAATCCTGATGAAGTTGTAGCTTTAGGAGCGGCAATTCAAGGAGGTGTTTTAGCGGGCGATGTTAAGGATGTTTTATTGTTAGATGTTACACCATTATCTTTAGGTATTGAAACTATGGGTGGTGTGTTTACAAAATTAATCGAGTCAAATACAACAATTCCAACCAAAAAATCACAAGTTTTTTCTACCGCATCAGATAATCAACCAAGTGTGGAAATTCACGTATTACAAGGTGAGAGAGCTATGGCAAAAGATAATAAAACTATTGGTAGATTTCATTTAGATGGTATTCCACCCGCTATGAGAGGAACACCTCAAATAGAAGTCGTGTTTGATGTGAATGCAGACGGTATAATTAATGTTTCTGCGGTTGATAAAGCCACAAACAAAACACAATCAATTAGAATTGAATCTTCATCAAGTTTATCGCAAGAAGATATTGAAAGAATGAAAAGAGATGCGGAATTAAATGCCGAATCAGATAAGAAATCCAAAGAAGATGCTGAGGTTTTAAATATGGCGGATAGTACAATATTCAATATTACCAAATCAATGAATGATTTATCAGATAAATTAACAGAAGAACAAAAAACCGAAATTAATTCTAAGTTAGATTTATTAAAAGAATCTCATAGTAAAAAAGATGTTGAGTCTGTTACAAAACATATGGATGAATTAAATGAACATTTCCACAAAATTTCACAAGAAATGTATCAAAGTAGTGGCGATGGAGACCAATCAACCACAATAGACCCAAATGATGTTGAGTTTGAGGAAGTTAAGTAAAAAAAATAAAAATCCTTGGAAATCCCAAGGATTTTTTATATCTTTGTATTCTAAAATTAATAAACTATGTCAGGAGGAGCTTTTGAATATAGCCAATATAAAATTGGTTACATTGCAGATGAGGTTGAACAACTAATCAGAAAAAATGGTAAAGAAAAAACCAAAGAAGAGATGAAAGATGAGGGTTGGAGAGACCCTGATTGGTATGAAAAATATCCTGAAGATAAATTTCATTACAAGTATCCTGATGAAGTGATTGAAAAATTCAAAGAAGGTTTGGAAATTCTTCGTAAAGCCGAAATTTACGCTCAAAGAATAGATTGGTTAATATCAGGTGATGATGGGGAAGAATCTTTTTTAGAAAGATTAAAAGAAGATTTAGGTAAATTAAAAAATCCCGATTAAAGTTCGGGATTTTCTTTTTCAGATTCTTCCTGTTTTTTTTCTTTTTGAATTTGGTTAATAATATAACCTGAAACCGCAAATTCTATACCTGACCAAATAAAAAGGTCTGAAGCACTCATTTTATTTATATTTTCCAATAGGAAAAATATCATTCCCCATTGTGCAATAACAAACGCTATTCCGGACTCAATTCTTTTCTTTGAGAAAAATGATTTTTTACTTGAGTAAATATTAACGGCTTCTTTAATTACCCATTTAATATTATTCCACCCAAAAAAGTATTTTTTCTTATTCATAGTATTGTTTTATACTATAAATATTTACATTTTCAGAATAATTATTATATTAACGACCTTGACCTCTATACTTCTTAGGTTTTTGGGCTTTAGGTCCGTATTTTTTCTTTATTTTTCCCTTTCTTTTAATCCCGAAAGTTACTTTAGATGATGATGTTGTTTTAGTTAATTTTGCCATATTTTTAATTATTTATTTATATAAATATTTTGCCAGATGAAATTTAATTTGTATATTAGTAATATGAAAAAAATATTAATATCTATCGCATTGTTGTTTTCAACATTACTTTTATCACAAACAAAAGATGATGTCATTAACTTCAAAAAAATAAATTTAAAATTATTAGATTCTTTAGTATTTGAAGAGGCGATGAAAGAAAGAAAAAAGGCGAATGTTAGTAGAATGAAACACGATGAAGTTTGTGGTGAATCTGCGAAATATCAATCTGAGTATATGTCGCACTACTCAGTATTTAGTCACGAAAACCATAAAATTTTTCGTAATGTATTATTAGAAAAACATAGTGATAGATTTAATTATTTTTTGAAAAATAAAAAAACTAAAAAAGAATATAAAAATAAAATGGAGATTTTATTTCAATATAAAAATGTGACCACCATAAACTATATGGGTATCGATAAAAAAACTTACCAAAATTACGCTGAAGATATTATAAAGAATTTTATGTCATCAAAATTTCATAAAATTGCACTACTTTATGATATGATTGATTATGGAAATATGTGTGGAGAATATAAAACACACTATAATCCTAATACAGATTGTTTATCAGTTACAGGATTTTTTGTTTTAGAATATAAAGGTTACTCAGGTAAAGATGTTATATCTTTTGATAATTTTTAAAAAAATTAACTTTCTGACAATACAACTTTGTAAACACGTAATTCAACCGAACTATCAATTTTGCATTATTTTTAGTGATTTATCCTTTAACTGAAGTTTTACCATATTTTTAATTATTTATTTATATAAAAATTTTGTAGAATGAAATTTAATTTGTATATTTGTAATATGAAAAAAATATTAATTATAATACTAATTTCTGTTAGTTTGTATGTTAAATCGCAAAAAATAGATTTTAATAATTTCAATTCTGAAATTGCGACAAAAGTATTGGCGGAAACGTTTTTAAATTTTAGAGACACTATTGATTGTTATCGATCCGGTCAAAAATGGTCAGAAAATCATCCTGAGATTTTATTATACCCTGAACTAACCAAACCTAGATGGTCTGAATGGGTCTACAAAACAATTTCACTACCAAATTGTAAAGATATGGTATCCAACCCAACAACTATATCATATCATATAGACAGAAGTAAATGGTATGAGGATAATAGTAAACTTATAAGAAAAGAGTTCTATAAAAGTTATAAAGATATACCAAAAATACTTTATGAAAGTTCATTTATAGATTACGTGGAAAATGTTTACACATTTTATAATTGTAAATTGGAGACATATCAAGAATTGGCGGAAAGGACTATTAAAAATTGGGACAGGTCAATTAGACATAGTTGTGCTATAAGAGGACTTTCTCACGATGTGGTTGCCTATGAAAAATATAAATTAAAAATAAGAACTATGTTCGCGTGTTGCGTTCTTTATAATAAAGAAACTAAAATAACAAGAATTTGTTTAAATTTTATAGAGTGAATATTACCACTTATTTATTCTGAATAAGATTTATAAGATAGAGTTATAGAAATTTTTTTTAACCTAATAGGACTATCATTAACCGCTAATATACTATTACTTACCTTGAATAGGGATTTATCGTAATTAGTTTCTTTATAAATTTCGTTAGGATCATTCCAATTTTTAAATACGTGTTTTTTACCTCCGGAATTTAAAATAAAACCATCTTCAGATATTTCACCCACACCTTCTATTGAGTCATTTATTTTTCCGCCCCCTATTATAGGTAAATTCTTCGCAATTTTCATAATCTCTTCATAAGGTAAGATAATCATATTATTATTGTCTTTAACTGCCTTAACTTTACCGTATCCAAATTCAGTTAAATCAACATACGTATTTATAGAGTCCCATTTTACTTCACTTTCTTTATTATAAAATTTATTAGTTTTTTCACTATCTAAATTTACATCAGATACATTTGAAATGTATTTAGGAAACACAATTAAAAATTTTCTATTTTCAGAAGTTTCTTCAGGGGTAATTTTATTATTCTTAGTCCAACACAAATCATTGTCACAATTCTCACCTTTTCCTATCGCGTTAACCATCCCATCTAATTCCGGTAATTCTTTAATTAATTTTTCCTTAATTATTTCAGCTCTTTTTTGCGATAAACATAAATTATATTGTTTTCTGGGACCTTTACCAACCCCATAAGACGAACAAGCCGGTAATCGACCACCATCATTATCATTTGGATTAGAATCCTGAGAAGAATATCCAAATACTTTAACACCACCATTTGTTTTAATAAATTCCAAGTAATTAGACCAATTATCGATATTTTTTTCTTTTTTTAAATTATAATCTTTGATAAAACTTATAAAATTATTTTCACCAGATTCGGTAAGATCTGTTTTATCAAATTTAAACGGATCTTTAATCGAGAAAGATAATTCAATTGGTGCTGAAGATTCTGAAGCCATTTCCTCTAATTTAACCCCTAAAGAAACTGAGGAAATTAGTAATGTTTCGCGACCAATATTCGGAAATAAGTTATTATTTGTAAATTCCGCATACTTAACTAAACCAAAATTTAATTTACCTTTAGTTTTTTTACCCCAATTAGGTCTTTCGATATTAATTTGTTGTTCACTTACAACAACACCTCTTTTATATGCAAAAAGGTAAGACATTCTCCCTAATTCTTCTGATAATATTTTTCTTTCCATAATTTTTTATTTTTAAAAAAGGGGATGGTAGCGAACCTCCCCTTTTAATGTTACCGTAACGATAACGATCCTAAAAGTCCCCAACTATATGAGGATTATTTTTCTTTTATTAAATTCAAACAACGTTTTAAATACTCTTTAGCTCTAGGGGTCGGGTCTTTATGATTTAAAACTTTTTCAATGTCCTTAACCAATTCTTCGCCGTGCTCATTTTCTTTATAAAGTTCAATTACTTTATCCATCGCGCTAAGACAATCTCCATTTGTTTCGTCATAATAATGTTTATTTCTGAACATATTAAGGTGATTCATTAAATCATATGATAAATGTTCACCACCATCATTAATATGAGGATGTAGTCTTAAAGTTCTTAAAATATCAAGAGCATCGACCATACCATTAATACCCCCATCTCTTTTATTCAAATTTGAGATGTATAAGTTAAAATCTTTTGATGTACCAACGATGTCGTCTAATGGAATGGTGTTAGTTGTTAAACATCTTGGTTTAGAATCTGTTTTTTCTTTTTCTAATGAGACATCCTCAAGTAATTGTTGTCTGATTATTTTACGAATTTTTTTTTCGTCTAATATAACTCTTTTCATATTAAAATCTTTTTTTTATAAATATTGTGATAATGATAAATATTTAGTCTTCTTTATCATTATTATCGAAAGGAAAAGATTGTTGTAACCATATGTCAAATATTAGAAAAACTCCCCACCATATTAATTTTTTAAAAGATTCTTCGTCTACTGATGTTGACGTTGTAAATAATAGTACAAATACTTTATAGATAATTAAAAGTCTTATTATTATCGATATAACATAAAAAAAACTTCTCATAACTTAAATTCAAATCTATTTCTCATTATTTCTAATTTGTCATCAGGAACTCCGTGAATATTTTTACCCCCGTGTCTGTTCTCAACTACAACGGTGAAAAGTTTGTATCCGTATTTTTCGGATAATTCAAAGTAAGGTTTCATTTCCCACTCTTGGGTAAATGTATTTGATACTGCAATTTTATTTATACTTGATTGCATCGCATACTCAACAGATTCCTGACACTCTTTATGGGCGTCTTTTATTTTTGATGGGTCAAATTTATAGACACAATTTTCATCATAGAAAAAATGGTCGGCCTCAAATACGTTTGACGTTAATTGTTTGGCGAATGTTGTTTTACCTGAGCCAGGACATCCTCTAACGATATATAATATTTTTTCATTCATATATCAAATATAGACATATTTATTAATATAAAAAAGAGGTTTATGAAAATAGATAATCTAATAGGTAAAGTTTTAAGTGAGATTAAAAATCCACCTATGAAATTGATAAAAGACGTTCAAATATCTGAAGAACTGAGTTACCATATTGAAAATAAAATACCTTTAAATGAGAATATTTTCAGAGTATATTCAGATAAATTCTTTAATTTAATTAATGAAGTTAGGTCTTTATATGATAAAAACTTAATCAGTTTAAATGAAAATGATATATGGATTGTTGAGTCCGATTTAGGTAAAAAAGTGTTATTGGAGAATGGTGATGAGGTTTGGTTGGACGCACCTATTTATGAAACTGATTTAGAAGATATATTAACTGAAGCTAAAAAGGGCGGAAAAAATGTTAAACTTAATAGTCCATTCAGAACGCCTGGAGGCCCTAAGAAATTTGCGGTATATGTTAAAACACCAAAAGGAACCGTTAAAAAAGTTACATTTGGTGACCCTAATTTAAGGATAAAAAATGCTAATAAAGGTAGAGCAAAATCATTCAGAGCTCGTCATAAGTGTGACCAAAAGAAAGATAGAACTACCGCAGGATATTGGAGTTGTAATGTGTCAAGACATAGAAAAAAATTGGGTTTAAAGAGTAGTAGAAGTTGGTAATATGAAAATTGAAAAATTAATTAATATAATTAATCGATATTTTGATGAGTATGGTAATAAAAATATTATTGATGAATATTTTATTGACCACGATTTACAAGTTAGAGTTAAAAAAATAATGTCTAATCAAGGTAAAATATATATCTTTGTCGATACAGAACCCCAAGAATTAGAACACACTATAGAAGATGAATATGGAGAACCTACAAACCTTTGGTACGCGGTTTTTGAAGAATTAGAACAGATTTTAAAATTACTTAATATTGATATATACAGATATGATATTAGAATGTTCTTAAATTCATTACCGATCGGTTCTCAAAAAGATTTAGAAACATTTCCTTTTTTAGATGAAAATATTTCCAAAAAACTTAAAATAAGAACATTTTCTGAGAATGTTAAAACCGAAGAATTAAAATGGCATTTTGATGAACAAGATAGAGTGGTAATACCTCAACATAAAAATAATTGGTATTTTCAAATGGATAATGAACTACCAATTAAATTAACTGAAGGTAAAGAATATTTTATACCAAAAGGTGTGTATCACAGGTTAATTAAAGGTGATGGTGATTTAAAAGTTAAAATATATCTTAAATAACAAACATCATTTATTATAACGATTAAGAGCGTTTTCGGTGATAAAAATATAATCACTATCTTTAAATTGTTCTAAATCTTTTGAATTTGTATACGACATAGCCGATCTAAGATAATCCTCAAAGTTACTAACCCATCCATTTAAAGTGTACTCAATTCTATTTGTTTTTGAAATACCTTCAGATGTTGTTGGTTTATTTTTACCCCATTTTACTTGAACTTCTTTAGTACTCATACCTCTAAAATCTTTATATAGACGTTTTTTTAATATTGGAAAATTTTCCCATATTAATTTTGTAGTTTTCTCACTAATCGGTATTAAATCAAATAATTTTGTTGGTGAACAAGATTCTAAAGTTTTATTTAAAATACCTCCTAACATAACATAATCAGCACCTAAAGCAATGGCTTTGATAATATCATCATAATTTCTAAATCCACCATCCGCTATTATTTTTGTTTTAAACCCGTTATTTTTTTTAATCATATAACATTCAGAAATTAAAGACGCCATAGGATAGTGAACTCCGGTATTCGCAGATGTTAAACAACCGCTACCACCACCAATACCGACTCTAACATAATCAACACCTATTTCACAAAATTTCTCAAATGTTTTTGGGTTGGCGACATTACCAACCATAATTTCATATTTTTCAGATTCTCTTGTCTCTATGAATTTTTTACATAATTCGTGTAATTTTTCCATATGACCATTAGCGATATCAACTAAAAATCGAGTCTCTTTAGTTTCTAATGAACCATCACTAAACCAATTAATTATTTTCTCAAAATCCGTTAACGATATTGAACTAAATGAATCATCTTCACCTGAAAAAACTCCTCTTGGTAAACATACCTCTAATTTGTTTTCGTGAAATAACTCACAATTATCCCCATCAACAACGGTATCCATTGGTGATACAAATATTGGTAATTTACCATTTTCATAAAAGGGATTTACCTCTTTTCTTGATGAAATTGAACTGATTGTTTCAGGAACTAATGTGATATCCTTAAAGTCGAATTTTTTATCCATTTTTTAAAAAACTAATATTTCTAATAAAATATAGTAAAATAAAAACAAATAGACAAATTATTATTTACCCTTAAATCTTTTTGCGATTTTTGATATTAATTGTTTTAATACCAAACCAGATACGGTTAAAAGACCAAACCCTATTAGTCTTTTAGATAGGTCACTAATTTCAGATGAACTAATATTATTCTCGGTAACCATATTATATAGTATGGGTAATAATGGTAATATAAAAGTATAACTTAATATGTTAGTTACTTTATGTAATGTAATACCTAAACTACCAATAAAATCAGAAAAAACAGATTTAAATTCTTTACTCTTAGTTAAGACTTTTTTAAATGGTTTATATAAACCTTTTTCTTTTATAGTATCGATAATTTTTTTGACGTATTCTTTATTATCGAGATAATAAGACGAAATAACCCCTGTTAAGATTAAACTAATTTCCAAATCAGATAAACTAGGTTCAACACCTCTTAAAAATTCTTCTAAAGGACCTACAAATCCACCAATAGTTGCCCCCCAACTAACCAAAAACTCTAAATTAAGACCTATCTGACTTGATGAATCCTTAATAACTTTTTTAACAAATTCATAATTTTTTGATAATATCTCAACAATAAAATCACCACTACCTTCAAGGATTAGTCTTCTTTTTTGATTTTCATTAATTAAAATTGTAATACCCATACGACAATAAATACTTTGATAATATTTATTATTAATAAAATACGTAAAAATATATGAGACCTAACGATTTAAATCCCGATTCAAGAATAAATCCAAAGTTAGAAATTGGTGATAGAGTATGTCTATTATTTATGGATGGTGAAAGTTTATCACCAGGAAGTTGGGGAGTTGCGGGAGAATTGTTTGACGCGGCCGGTGAATGGATGTATAAAGTGTCTTGGGATGATGGAGATTATGACAATATTGGTAAAAGAATAAGTACATTATCTCTCTCAATTAAAAAAGATACTTGGACAAAAGACCCATATTATACCGATAAAAAAAGAGGAATAAAAAAAGAATCTTATCTTATAACTAAAAAACAACTAATTAATTTGGTTAGTAAAGTTTTATAGGTTTAAATGTATTTATATAAAAAATAAAAATTATGAATCAATATCTTTTTAAGATGACAAGAGAAGAAAAGGAAAGTATTCTCAATAAACATAGAACTATCTATGATGGATATGTAACCAATTATTCTCAATCTAATACTCAACCATTATATGTTCAGGATTTGGCAAATGATAAGATGGGTTTAACCGTAAATAATAAAGGGGATGTTTCCGAATATAAAAATGTGGGAATTAATGAAATGAGATTCGATGGAAAATCGACAGGATTGTTTGATGAAGACGCTCAATCAGGATCGGCATTTCATCCTGAAGAAACTTTTGAGAGCGAATACCTTAGCGTTGGAGCACCATTAGATATGATAGGTGATAGAAAAGATGATTTAGAACACGGAACTTTCGGTCACGATGATAAAGAAGAAACCGATGTTTTAGATTTACGAGTTGATGATGACATAACAAATGATGAAATGGTTATTAAATATATTGACGAACAGGATATTGATGAAGATGTGATTGAGCCTATACAAGAACAGGTTTTAAAGACACTTAATATGTTTAAAAGATTTAATAAATATTAATATGGAGGTTAAAGATTTAATTTCGTTTTATATAGATGATGTATCAAACTTATTAGAGGTGTCCTTTAGAACCATTGACGATGGTGAAGAACAATATAGACAGGACTTTATTAGTTTAGATGAAATTACTGAATTTGGTTATGATTTTTTAAATAACACTATAAATGAATCTGATGAAGATTATGAAGATATTGATGAATTATATAAAGGTTTAGATTATATTGATGATGATGAAATCGTCACTTTTTTAAACGAATATTATATGGTTTATCCAAAAAGAACACCCAAACCTGAATTGTTTTAATGAAAACAGATGTAAATACTTTAATAAATCTTATGAAGAGATTTACCACTATCGAGGATAAAGGTGAATTTTCTGAACAAGACGATGCAGGAGGAACATCGTCAGGGGGAGGAGGGTCGACAGCTCCTTATCCAACGGTAACTAAATGGGAGAGTGGAGCGACAAGAGGTCCAGCAAATCAAATAGGTCTAACTAAATGGAAAGATATAGTTAAAATAAACAGAGGTAAGGCAAATACCTTATTATAATTAATAGAAATGGAAAAAAAATTAAATAATTTAGTTAAAGAAAACTTAATTAAAACTAAACAAATGAAAGAAAGTCTTTTAGTAAAAGAAAGAAGGATTATCGAAAAGAGGTTTAGTCTAATCACCGAAAACAAAATTGTGAAAACCGAATCCCAAAAAGAGGAAGTTGTTTTAAAAGCTCTTAATGAAGTTGCGAAAATGATGAAAGAAAATTTCAATCATAATTTAATTAATGAACAATGGGGAAGTTTAATATCAGATATAGGTAGAGGTACTTGGGAGACTATACAAGAAAATATCGTCAGACAATTGTTAGTATCTCTTGGTATGGATAAAAATAGTTTTATGACTGACTTAATCGCAGTTTCAATTAGTAACATTAAATTACACGAAATTACTAAATTATTAGATTGTAAGTATTTGTCAGGAGAAATTGCACAAAATTTAGGGGAAACGATGGCATTAAGATTACAACATAGTGTTGGCGGAGGAATGGAATCAGGATTTGCGAATACATTAAGAAATACTTTAGCCGAAATAATTGGCGAATCAAACATAGGACAAAAGATGCAATCTAAAATTGCTGAGTTTATTTGTCCTGTAGTTCAAAAATTTAGTGGAAAATTTTCAGAGTCTTTTGGTAATAAATCAATCGGCTCCGGCGAGAAACCAGCGGGGTAAAACCCGGATGGGATAAACCAGTAACAGAAAGGGGGTATTCCATATCTAACAAGAGGGTGTCGAAAGACACCTTTTTGTTTTTATATAAATGAGTTTTTAAATTCTTCCCAAACCGATCTAATGTTTGGATTTAAAATGTCGTGAAGTATTGAGGGTTCGTGTGGGATACATTTTAAAATCATATTAGCTTCTTCAGGTGTCCTATCATTTTTAAATGCGTTACATTTACTACAACAAGTCACTAAATTTGTCCAAGTATTTTTTCCACCTCTTGATTTTGGGATTATATGATCGATGGTCAAATTTTCATTTTTACCACAATAAACACACTCGTAACTATCTCTTTTTAAGATTCTTTCTCTATTTATTTTTAATGTCCTACTACGATATTTTATGTAGTAAAATAAACGGATAATCAACGGTTTAATGTAAGTTTTTTCGCCCGCAAGAATTGGTTTGTCTGAGGACTTTAATATTTCGGCCTTACCACTAATAACTAAATTAAAACCTCTATAAATTGAGGTAACATTTAAGGGAGAATAATCTGAGTTTAAAACTAAAACTTTATCCATATTTTTAAATATAAATAAAAAAATTTAATTACCAATATATATATTTATTTTTATGAAACGAAAAATTGTTGGTATCGCCTCTCTACCAGATAGAATTGAATCTTTAGAAGAAACTATTTTTAGCCTATATGATCAAGTTGACAAGATAATTATCGGATTGAATAATTATAAAGAAATTCCTTATTTTTTGGATATGAAAAAAATTGAATGTTATTTACTTGATAACTCATTGGGGGATGCTGCAAAATTTTATAAAATTGATAACTATATGAATGACTATTATTTCGCCTGTGATGATGATATAATATATCCTAACGATTATTGTGATGTTTTAATAGAAAAATGTCAAAAATATAAATCAGTTGTCGGTTTACACGGAGTTAAAATAACTAAACCGGTTAATAGTTATTATAAAAATAGAAAAGTTTTTCACGGATTTAATGAGTTGTTAACAGATATTGAGGTTGATTTAGTCGCTACATCGTCCTGTCTAATTGATACCTCGATTTTAAATATAAAGTTATCAGATTTTCCAATACCTAATATGGCCGACATATGGTTAGGTGATATGTGTAAAAAACAAAATATAAAATCATATTCAATATCTAGAAATACGAATTGGATTAAATATAGTGATAAAATGTCGGATAAATGGACAATATATGAGGATTTTAAATCAAAAAAAGATTATGAACAAACTAAAATAGTGTCAAAATGGGAAATAGTGTAACAGAAATAAATTATAATAATAATAAATTACTATTAACTAGTCTATCTGAGACCGATCATATTTTTAAACATTTAAAAATAACGGGTAATTTTTACGAATTAAAATTACTAGAAAAAGTCAAATCTTTAAATTTAAAAGGAACGTATGTTGATGTTGGGTCGAACATAGGTAATCACACAATATTCTTTTCAAAATTCTGTAATTCCGACAAAGTAGTCTCAATCGAGATGAATTATATGATATTCAATGTGCTGGAAGAAAATATTAAAAATTTAAATACTGATAATGTAATTACTATTAATGCGGCGGTCGGAGAAAGACCTAAAAAAGTGGTTGTGTCAGATATTGATATGACAAATATTGGTATGACTAAAATTGTTGGGGATGGAGGTGATGTTGTTGTAAATAGCTTAGATATATTGTTAAATGATTTTGAGGATATAAATTTAATAAAGATAGATGTTGAGGGTTACGAATCAAATGTTTTAGAGGGTGCTAAAAAAATAATATTAAAATACAATCCTATTATTATTGCCGAGCTTAGAAATGATGAGGAATTTAATAATTTTGAAAGAATTGCCAATGAGTTGGGGTACTCGACCGATAAAGTCAATTACGCGTCAACCCCGACATATTTTTGGTATAAAAAAGAAGTTAAATATGATTTTGTATATATAATACCCACATACGAGAGATATGAAAAAATAAAAAATTTAATTGAGAATATATTAGAAAGTCATACAAATACATTAATCATTATTATAAATGATGGATCGAAAGATGATAGGTATTTAGATTTAAAAAATTTGAATAAAAATATTATCTATTTGGAAAATACTAATAATAATGGTAAAGAAAAGTATTGGGTAACCGTTAACAAATTATTAGATGAAATGTCTAAATATAAATTTAAATATGGGGTTATGTTGGCGGACGACTTCAAACTCATTAATGGATATTTTGAAAAATTAAAAACAATTATTAATGAAAATGAAATTGTTAGATTATTTACACAAAAAGGAATTGGAGAGACTAATTGGGGTTATCTAAATTGGGTTGACGGTGCTTTTTGTGCCCCACATTCATTTTTCAAGAAGATAAATTTTGAGTTACATCCAATCAACTCAACAGGTAAAATGAATTCATCCGGGGTTGGGTGTCAAATGACAAGGCGTTTGAATAATTTAAATTATAAAGTAAAGAATTACGGTTCTTTAGTGGAACATACCGGAAATGACGATTCAAAGATGCACCCGATTTTTAGAAAAACACAACCATTAATTAGTAATTTCGATATTAATGAAAAAATACTCACTATTATAATTCCAACCTATAAAAATACTTCATATTTACAAGAATGTTTAGATTCTGTTTTATTGTCAGTTAAAAATTTAGATTGTGAAATTATTGTAGGAATTGACGGATGTAAAGAGACATTAAATTATATAAAAACTAAAAAATTTGATAACAGAATTAGATTTTATTTTTTTGAAAAAAATGTTGGTCCTTACATTATTAAAAATTCTTTATGTAGTATATCTAACTCAGAAATAATATTATTCTTTGATTCGGATGATATTATGAATGAAAATATGGTTGCGGATATGTTGGAATTACATAAAACCAAAGACATTGTTAAACCTAAGTATTATGATTTTATAGACAATGTTAACAACCATAAAAAAATAACATATTACGGAGAAGGTGTCTTTTCAATTAAAAAAGAAGTTTTTATGTCTATGAACGGATTTGAACCTTGGAGATGTGAGGCGGATTCAAACTTTTCAAATAGAGTTTATAAAAACGGACTATCTTTAGGATTTACAAAAAATAATTGTTTTTTTAGAAGATTACATTCAAATAGTTTAACCCAAAGTCCTGAAACAGGATATGATTCAAAAATAAGAAAGGATTACAGAATTTTAAGTTTCAAAAATAACGGAGAATTAAAGTTACCTAGTTTAGTTACTGAAATTTTTACAGAAATTAAAGTTGAAATAATTGTTAATGACAAAATATCTAAAGATATTGAAATTATTCATTCAAAATCGGACTTAATTAAAAAATCGATAAAAGAATCTTTAAATAAGAGAAAAGAAATAAATTACAATAAAGTAAATTCTATAATAAATACTGAACCTGTAAAGCAAGATGTTAGAATAGTTTCAGAAAAAAAACCTATTGATAGAGAAAAACTCATAGAAATTAAGAAAGATTCTATACGGAAAACTATCGAAAAAGTAATACCTTCTAGACCAAATAGAAGAAACAATTTACCAAATATTTTTAGTGGTAAGAAAAATTTATGATTTTTATTTAGACTAAATCTAAATAAAAAGAATTTTAAATTAAATTTTGCCAATTAGGAAAAAGTTCATATATTTGTGGTATGAAAAATATAATCACCACCATTTTATTTGTAGTTGTAGTATTCACAATTGCTGAATATGTTAAAAACAACAAAGGAGAAATTAATAAAAATGTTAAACGTATTGAAAATCAGGTAGTTACGGAAACCCCTGTAATTTATGAAGAAGTTCGAACAGAGAGCGTTGATTATCAGTCCGTTAGAAAAAATAATCAACATATAAACATAGTTCCTTTAGGTAACATTGATTACTCTATACTTGAAGAGACATCTAATGTAATTAAAGATTTTTATGGTTATTCTACAAGTATTGGTAATCCTGAACAAGTTACATCAGATTTGTTTATTAATGGTGATACATTAGACGCCTACAAGTGTGTCACATCTTTGAGAAAAGATGTTAAAACTATCTATATTACCAACAATAATTTATACACAAAAGATGGTATGAGATTAAGAGGTTATACAACAATCTACGGTAATACTATTATTATGAGAGGTAAACCTGAGTTTATTAAAGAAACGACTATCCACGAAATCGGTCACACTCTTGGTTTAGACCATTGTTCTGATTTGACTTGTATTATGGCCATCGCTAATGACGAGTATGATAGTGGTGATTTCTGTTCTAAATGTAAAAATATAATCAATAATAATTAAAATTTAAAAACTATGCCTTATTTTGAAACTTATGCTGAAGTGGAAGTTGAAGTAGATGAATTCTTATCATCTTGCGGTTCTAAAGAAATTAAACAAGTTATTAAATGGTTAAATGAGGAAGGACATCTTACAAATGTAACGACTCCAATCCCTGAAAATGATCAATTAATCTCAGATAAAAATTGGAATCAAAATTGTCAAAAATTATCTGAAATTAGACTTCAAATGTCTATGAAAGATATAGAAGTAATTGAAAACATTCTTAAAAAATACTAATGAATATTTTTGTTTTAGATTATAATCCAAAAAAGTGTGCGGAATATCATTGTGATAAACACGTTGTTAAAATGATACTTGAAAGTTCCCAACTTTTATGTGGTGTTCATCATATGACCGACCAAGTAACTAATGAAGTACCATACAAATTGTCTCACAAAAATCACCCTTGTTCTATTTGGGTAAGAGAGTGTTATGAGAATTACGTTTGGTTATGTGATTTGGGTATGGAATTATGTTCCGAATATACTTATAGGTACGGAAAAAGACATAAATCTCAAGATGTTATTGAGTGGTGCATAATTAATAAACCTAAGATAAAAAGTATTGGAGAATTAACTCCTTTTGCTTTAGCAATGCCTATTGAGTGTAAAATAGGAAATGCTATTGACTCTTATAGAGAATATTACAGAAAAGAAAAAAAAGATTTTGCGAATTGGAAAAATAGGAATATCCCTGATTGGTTTATTTATAACTAATTTGATTTTTTTATTTCTTTTTTTATATTTATATAAATAACTCAACCTACCCAAGGAAATTGGGGGTCTTCTATTAAGAAGTTCTTTTAAGAGAGTAGAAATTATGTGTAACAATGAAAAAAATAACATACATATTTTTAACTCTATTCACACTATTATGTATTAAATCATTTTCACAAACTGCAATGCCTGCATCAGGAACTTTAGTAGGTTCTGGTTCGGGTTCTTGGATTGTACCTTCAAACGTGTATTCAATTAAGATTGATGCTTGGGGTGGTGGAGGTGCGGGAACAGGACAATCAACCACAGGAACAGGTGGTTTAGCGGGTGGTGCGGGAGGTTCTCATTCTATATCAACAATATCCGTAACTCCTGGTCAAATTATTTATTGGGTGGTTGGAGCGTCAAGAACAGGAACATCAGGTAACGCTGCAAATGGAAATGACACTTGGGTCAATGAATTAACTAACTCATCTCCCACATCTTCTAATGATGGTGTCTTAGCAAAAGGCGGTCAAAGTGCGGTTGGAACTACTGCGGGTGTCGGGACAACAACTAATTCGGTTGGACAAACAATATATCGAGGTGGTTCAGGTAGGGTTGGTGGAGTAACTTCTGGAGGTGGTGGTTCAGGTGCGGGGACTTCTGCTAATGGTACTGATGCTACAGGAACTGCAGGAGCAACAGCCCCTTCAGGTGGTGGTAATGGTGGTAGTGGACACGCTTCGGGTGGTAATGGTACGGCAGGTTCAACACCTGGTGGTGGGGGTGGAGGAGCATTTAAAAACAACACCACATCAAGAAATGGTGGAGCGGGAGCTGCGGGTCGTGTAATATTAACCTATACCGCAATACCCGTTTGTGCCACACTAACATCACCGACAAACAATTCAACAGACATTTTATTATCACAAACTTTAAATTGGGGTGTGGTTAGTAACGCAACAAGTTATGACGTTTACTTTGGAACAAATAGTTCACCCCCATTTGTAGTTAATCAATCAGGTACTTCATATACACCAACGTTGTCAAATTCGACCACTTATTATTGGAAGGTTATTCCTAAAAATTCGGCAGGTACGGCTTTAAGTTGTTCAACTTGGTCATTTACAACATCAACACCTGGATGTACGAACGGAACTTTATATCCTTCTACAACATACTCACCATCTTGTTCAGGTTCTTTTGAAAACATTACAACATTAGGATATGCGGGTGAATACTCAAACGTTAGTTTAATTTCAAACGTTCAATATACATTTAATAGTTCAGTTTCCACAGATTTTATTACCATAACAAATAGTGGTGGAACAACAAAATATATTTACGGAACAACACCAATAATCTACACACCAACTTCAGATGAAGTTGTTCGATTTTATACTCATACTAATAGTAATTGTGGAACTCAGTCTGTTAGCAGAACAAGACAAGTAAAATGTAGTATTCCACTCCCATCAAACGATTTATGTTCGGGTGCAATCTCAACAACTTGTGATGTAACTTGGAATGGAAGTACTAATTACGCAACTCAAACAGGGGATTCTCCGAGTTGTTTCACAGACGTTTTTGAAACTTGGACAGCACCTGGTGTTTGGTATAAGGTGGTTGGTAATGGACAAAACATAACTTTAAGTTTATGTACAGGAACTTCATTCGATACTAAATTATTTGTATATACGGGAGTTTGTGGTTCTCTAACTTGTTTAACTTATAATGATGACGATTGTTCGACACAATCAAGAGTTACCTTCACTTCAACAAACAATACTGACTATTATGTTTTAGTCACAGGTTATGGAAGTGCTAAAGGAAACTTTCAGTTAGGTGTTACTTATACTTCATCACCACCAACTATTACAACCCAACCAATTAATTTACAAACTTGTACAACACCACAAACATTTTCAGTTGTTGCGTCAGGGGTTAGAACACCATTTACATATCAATGGTATCGTAACGGAGTTAGTATATCGGGAGCTAATAGTGACACATACTCAACATCAACCCTTGGAAACTACTATGTTCAAGTTACAAATAGTTGTAATCAATCGACAAACTCAAATACGGTTACATTATCTTTAGCCACAAGTCCGATTGTAACAATACCAAGTTCATCACAGATTTGTGCGGGTGGTTCAGGAACAAACAACATAACTTCATCAGTTACATTGGGAATACCGACATATACCTATCAATGGCAATTTAATAGTGGTAGTTGGTCAAATACGGTAACCACCTCAACAATAAATGCAACCCCAACCGTAACGAGAGATTATAGAGTTATCGTTACAGATGGTAATGGTTGTAAAGATACATCAAACATTCATACGGTTACGGTCATTCCTGACCCAATTAACCCAACATTAAATACTAAAACACCGAATACTAATAATGTTTGTGTCGGAACTGATTTATCCGCAACATTCAATTCAGGTTCAAGTGGGGTTGGTTGTTCTGACATATTTCAATATACAATTAACGGAACTTCTTGGTCAAATTATATTCCTGGTACAACAATATCAACATCATCTTTAAGTGATGGGATTACGGTTCAAATTAGAGGTAGAAGAGGAAATTGTACAACAGGAATTGGTTGTACGAACAATGCTTATGATATTTTATCTAGTTGGACTATAGCTTATCCGCCAACTTCAACACTAACTTCAATTAATGTTTCTTGTAATGGTGGTAGTGATGGTTCGATAGATTTAACACCAACAGGAAATAGTCCTTTTACTTTTAGTTGGTCAAATGGTGGAACAATTGAAGATATATCTAATCTAACATCGGGTAATTACTCAGTTACAATTACTGATAACAACCTATGTAGTTCAACTAACTCGGTTACAATCACACAACCTACGTTACTTACATCATCATTAACTTCCGTAAATGTTAGTTGTTTTAATGGTGTCAATGGTAGTATTAACTTAACCCCAAGTGGTGGAACTTCACCTTATTCATATAGTTGGTCTAATGGTTCTACTAATCAAGACTTAAATAATTTACCAGCAAACACTTATTCAGTAACAATCACGGATAGTAAAGGTTGTACAACAACCAACTCAGTTACAATAACACAACCATCAACAATTACGGTTACCACTTCAGTAACAAATGTAAATTGTTTTGGTGAAAGTAATGGTAGTCTTTCAGTAACAAACATCTCAGGTGGAACATCACCTTATATTATTTTATGGGGTAATGGTAGTAATCAAAATACGATTAGTAATTTAACTGCAGGTAACTATAACGTAACTATAACTGATAACAAAGGTTGTAATAAAATCACAACTTTAAATGTAAGTCAACCAAATCAATTAAGTATTTCTGTTACATCATCGGTAACACCAACCTGTGGGTTTAATAATGGTAGTATTAATGTAAGTGTTGTTGGTGGGACATCACCTTATTCTTATTCTTGGTCTAATGGTTCATCATCACAAAATTTAACAAACATTCCTTCGGGTAATTACACTTTAACGGTAACTGATTCTAAAAGTTGTACGTCACAAACATCTGTAAATTTGGGTTGTAACTCAACACCAATTATTGTAGGACAAATTAGTGGTATTAGTTCAATATGTGGTATTAACTCAACAACGTACACCATAAACTATTCTAATGGGGTACCTAATACCATTTCTTGGATATTACCAAATAGTGTTACATCTTCCAATGGGTTGAGTAGTCAAAATGTTAATGTAACTTTTTCAAGTGGGTTTATTCAAGATAGTATTGAAGTTGATGTTGTTTCAAATGGCATTACTTATCATAGAAGTATTTGGGTTTCTAAATTACCTAACAAACCTACAATCTCAGGTAATTTCTGTGGTGACCCTATTGGTAGTATTAAACAATATATAGTTACAAATTCACAACCAAATACAACTTATACTTGGGTTCCTCCGTATGGGGTTAACGTATTTTCAGGACAAGGTAATGATACGGTTCAGTTTAAATTTAGTATGTACTTTGTTACAGGTTCAGTCGCTTCGGTTACCGCAACAAACGCTTGTAGTACCACGACTAAAACATTTACCATTGACAAATATGTTACAAGACCAACTTCAATTTTAGGACCTTCCACGGTTTGTTCTGATGGTAATACAATTTATACCTATCGTGTAGATTCAGTCCCAACTTCATTTAATTATATATGGGGATTACCGAATGGAGTTTCTTTAGTTGGTAATAATAACAATGACACTATCAAAGTTAAATTTAGTACCACGTTTACTTCAGGTCAGTTTAGTGTAATGTCAGTTAATCAATGTGGTAGTTCACCTATGACTTATGGTTCAGTATCAAATAACAACCTTTATAGTAATATTGGTACAATATCAGGTCCTGGAGATTTATGTCCATACTTAGGTCAATCGGTAACTTATAGTGTAACAAACCAAAGTGGAACATTTACTTGGTCAGTTCCAACAAATATGACAATACAATCAGGTCAAGGAACTAATGTCATAAATGTATTAGTGTCTAACTCATTTGTTTCGGGAACAATTAGTGTTAATCTAAATAATGGTTGTGGTGGTAGTATATCATCAACTAAAACTTTATCAACAACCCAATCAACAATTTCATCATCTTCAATATCAGGGGTAAGAAGTGTTTGTAGTATAATTGGAACAAATACATCAACAACTTTTAGTGTTACACCAATAAGTGGGGTTAATTACAATTGGTCAGTTCCCGTTAATTCAACAATAGTTAGTGGTCAAGGAACAAATTCGATTCAAGTAACATTCCAAAATGGATTTACTGGAGGTAATATTCAGTTAGTCATAACAGGAGGATGTGGAAATCCTGTAACATTAACTAGAGTTGTAAGTGTAGGACTTCCAACCGTAACTATAAATGGTTCAAGTTGTGTTGACAATGGTTATACAAATACTTATAGTGTTTCTACAACAGGAGCATTATCATTTACTTGGTCGGTACCAAATAATGCTCAGATAGTTAGTGGTCAGGGAACTAATTCAATAAGTGTATTTTTCCCAAGTAATTTTGAGTCAACTTGTATTAATAACTCTTGTGATAGTATTAGATTAACAACACAATTTTCTTGTGGTACCGTAAAGAGTACTAGAAGAATTGGGTTACTAACACAAAGACCGACAATTACAGGTATAAATCAAGCTTGTTTTCCTGACACCATAATGTTAACCGCATCGATATCACCAAGAAATGCGAGTTATATTTGGAGTAACCCCAACGGAACTTCTTTTATAGGTTCGACCACGGGTAATGTGGTATATGCTAAAACATCGTCATCTTTCTTTGGGGGAACTTTTAGTGTTATGGGTGTGAATACTTGTGGGTCAAGTCCTATGGGTTATTTTGGGGTCAATAAAGTTTGTGATGTAAGAATGGTTGGTTTAGATGACAACAATAATAAAGACTTAGATTTTATTGTCTACCCAAATCCTGGTAAAGGAATTATGGAATTTAGAGTTTTTAGAGGTGAAAGTGATATTTATTTTGTTGAGGTTAAGAATAGTTTAGGACAAGTTGTTTATTCGGGTTATAATAAATCCGAAGACCAATTAAATCTAACCAGTCTTAATACGGGAATATATTTTATAATGGTTAGAGATAACAAAAACAATACATTAATTAAAGAATTATTTATAATTGAATGATAAGGAAGATTTTAAATTTTTTAAGGAAGATTCAAACACATAAAGAAAAATGTGATTTGAGAAATATATTTGGTAAATTATAAGAAAAACTCACTCTAATAAAGTGGGTTTTTTATTTTAAAAAATTTTGTGGATTCAAAAAATATTACTACATTTGTGGTATGAAAACATTTAATGATTTAGAGTTCAAACCAAAACAAAGTTTGACAGGTGGAAAACAAGCCATAATGGAGTTTGATAATGGTCACAAAATTTCGGTTGTTGGTGGAGGCGTTGGTTTATATGGTGATGGTATCAATACTTTTGAAATTTGGAGAAGTTGTGATTCTGATATTAAAGGTCACTTAACTCCCGAAGAAATAACCGAGGAAATGTTAGAACTACAAAACTTACCTATTGGTAGTGAATTAAACCCTTTGGGTTTTAATTAACAATTTCTTAACATTATTTTGTTGAGGGTTAGGATAATTATTATTAAATTGTGATTCCGACTCAGGTTTAAGGAATCTCCCAATAAAAGGTAAATATAGAACTGGGATTACTAACAATACAAACCTAAACCCCCCCCCCAACACCACCATTTTCAGGTGGTTTTTTTGTTAAAAAAATTTGGTAATTTCAAAAAAAAATCGTACCTTTGTATTATAAAAGTTTATTAATATGAGGGGATTGACAGAAAAAGATAAGGAATTTATTAAACACGTTAAATCCCATTGTAAAGAATTGGGGGTTAAATGTGATATAAGAAATGTTTCTTATGTTAAGTATAGTAGTAATGCCAAGTGTTCTGGTTGGTTTGATTCTGAAAATAAAAAACTTGTAGTCGCCATAAAAAGTCCCGATGGGTTTGGTGTTTTGGTTCACGAATATGCTCATCTAACTCAATGGCAGGATGGTATACCACTATGGAATACAACGTTAAATTCATTGGTTAAATTAGACGAGTGGTTGTCGGGTAAAGAAGTTAGGAACATTCAAAAACATTTATCAAATTGTCGAGACCTTGAATTGGATAATGAAAAAAGGTCAGTTAAACTGATAAAAGAGTGGGGTTTAAGTATTGATATAACTGATTACATCAAAAAGGCAAATGCTTATGTAATGTTTTATAATTGGATGTATTACACAAGAAGATGGAGTACCCCTAAAAATTCGCCATATAAAAACGAAAAAGTTTTGGGAGTGATGAGTACAAAATTCAATATGAATTATAATAAAATGTCTAAAAAAGTTTTTAAAGTGTTTAAGGAGGAAAACATATGAGTGATTGGAATTTAGAGGATTGGCAAGGTAAAAGTAAAGAACAGGTAGATTACTCAACAAAGGTCGCGTCACTATGTTTAATAGTTGTTAGTATCTTGTTAATAGTTTTAGGAGTTTTTTATTTGGTAAATAAAATTATTTGAGTATCTTTGTATTATAAAATTAATAAATTATGATTTCAGTTGAAAAAATTATTGCTTACGAAGGTGGTGAAATGAGTGACAAAGATATGGTTGAATTTTTTAGTGAACTTGTTAAAACAGGTAATGCTTGGACATTACAGGGTCATTATGGTAGAACCGCTATGAACCTAATCGAGAATGAAGTAATTGATAGACAAGGTAATATTTTAATCGATCTTAATGAATTGGAGACTCTTTAAAAACGTATGGAAAAAATAGAATGGGATGATGATTGGCAAGGTAAAAGTGAACAACAAATCGAGTTTTCTTACACTATGATTTACCTAAACATAATATTACTAATAATAACTTTAATACTAATAATTTAAAACTATGAAAAAAAACATCTTAAAAGGATTATTTATCTTAACCGCAGGTTTAATGCTTTCATTAATTATATGTTTAACATTCTTTTTCTTACTTCCAATACAAGGGATGAGTTTATATGAACATATCTATACATTCTATTTTTTCTTAATACGAACCGCAGCGGTTTCAGTAATTGTTGGTGTAATTTGTTTAGTTCCTTTATTTTTAATGTTTAAAATTTATAAAAAATACTTCAATAATTAACTTTTTTTATTTGGAGGATTCACAAAAAAATATTATCTTTGTATTATGAAAAATGAGATAGATATGACGGGTGGGCACAAAGAAATTGAGAGAAAATTTTTGTTGAAAAGATTTCCAAAATTAGATAAGATAGATATTGTTTATGATATTGAGCAGTGGTATTCTCCTGATGGTTATAGATACAGATATCAAGTAGACCAAAAAAATAATCAGGTTACCATTTTTAAGGAAAAAAAAGTAACATTATCAAGAGGGGTTAATCACGAAGAAACAACGATAATAACTAACGAAGAATTTGAAAAATTGGATTTGAGTAGTTATTCTAAAATTAAAAAAGTTAGAACGGTCGTTAAAGAAAATGATTTAAAATTTGAGATTGACTCCTACGAAAATACAAGTTTGATTACATTGGAAGTTGAACTTGACGATATTGAACAGGATATAGTGTTTCCCGAATCAATTGAAAAAGAGATTTTATTTGAAGTAACAGGAATTAAAGAATTTACAAATAAGAAATTAGCCGAGTAATGATTAAAATTGAAGGTGATGGTAAAGGTAGGTTTCCTGATGTTTGGATAACATCGGATACACATTACAATCACAAGAATATATGTCGAGGAGTTAGTGAATGGAGAGATGAAAATGGTGAAGTCCCAGTTGATTATACAAGGGATTTCACCTCACTTGAGAGGATGAATAGTTTAATTGTTGATAACATTAATAGTGTGGTTAAACAAGATGATATTCTGATTCATTTGGGTGATTGGTCTTTTGGTGGATTTGATTCAATAAGAGAATTTCACAACAGAATTGTTTGTAAAAACATACATTTAATACTTGGAAATCACGATGAACACATAGAAAAGAATAGAGATAATATTCAAGAACTATTTCTGTCTGTAAGTCATTACGAAACTTTAGTAATCGGAAAACGTAAGTTTCGTTTGATGCACTACCCGATTAGTTCTTGGGATGGTTTAAATAAGGGAGTGGCACACCTTCACGGTCATTCGCATTTACCGACTAAACTCCGATTTGGTATAGGAAGGCGTATGGATGTCGGCATGGATGGTCACCCCGAATTCCGTCCTTATCACGTATTAAGAGAAGTGTCACCATTAATGGAAGTAAGACCTATAACCAGCGAGATGAATTACGACCATCATACCCAAACTTCATTTTGAAGATATTTATGGAATAAAGAAGTTGGGAAGACCTAGAAAAAATAACCCAAAATTTAAAATTGGGGATAAAGTCAAAGTCGTTAAAATAGATGGGAATATCTACTCAAGCGGCATTGTTGAGGAAGTATTATATTCAAAAGGTAATTATCAATACAGATTGAATAATAAAGATATAATTAGTGAAAACGAATTAAAATTCCTTTAAAAGCGAGTAGGTAAATAATTTTTTACCCGATAACTTACATTCGTGTAATAATTCTTTAAACTGATTAGGGTCATTTAACACTTGACAACCTGCACTCCACTTATCTATGAATTTTGAGACCATTTTATCATTCGCTCTGTGGATATTAATACCGAAAATTCCTGTATCAGTAACCGCAGTTTCTTCGGCTAAATCATCTAAATCTTTATCTCTAAAAACGGTAACAGGTTTTTGTTGTGTTAATGCTTCGTATTTACCCTGATGTAAACCAACACCCCAAGTATCAACATATTGACCTGGTTTAAGTAATGCCGCCCCTTTTGGATTAAGTAAATTCTTTAACCAATGAGTTCCTGGGTTTGTTGTACAAGTAAACCATTGAATTTTATCTTTGTTAATGACTGCGATTAAATCATCAAAAACATTTGGTAAATTGGCTTTCGATCTAATACCAACAATTTGAAAATCAAACCATTTATAACCTAATCTGTTAAATTCTCCTTTTAATTCTTCGATAGAATATTGTTTCATAATTTTGAAATTTAAAAAAAATTTATTATCTTTGTAATGATGTTAGACACCTTAAATAAATATCACGAAGATGGGTTACTTCACAAACAAGTTCATCCAACCCTACCATTAACTATATGGAAGTATATATAATTTGATTTTAAGTGTAGTTCGTCATATTTATAGGATATGACTAAGATTAAAAAAAATACTGAAATCAAATGTAAAATTGTAGGTTGTGAAAAACCGATAGTAACATTTAAAGAACAATTATGTAATGGACATTATAATAGGTTTTTACAAAAGCGTGATGATTGGGATATACCATTACAAAAAAGAAATGAAGAACAAAAATGTTTAATTGAAGGTTGTGAAAAATTGACAAAGCTTAGCTGTGGTTATTGTAGAACTCACTATAGTAGATGGCGAATACATGGTGACCCAAATTTTTTAAAAATAGGTGAAAGAGGAAAAGGTCATAAAAACAAAGATGGGTATGTCAAAGTCTATGATAAACGAATAGGTAAGGTAATCCCTGTTCACAGACAAGTGATGATTGAAAGACTTGGTAGAGATTTATTTCCGGACGAAACTGTCCACCATATTAATGGTATAAGAGATGATAATAGACCTGAAAATTTAGAATTATGGTGTGGTAATCACCCCCCTGGTCAAAGAGTTGAAGATTTATTAATGTGGGCAAAAGAAATTATTGAAAGATATGATAAACGAATTAAATAAATTGTATGATGAAGGATTAGTGAGTAAACAAACACACCCTTTCCATAATCTTACTATATGGAATTATAGTGAAAAAGTGCAATATGATAATTTATGGCACACCCATCAATTGTTACTACAAACTAGAGGTTTGGTAACTGATGATAAAGGAAATATAGTTGCAAGACCTTTCAGAAAGTTTTTTAACTTGTCCGAAAATAAACACACCCCAACTACTGATTTTGAAGTTTATTCAAAAATGGATGGTAGTTTAGGTATCTTATTTAACTATAATGGTGAATGGATAATGGCTACCAGAGGTTCATTTACTTCTAACCAATCAGTTAAAGGGTTTGAAATGTTACAAAAGTATGGTTACAAAAACTTAAAAACTGAATATACCTATTTGTTTGAGATAATATATTCTGATAATCGTATAGTAGTTCAATACCCATTTGAAGATGTTGTTTTATTGGGTGTAATAGAAACCAAAACTGGAAGAGAAGTTAACTTATATGATGGTGATGAAGATATAAGAATAAGAAATATGATAAATAACCTTGGATTTAGGGTTGTTGAAAAGTATGATGGGATATCAGACTATACTACTTTAAGTTCAATGATAAAGGATGATGAAGAAGGGTTTGTTGTTAAATTTTCTAATGGTGATAGAGTTAAAATAAAAGGACAGGAATATCTTCGTTTACATAAAATAATGACCAATATATCAACTACTGGTATATGGGAAATATTAAGTAATGGTGATAATTTTGACGAGCTACTTAAAGATGTTCCTGATGAATTTTATCAAAAAATAAAATCTTATGAAAAAGATTTAAAATATTCTTTTATGTCGGTTAGGGAAGATGCGGGGAAAAGATATGATAACTTTGGTGAAAATAATAACTA